CTTGTGTTAACTGATTCATCAAATCCTGTAAACTAGCGTCTCCACTATCAAAAGACTGCTTTATTTTCTCTGATAACTCAACAAGTGTGTTATTCAAACTTGCTTCTATATTCTTTAATGCTAAAGTGTTTATAATACTTGTTTTCCCAACTTTAAATCCTGCATTAACCTCAACTAATTTTGTTGATATATCATTTAAATTTACATTTTCGGGCAGTGGCATTATATTCTTACTTATACTTAAAACTTTTTCAGCAGTTGCATTATTGCTGTCTGTAACAACTATTTTAAGCGTGTGCAGTGCATTATCTTCTAATGTATAGTTAATTGTTTTCTCTGTTGTTAAATCTGTTGTTATAGTTTCTTTTAGTACATCATCTATAAATACTTCTATCTTAGTTAATAGTGTAGGGTCTGTGTGGTCAGCTTTAAATGTTGCTTGTGTGGAGTTATAAGAGGATACGGTTAAAAAAGGTAATGCTTGTAGTAATGTTATTAGGGCATAACCATAAGCACCAGCAGTATTTCCACCAGATTCCATAACAACATTATCAAAATAATATTCAGATGTTGGTGTGTAGCCAGTAGGCTTATAACTATCTTTAGTTAATACGTAGCCACTTCCACCTCCACCTGCTCCCGCACCATTCATTCCTGCACCACCAAACCAGCCACCTCCACCGCCTTCGCCAGTTGAATCTTTAGCAGAACACCCTTTTCCAAAACTTCCGTTTTCTGTGCTTACACGACCAATACCACCTTGATATTGAGTACCGCCGGGACGATGTCTGTCGTTAGCACTATACCCAGTACCTCCTTCTAATCCTCCTCCTGCACCACCAGTATAAGGAGAATATGAACCACCGCCACCACCTGCGACAATTATACGAGATAGCAAACCTTGCTCATTATCCCAAGCACCACCAACGAGCCTTATATCAGTAGCACCACCACCGTACATAGAATAATAAGTACCCATAACCTGTTGATTTAAATAACCTTTACCACCGCCATTAAAACCACTTTTAGTGTTATTACTCGTAGATGAAGAAGCAAAACCACTTTCGCCGACGTAAACATATAATGTAGTTTGTTTTTTTAATGTAATTTCACCTTTAGAATATCCGCCTTTAGCATCAGTATGCCAAGAAGAATTGTTGATACCTCCAGAAGAACCCCAGCATTCAAATTTATATTTGCCAGGTTTCAATATAACACTTTGTGGCGAACCATTGTACCCAAAGTTCCATTCTGTCTGCATTTTCTCACTCTCCTTTAACAATAAGTTATCAATTCATTTACACTTGTTGCAATGTTAGATAACCCACCACTTAATTTTTCTTCTATATTAACCAATCTATCTTCGATTTTCTTAGATGAATAAGTAGTCATTTCAGATACTCTGTTATCATCTACAGTTGCATTAATAAAATGAGTTTCTGCATTTCCATTAATAACATAAACATTTAACTCAACTTTTACTTCACTTCTAATCTCAATTGAATTATCATCAACTATTTTAAAATTTGGAACTACATTTTCTTTTGTAGTAGCATCTATAATATTTACAACTATTCTCTGTGTTAATAAACTATGTGTTACAGTTGCTTTGAATCCATTTTCTGCATCCTCCACCCAATCATCAATAGTTATTGTTTGAGTAGATGCAACATTTGAACCACCCGCTATAAGCTGGTCAATCTTAGTATTCAACTCTGTTTTAGCAGTTTCTATATTTGTATTAACTTTTTCTATTTCTGTATTAGTGTTATTAGGTACATTCTTTATTTTTTTTACTACCTCTTCATTTAACAATTTATCACCTTCTTTTTTATTTAGAGAGCTACATTAGTAACTCTCTATTTTGAACATAAAAAAAGAACTCTTACAGTTCTATGATAATGAAATCTCTAGTGCTTCACACATTTTTCTTACTTCTTCTCGATATTTAACAGGTACTTGGTCAATTGTTTTTAAACCTCTCTCTATCAATCCTACATAAATTGCTGCCATACTACTTCCTCCTTCATTTAATTTTATATTTTTTAATGACATAGTAGATGCCTGTTGACTACTTAATACCATTTCACATATTTCAGCAGTCGCTAACATTAAATCTGTTATGTCATTATCTTGCGTTTTTTGACTTGAATCTAAATCATCTAATTCTTTTCTTTGTCTTGACTTCTCAATTTTTTCTTTATCTATTTTTATCATTTAATCACCTCTTAAAGTGTTTCAACATCTAAATTGAATAACATAGATGGTTTTTTTATAGTTGTATTAGTGTTTCCTTCTTCTACTATTACTTTAGGTTGTGCAGATTGTATATTCATATCTTTTAACTCATATATCTCCTTATATCCATTCTTAGTTTTTCTTGTCTCTACTTTAACCATATCTTTAAATGTATCTGATTCATTTATCTTTAATTGTACTTTTAATTTATTTACTAAATGATAAATTGGATTGTTAGAATTTAAATCTTCTAACAGACCTTTATTGAGTGTAAGTACTACATCTTGTGAATTATCAACTATACTAGATACATTATAAGTATTCCCATTGATTAATACAGTTGAATCTTTTACTATAGTTGCTCCTGCTTCTTTTTTATAAATATAAACATTTATATATAAATTATTTCCAATGTCAGAATGTGCTTTAAATACAATCTTATTTTCTCCAAGAACTAAATCCTCTGGATTAATCTCAAACGTAACTGTTCCTGTAGATAAGTCTTCTATTATACTTGAACTAATATTATTTATAAACATCTCTATTTTTGTCAATTCATTATTTGGATTTTGCAAATCTATTTCAATAGATGAGTATGACTTATTCTTTATTTCCAAACAAGTTTTCTCTGAATCTACTTTTGAGATTATATATAATGTTTCATCTTTTATTAAAGCATCCACTATATCATTAACATCTCTTGGAATATATATTTGTGAGAAAGTATATAACATAGAACCAATCTCTACATCTTTAATTTTATATGTTTCCTTATTTATCCCTGTAACATACAAAGTCTTATCATTTTTTATAACAAATATATGTTTATCATCATAAGATTTTATATATTTTACATTTTCTAATACTTTAGTAAATAATTTAATAATTGTATTTTTTGTATTCTCATTCAGTCCTAAGATTCCATTTATATTATATCCTTGTACGTATAATTGACCTTCTGTAGTTATAGCCAATATATAATTACTATAAGCATATATCTCCCTTATATTAGAAATAGTTAATACTTCTTGTAACTCATTAACCTCATCATTATGCCCTATTCCAAGTTGATATTCTGAGTTTTTACCAATAGAAAACAATGAGCCATCATTTTTTAAGAAGTAAGTAAAATTATCACCACAAGCAACATCTATTATATTTGTTAAGTTAATTTTTATAAATTCAGAAGTTGTTGTTAGCTCAGATTTATTTATAGCAAGTTCCCCAAATTGATTTGAACCACAACCATAGACATCCCCATTTTCTAATATCAAAATTGAATGAGTTGATGATAAAGACATCTTTTTTATATTATCAAAAGGCAATGAAGTTGAATAATTTCCAGCATTTGTGCCAAATGGTATTCTATAATTAATACTATCATCATTATGTAAAAATATCTTCTTATTTACTAATAGTCCATAATTATTTCTTATAATAGACATTTCATTAGAAAAACTTAAATCACTAGGATTATCACTAGAAGTGTTTGCAATCTGATTTTCTTCATGTCCATTAAAAATACCTACTTGACCAACTACAGCATTACCTTTTCCTTCTAATTTATTATTAGTATATTGAACTATAAGACCATTATGCTGTGTATATACCTGTTTTACATTAAGGCAATTTCTAACAGGTGTTTTTTGTACAACATCAGAATAATTATTGATTTGACCCAATTGTCTACTACCAAACACATATAAGGCATTATCATTATCTATATAATAAGCATTTTTACCATTTGCATATATGTGCTTTATATTACTTGTTAATTTTTTTAATACTACAGTACCAGATTCATTAAAACCTATACCATCATCAGCATTTCCTCCAGAATATAAATCTCCATTTTCAAGTAAAACAAAAATAGTGTATTCTCCTAGAGCAACCTCTTTTATATTACTATTAAACGCTAAATCCTTATATCCTTCAATATATCCTGATGAATTATTATATGAAGTACCAACACCTAAACCTCCTAATGAGTTATATCCTGTGACAAATATTCTATTTTTCATTGTAATTATAGTTTTGCCTTCTTCCAACATTAAATTTGATATAGTTGATGGGTCTGTTAATCCTTCAATATTTATTTTAGTTAAACTGTTTGAATTTGTATTTGAACTTATGTAATTTCTATTTCCACAACCCATTAAAGAAATTATATTATCATTCTCCAATAATATAATAAAAACATACCTTCCACAAAATATATCCTTTATTGTTCCAGAAATATTTACTTTAGTAAAAGTATTTCTATTAATATCATCCCCTAATCCTAATTGACCATAGCCATTTGAACCAGTTGAAAATAATTCATTGTCATAGGTTAGAATGTAAGAAGATTTGTAACATGTTATTACTTTTTTTACATTATCAATAGGCACCTTAGTAAAAGTACCCCTATCAATATTATCTCCTAAACCTAATTGCCCTAAGTCATTTGTTCCAATTGAATAGACTTGATTATTATTTGTAAGAATAAATAAACAATCATTCGATGGAATAAATTCTTTTATATTATCTATAGGAACTTTTATAAATTCAGACCGAGCTTTAATTGTCCCTAACTTGTTACCAGCATTATTACCACAGACATATCCTTCGCTATTATTTAATAATATATATAAAGCTTGTCTATCACTTTTAATTTCTTTTATATTTGATATGATATATTTTTTAGAAAATTGTTTTGATATATTTACAAAACCATCATGTCTAACATCATAAGGTTTTTTTATGCCAAAACAGCCATGAGAATTTACTCCAGAACAATATATGTTCCCAAAATAATCTTTAATTACTATCCTTAATCTACTAGCATATATTACTTGTGAATTATATGCAAAAAAAGCATTTGATAATGTGTATTTTTGACTATTAGAATAATAACTACTGTCTCCTCTTTGCCCACCTGCATTTCTACCTCTTATTTCAAATTTAGACTCCATCCTTGTTTTACTTGTTGTATATAAAAGATTGTCTGTTCCAAGATAATGATTATAATAAGGCATAGAAGACGATATAAGACTTCTTAAACCTAAATTCTTGTCTTGGGATGAAGCTCCAAAAGTCGAAGGTCTTCCTGTGAATTTTATTTCTTTATATCCTCCATCACTAGCATCTAATAATAAACATAAATTATAGTTAGAAACCAGAACTTTTGATAATTTAGGTTCATCTATTAAAACTGCGACTTCATTTGCATTTGAGTTTTTACTTCCTACAAACTCTCCAAACCTTGAATAATAATCATCAGTTACAGAATTTTTAATACTTGTGCTATAATAATTATGTCTCCCAGAAACATAGTAGTTATTAGACGTAGTTCTAATTAAACATCCATTATTAAAAGGAATAATTTCAGCAATGTTAGATACATCTGATACTGTTGTATCTGTTTTATATCTTGAATATCTCATCTTAACAAAAACGCTCCTACTTGAGGTATCATTAAGACTTAATTCGCCAAAAACATTATATCCTGCTGCATAAGATATTCTGCTATTGTCTATGCAATATGAAGAATTTGAATATGCAATAATTTCATTTACATAAGTTACAGTACTTACTTTAGTAAAAATATTTCTATTAGTAGTGTCATTAAGTCCTAACTGCCCATAATTGTTTAAACCAGTTGAAAATAATTCATTAGTAGTTGTTTTTAATAACGCATGGTTATCTCCTACAGAAATTTTGTCAACAGAAGAAATATTTACTTTAGTAAAAGTATTTCTATTAATATTATCCCCTAATCCTAACACTCCAAATACATTATATCCTGTTGAATATAATGTATTATCACTTAGTAATATAAACGTGAAATATGAGCCTAGATTTAAATATATATCTTTTATAGTAACTCCTTCTTCTAATTCCAATGGCACTCTAGTAAACTCATAACAATGACGATTATGACCTAAACCTAAACCTCCATAAGCGTTGTATCCTGCTGCGTATAGTTCATTACCATTCACAACAATAAATGTAGAGGTGTCATTTGCTTTCACTAAAGAGATATTCACAAAATTATTTTCAAGCCCTATATCTAAAACTCTTTCATCATTTTTATTTATTAATAATCTATTATCAATAGACTCAATATGATTACATTCTTCAATATCAAAGTCCTCAAATTTTTCAAATCCATATATAAATTTATCATATCTTTTTAAATAAGAAAAACTATAATTGTTATTTCCTGTCATATACAATTCATTGTTGCTAGTTAATATAAAGCTTATAGCATAAGCACATTTAATTTTACTTATATTTTTAATACTAATAGAAGATTTTCTAGGAGTATATGTTGATGTATCACAATTTATTTTATCTCCTAAACGCCCATCTGGGTTGGCTCCAGTTACATATATATCATTATTATTAGCTATATAAAATTTATGATATCTACCACTTTCTATATTTTTTACATTAGATATAGATAGTTTTGTTAAGACTGTTACTGTAGCTCCTCCACCAACACCAACTTGCCCACTTGAATTATCTCCACAACCATAGACATCTCCATTTTCTAAAAGAAAATTTACAGCACCTTGAGCAGTAGAAATCTTTATTACATTATCTAAATTTACTTTAGTAAAAATATTTCTATTAGTAGTGTCATTAAGTCCTAACTGCCCATAGGAATTTGTACCTGTTGAATAGACTTCATTATTTAAAGTTAATATATATGAACAACTGACTCCTGCAAATATTTCTTTAACACTCAAATTATCAATTTTAGTAAATGTATTTACAGTAGATGTATTTCCTAAGCCTATCCCTCCAAATTTATTATTACCACATACATAAAGCTCGTTGTCATTTGTAACTAACATAGAATAGCCATTCCCACAAGCAATTTGTTTTACATTACTTATATTTATCTTAGTAAAAGTATTTCTATCAATATTATCTCCCAAACCTAACTCCCCATCTGTGTTTAAGCCAGTAGAATACACATCTCCGTTATTTTTAAGTAAAAGAGAATGAGTTCCAGAAGATGAAACATACTTAACATTGTCAATATCTATTTTTGAAAAATATCTTATAGGTGATACTTTATTTCCAAGTCCTAAATTGCCAAAAACATTATATCCTGCTGCATATAACTTTAAATCATCCTTAATTATAAACACAGAACTAGAATCCATATCTGTAAATATATCTTTAACATTAAAAGTATCAAAATTTTTATTAAACTCTTCTATTTTAAATTCTTTGTTTCCAAATAAAGAACCTCTTTGTAATAGTTTATTCTTTTTCATATAATTCCCCCTATCTCACTTCGTAGGAATACTTGTTTATTTTTATTTCAGTATCACCTTTTTGATAAGATTCTTCTGTTTTAGTTTCACTATAGTTGCTTCCTAAATCATGAATATATCTTATTTTGTTGCATAAAAAAGGAACTGTTACATTTTTAAATAATACAGTTCCACTATTTGAAAGTAACTCTAATTGTTGCTTAAATTTATTAAGCTTTAAACCATCTAAATTACTTATGTTTTTAGAATCATATAGGGTATCATACCAATACCCAGCTTCATCTGCTGTAGCTTCCTTATCTAATTCTAATTCAAATAGAATTTTAAGTATTTCCACAGACATTTTATTATAATTTTCTTTTAATATTTTCAATTGCTCGTTTGTATTTCCACCAGATTCAAGAACTTTAACACTAGCATCTAATTCATTTACCGCATCTGATATATTTTTAGATACTGTACTTAATTCACTCGAACCAACTTTACTTTGTATTAGATTTATCTTATCTAAATTAGTAGCTATATTACTTTTATTTTCATTTATCTTAGTTAGACTCTCATCAAATTTTGCATTAATTTTAATACTAGAGTAAGTACTATCTAGTGTTGTTATATTATCATTTATTGTATTTGGTATAACCTCTTTATTTGTATTCCCATTTACAACCGTTACTCTTACATTTATAGCTAGTTCATTGAATATCTCTATTGTATTAGAATCTACTATAGTATAAGAATTAGTCATACTTTTCTTGGTTGCTTCATCTAATATTGCTACAAATATATTTTCTGTAACTAAATTATGATTAACTATAAGTTTAAAATATTCTCCATCAGCAATCCAATTCGATTCAACATAAGATTTACTAAATGCTACATTAGTTGCAGCAGACGTCATCTCAGCTATTTTCTCATTAACTTTATCAAAATCATATGTTAATCTATCTTTTAAAGTATCCTTTACAGTTCCATCAACACTTTCTCTAGCTTGTATTAATTCGCCTCTAGCATCAAGACTTTCTAATTCTTCAAACCTATTTTCAAATTCAGTTATTTTATTACTAACAGTAGTTGTCATATCAGTTTTAGCAGTATTTACTTCAACTATTTTGTCATCTACTTCTTTTATCTTTGTATCTAATTTTATAGTACTTTCATCAATACAATCTTCCACATCAGATATAGCTTGATTTACTTCATCAAGTTTGTAATCAATTTGCTCTTGGTTATCTGTAAGTTTATCTTCAAATGTCTTATCATACAAATCAAAAGTACTATTAGCTCTAGTATCTAAGTCCTGAAACTTCTTATCTGTCTGAACTTGAACATCAAGCATTTTATCATCAACTATATTATCTATTTCTTCAGACTTAGCATCTATAATCTCGTCTAATTGGAGTTGGCAATCTGTAAGTTTATCATCGACTTGAATTTGCATATTTTGAATGGATTCTTCACGATTTGCCTCTTGATTTTGACGTGTTAACTCATTAAACTCTCTTTCTTCTTCTTGTATGTTTCTTATATCTTCATTATAAATCCTAATCTGCTCTGCTTTATCTCTAACTTCTTCATTTCCAAGTATAGTTATTTCAAGTTGTTCAACTCTTTTAGTTAGCTCTTTATTATTCTTTATAATTTCTTCTGCTTGAGATATTAAGACTAATAAAACTCCATATTCATCTGTACTGGTCAAATCATCATCATTAATCATACCTTCTTCAACACGATAATAAAGATTAGTAGTATTAATAAGAGTATTTCCTTTTACTAGAGAAAGTTGGAATGTATTTATACCAACACTTGCAAGTGCTTGTCGGCTAAGTTCTATCTCTACAACACCACTAGTAGCATCTACAACTTCACATTCGCCATTAACTTTTTGTCCGTCTGATTTTGTAATGCTAACTAAAACCCTGTCATATTCAGATAAATCTATTATTTCATCTTTGTTTTTCAATATTGCTTCAATATAAGCTGTTTTGACATCATTTTCATTATAAATAAAATAATCTAGTAATCTTTTGTTTATTCTATAATTACTAAAGTCGACCTCTATGGTATGATTCTTTATTTCATAATTTTTCAAAGTATCACATCCTATTGTTCTTTATTTTGTTTAGTTTCTACTTTTTCTTTTCTTAACTCATTTATCTCTTCTTGTAATTGTCCATTTAGTGCCTTATAAAGTATTAATTCATTTTGCAATCCTCTTATTTCTTCTAAAGCTATTGTATATGCTCTTTGCATGTTTACTTCCATAATTATTATCCTCCTTTATATATCCAAAGAATCTTTAAATTTTTCTATGTTTTCTTTTAAATAGTTATATCCTGATTCAAGTGGGTTTTTACCTGTTGCATCTAGTGTATTAATTCCAAAATAGTTATCAAAATTATCTTCTAAAATAGATATATTTTCATATTCAACAGCATCTAAACCTTCTCTTCTTGCTTCCTCTGAAATATATCCTGATACTTTAATCTGAGCCATTTTATTACTATAGGATATATTTACAGTTGATATCCTCCAATAATAAACTTGTTGACCTGTTGCTAATAACTTACTCTTTCCAATCGCCATGTTGTTCTTCACCACCCATTATTTTGTAATATGTATGTTCGTATCCTATTCTTTTACCTATTATTCTAAAATCACATTTACCTGCATATCCAACTACTTTAAAATAATCCTCACCTTTTTCAACAACCTTGCAATTAGCATTAGAACTAAATACTGCAAAATTTAATATACTCTGAGCAAAGATATTATTTAATTTTATTATTGTACCAGTTTCTTCAACTTCTACATCAAATAAAACGTCTTCAATTAGAAATTTAGGACTATCAACTGGAGACATACCAAATTTCGTACCATTTATTTCTATACTTCCTCCGACTTTTGAACCATTTCTACCAAAATTGTGACATTCATCTCCTCTAATCATGAAAGATATTGCTCCATCACTCCAAATAACAATACCATTGTCAGCCCTTTCGTCAGCAGATGTATAAAACCTAAAATGTCCACGTGAAAAGTCCATTCTTGTGTTTCCATCAGAACCAACCTCTATTTTATTAGCTCCCAATTTTGCTTCATTTAAATCAAATTTATAATTCTCATACGCATCTACATATATAGCAGCACCTCCATCTCCAACAAAAAAATAATTATTACTATTATATTTTAATCTTATAGCTGATGCTTGACTAGAACCATCAGACCTTCTTGCATCTATTGCAAATCCAGACCTGCTACTTCCAAATAATCTGATTATTGGTTCATGGCCAGGTGGAGTAGTTAATATATCACATGCTATAGCTCCTTGATTTACTGTTAAACCACTCCTGCTTATCTCTACATAATTTGATATATCATTAAATCCAAATTCAATTTTATCAGGTTTAATTCCTACAATTGAACCTAAGCCATTTCTTGTAACCATCATTGTTATATCGTCTTTGGTTAATTTAATTTCAGCAGCATTAGTTTTAGTCACACCATCTACTCTAGCTACTTCTAATTTTATTTCTTTAGCTGTAGCATTTATTTGAGAAAATTCTTCTGATATACTTCCACCCATACCTGTTATATAAATTCTATCCACTGTATTTTTAAGTTCATTTATCTTTAAGTTATATTGAGCATTTGCATTTATAGCTAAAATTCTGTCTGAAGGTGTAATTATACTATCTGAAATAACTGAATTGATTATAGAGTTTAGATTGGTACTTGCTGCATCCAATGCTGTTTTTGAAGTGTTTATTGCTACTAAGTCTACTCCAGTAGTTCTATCAATAAGTTTTTGTAGCTCTGTATATAAACTTGCTTTGTCTGTATCTAATAAATTAAGTTCAATATCAATCTTTTCTTTTTCTTCATCTGTAATCTCATTATCATTAAAATAATTAGACATATTAGAACTAAATGTACCTAAATCTGCATTTAACTTAATTATAGACTTATTTATGTTTTCTCTTAATGTTATATTTTCTTGTGAACCACCAAAATTTTTAGTTACTTCTTTTACTAATATATTTACATTTTCAGCTCTCTGGTCTATAAGAGACATATTTTCTTTTATATGAGATGCATCTTCTTGTACCTCTAAAACTGTCTGATGTATCCCATCTATGTCTTTTTCAATAACTACAAATTTTTCATTGTGTTTTTCATCTGTTTCATACAATGCCCAGATTTGTTCTTCAGTATTTTTTCTTGAATTACCATCAAAAGATATATTGAATATTGATGAGTTTATAGGAACTTCTGTATGCTTTCCATTGTCATTTACAACTACTAAAAATTGTGTGTTTCCCTCTGGTAATCTTACATTAGAAACTTTTAATGTCCCTGGATTATCAGCATCCCAGTATATATATTTTTTATTTGTCTCTTTATCTACTACTTGATAAAGTGTGTTGTTATAAGTAACAATTACTCCAGTAATTCTAATCCATGAATCTGCTGGTGAATTATCCAATATCAATTTACATCAGCTCCTTTTGTATATTTTTCCTAGGAATATATTCATCTGGTAGGTTAATTCTTTTCTTCTGTTGCTGAATAAATAAATGTCTTTTAGAGTTCAATGTTCTTGTTGCATGTTCAGCTTTAGTCAAATAATCAGCTATAGTTCTTTTGTCATCTTCTTTTATTTTTTTATTACTTAAAGTTAATTCTAAAGTATCCAATTTCCCATTTTTTAAATTCTGGGTAAAAGATGTAAAATATACTAATTCTTCTTCTTTAGATTCTTTGCTATGTAACACTATAATATCTCCTAAACTCAAATCTCCCTTCCAATGTTGTCTAAAATTAATATCTATAATTCTATCTAAGAAGTTTATAACATCCAGAGTCCATTCTCGTGTTGGAATACATTTCAAACTTAATTGCCTTTTACCTTCTGCTATTAAATCTTCAACTTTTAAAAAAGCATCATTTGTATAAGTGTCATAGTAGAGGAACTCATTTAATTCATCTAATAGAACCTCATTAAATATTAAATATCCATCCTCATCAGTTGAAGTCTCCCTCTTACAAAGAATATTTATATCTTTTATACTTTCATCTAACTTAGCTATTTCTTCTTCTAAATGTTTTATTTGAACATCTAATATCACTTTTTTATCTTCTAGTTCACTTATCTCTACTGCTAACTTAGCTGAATTTACTTCATCTTTATGTTCTGGATTATCATAAGTTTTCTTTATATCCTTTTTAGCCTTTATAGTCTCTATTACATGTAACCATTCATTGCTTTTACTATCACATTCTCTCTGTTTCTTAAGCTTTGTATCTATTAGTTCTCTCCAAATTGGCTCTCTTATTTCATTCATTTCTTGATATTTCTTTATAGCTTTACTAAGTTCTTCACTCATTTCTTTATTGTCTAAGAAATAAGAATAATTCTCAATGTAATCATATCCTGTAACTGTAGCTCCTATTATATCCATATCTTCACTACCTTCAAGCTTCAGTCTAGTTACTATATCATCACTATTTGTAGTTCTTTCAAGTGATTTTATGTAGTTATCATGAGATAAATATAACTGAATGTTATCTCCAAAACTGTCTATATGATATAAATTAACTAAATTATTATAAGTATCAAAATCAGCTATACATTCAAATTGTTCTTTTAGTTCATTATTAAAATAGTCTAACCAGTTAGAATTAATACTTTCTTGCCATCTTACCTTTTCTCTCTTATTACCTTCACTATCAGTTTCATAAGCAATTGAATCATCCACATAACCAAGTTTCCAGCCTGTCTCTTGTTTTAAATAATCATTAAGAGATATAATAGATGCTTCTTCATCTTTGGTAAACATCTGTAATCCATAGTCCTCAATATTCACATCAATTTTTCCTAGTTTAACTTCTTTAGATTTAGCTGTTACTACTTTTAACTTGTCATCTGTGGTCACAACATTCTTAATTACAAAGTACTCTTTATCATTGAGACAGATAAGACGTTCTTCTTTCATTTCATCAAATAGAGGATTTACTACTTTAGAGAATTGAAAACGTTCTGTAATATGTTTTGGAATGGTAAGTTGTATTTCATCTACTCCACCAAGCTCACGCTTTATAGAATTTAAAAAGTTGATTGGGATTTGACCTAAAAATGATTTGTTCATCTTGTGAATGGTTAATGTGTAATCAGATTTTATCTGTTTAAGATTCACATTAAAATGCATATTTTATCACCTTCTTTGTATTAGAAAAGCCCATCAATTAAGATGAGTTAAAATATTTTATTAATCTAAATATTGCAACAAGTTTAATAGTTTGTTACATATATGATAAAGCAAAAAACCACTCAAACGCCAATAAGAGTGGTTTCAAAAGATAAATTGATTTTTAATTAACTTTAAGGAAACAATCACTCTTTGTATTAAGTAGATTAAATTCCTTACTTTTATTATATCATAAATACGTTTTTGTAAAACAGATTCGTTTACAGTTAATAAATAAAAAATCACTATTACTGATATCAATTAATACATGTTTTAAATAGGTATATTATAAATCATTTCATTATTCAAAATTCACTTCAATATCTTCAAGGTCTTTTTCATTAATATTTAGGTCTTTCAGAATTTCGCTTTGAGATATTAGTTCTTTTTCATCTATACCTTTCATTCTTATTTCTATCTCAATAAGAAGCTTACAATCTTCTATATTATTTATCATTTGTAACACCTCCTTAAATATATACCAGAGTATAAAAATAGCCACTTGTTTAAGGTGGCCTAGATAAGTAGAAATTCTTTATGTAAAAATATTTTAATTTTCTGTTACCTGTATTATATCTTTATTCTACTGCTGTCGTCAATATAATATTAAATTTAACATTATGGAAAATTATGGTATAATATTTTTAGAGACTACAGTTTAGACTATTAGGGTGATGGCTCTTTAGTTAAAATCCCCAGTAAGAAAGGGGGTGAGACTATGGAGTACTTAGTTTTGTTTTTAATAATGATAATTATGATTACAAGAATAATCAATCATTTGACAAAGCTAATAGATGCAATCTTAAACTTGAAAGCATCTATTAGAAAATTAAAGAATCACCAGACTGGCGGGTCTAGTGATTCTGAAAGTAATACATAAATCTATTCTTTTTATTGTTAACTTTAAGAACTACACCCTACAGCAAATAGTTTGTAGTCTCTTTTTTTATGTCTTTATGATATAAATTTATATCATTTATATCATTATTATATCATATACATATTATTTTTTGAAATAAAATCTGGATTTTGTTAGAGAAATCCGGATTTCTACTTAAAATCCTTTGTTTATATAAATAATCTATGATTTAATATTTTCTACTATTTTTCTATATACTCTATTTTCTAAATCTCTACCAAATTTCTCTAAGTCTTTCATAGTATCCTTAGTTACATTTCCTTGAACAACAAAGAATGGTGAATTAAAGTTGACTGATGATGTTGGAGACACACTTCTTGAACGAGAATTTGAAGAAGGATTATAATTAGGCATAGCAAATTTACTTAAATCTAATTCATCTAATATGTCGTTAATATCTTCTAATGTCTCTTTACCTTCTTTTAGCTTATCAAGCCATTCCTGCTTAGTGACAGAACCCATTGCCAACATACCATCTTCATATTTATTTATGTATTCAATAATAGCATCTTGAAGTTTCTTAACCTCTCCATCAAGACCTACAAATTTACCACTTGAAATTGCTTCATTAATTAAATCAACTAAATTTTCATCTGAGTATTTTTTCTCTAACTCTTCTTTTAACTTATCTGCTTCTTCTTGTAGTCTGTCAGATTCCTTGTCATACATATCGTTAACTTGGTCGTCTACATGGTCTTGTACTAAATCCTGTAATTTCTTCTGTTCTTCTTTTAATTGTTTTTGTAAATCTTTAAGTTTCTTCTGACCACTTAAAGAACTATCTCTTTCAGCTATTGCTATTTGTTTTTCTAAATCACTTATTACATCTTGTTGTTCTTCATAATCATCTTTATATTTGGCTTCTTTTCTTGAATCATTGTAAGCATCTTGTTGCTTTTTAAGAGAATCAATTTTAGCTTTAGTTTCTTTATCTATTTCTTTAAGTCTCTCTTCAAGCTCTTTTTTATACATGTCTCTAATTTTTTCTTGTAGGCTTTGAGCTTCTTTAAGCTGGTCTTTATAAGCATCTTGAATTTCTTTATTTAATGCTTCAATTTCTTCCTTAGATTCAGCAATTTCCTTATTGGCATCAGGTATTTTATTTATCAATAAATCCAAATATCCCTCTGCTGCCTCTTCCATTCTCTTAAATTCTTCATCAGTCATGTTCTTTTTAAGTTGATTTTTATGTTGAATGAAGTTAGTTATATCGCCATTATCTCTAAATGTAAATCCATAGCCTTGTAGCTTTTGTTGTAGCTCTTTTTGTGTTTCTTGAAGATATGCTGTTGTTTCAGATAGTTCTTTAGCCTTCTTGGCCATTAACTCTTTTTTCTTTTCTAACAACTCTATCTGCTCATCACCTGTAGCATTTTTAAGTAATACATCTATCATTGCTATTTCATTATTTACTTGCTCTACATCTTTGTACATAGAAGTCCATGTGGAATTCTTATTAAGTTTCCACATTTCTTCTTGTGCTTTCCTTAACTCCTCATTGTGTTCTTTAATTTTATTATTGTATTCTTCCCATTCTTGCTCACATTTAGGCAGTTCTGTAAATGTAACTTTAATATATTCTTCAAGGACTTTCTTAGTTTCTTCCAACTCTTTTTTTCTGGATTCATCTTTTTTATTTTCTTTGTCACCAGACTTTGAATTTAATTTGTCTAATTCTTTTTCTATTGATATTAACTTTTCTTCATAGTTAGTTAGATTTCCAGTATCATCAAACTTAAAGCCCATTTTCTTTTCTTTTAATCTATTTTTAAGTCTGTTACTTTCAGCTTTATATCCATCTTGTTGTTGTTTTATTAAATCTTTTTGTTGAGCAAATAATTTATTTTGCTCCTGTAAGTATTTAATCTTCTCATCACCTGTAGCATGTTCCATTTTTTTGTCTAATAGAGCTATTTCATTTGTTACTGCTGATATAGCATTTTCTAACTCTTTAAATAATTCTATACTATATTTTACAGATGAGTCTATTGTGTCATTGTTTATTGTAACTTTAGGTTTGATTACTTTGAAAGCGGATGTGGCTCTTGATACTGCTCTTGAGAATAAGGATGGTTTTGGTGTTACAGGAGTTTCGTCACTTATTGGTGCTGGTTCTGATGTTCTAGGTTGAGCTAATAGATTAGCTGGAATTGGAGTTACATTAGTAACAGAGGTACGTTCAGTTTTATTGGTCTTATCTGAACTATTTCCTCCTCCTCCACCACCAGAACTATTAGTCACTTTATTAGTTACAAATGTAGTAGTGAATGTTTTTCCTGCATAATTTGATTTAAATGACTCTATTTTCCTAATAAGCCCTGATATGTTCTTTGCAGCAGTTGCAGTTAATGCACTAAATGTAGTCTTTATAGTTTTTCCACCATATCGGCTAACATAACTTTGTACTTTGGCTAACAAACCTGATACATTTTTTGCTGCTTGTGCAGTTTCAGTTCTAAATACAAGTGTAGATACTTTCAAAGCTAAGAATTGTTTTACTCTAGCTATAAGTCCTGAAATATTCTTAGCCCCTTGTTCAGTTGAAGTACTAACATTTATATGATAATTACCTTGCCCAATTTCTTGTGCTTTTTGTGATAATTGATTTAATTGTTTGGATGCTTGTTCTGCACCTGTAGCTTCAATAGTAGGAGTGGCTTTTTCATTATTAAGTTCATCTAACTTTTGTTTTGTATTGTCAATTTCATCTTTACCAGAGTTGTTTATGGATAACTCAATAACCTTAGTTGGATTTGTATTTTCTATAAAATTGGTTGCTTGTTCAACTTCAGTTTCTCCTTCTGTCTTTATTTGTACAGTTGAAGTTACTGTTTTATTATCTAACTCATCCATTTTTTGTTTAGTACTGTTAAGCCCTTCTTCATTAGTAACTTGAGGACTTACAATTGGAATATAAGATTCATTTCCATATTCATCTAATATTCTCATGCACTGAACAACTTTTTCACTATTATTAACTTGAGGATTCAAATTAGGAGTGTATGTTTTATTCCCATTCTTATCTAATGTTTCTATGCATTCAACTACTTGTGATTCTCCATTTACTTCTGCATTTACTAAAAGGTCAGCCTTAGTTCCATCTGCATTTTGAACTGTATTAACAGTTTTCTCTGCATTTTCTCCTCCTTCAACTTCTATTCCAAGTTGTTTTTTTATTTCTGGAGGTAGACTGTTTATTAATTCTTGTACATTTTTAGCTTTTTCAAGTTGGTCTAAATTGTTTACTATAAAATCAATAACAGCTTCCTTTTTATCATTTGGAACATTATTAAGAATTTCATCTATCTCATTTAGTTTATCTGGATTTTTATTAATTATTTCAAATATAGTTTCTTTTTTATTTGGAGCTTTATCTATTAAGTTTTGTAATGTGTCTAATTTATCTATACCTATTACTTCTGTTTCTATCTTTTTTTTGAGATTATCAGGTAAAATATCATAGACTTTTTTTGCTTCAGTCAATCCTTTTTTATCTACATCTATATCATATTTTAAACTCATTGGAGCAGATATTTTTTTTCTAGCTTCCTCTAAAGAATTTACATCTTTAAAAGCATCTGCACAATCTGTAGTAAAAGACAACTTTGTATCTTCATTTTTAAATCTATCCAACTGTTCTTTTAATACACTCAAGTCTTTTTTTGCGAAATCTAGTCCTTTATTATTAATTTCAGTCACAATTTTATCTGATTTAAATGTGTTTTTTTTGAATTGTTCTAATTCTTTTAATTCTTTTTTAGCTTTTTTTCCATTGACACTAGGGGTAATTTCAGGTGCAACTTTATTCTTTTTAAATTCTTCTTTATATTTATCATTTAATGCTTGAACCATTTCTTTTGATAATGGAGGTAAATCATCACTGATTTTTAATCCATCACCTATTTCTAATGGAGTTAATTCACCTTTAAAAAGTCTGTTTAACTTTTCAACAACATCATTTGATAATTGCCCTTCATTTTCAATTTTAGTAGTAATTTGAAGAAGCAGTTCTGATTCAGCTTCAATTGGAGCATCACCATCAGCCATTATTCCATTTATAAATTCTTTTAATTGTTGTGGTAAATCTTGACCATCTTCTCCACTTTGTATATCTTCAAGCAGTTTTACATTGATTTTACCATTGACTTCTAAATCTTGAGAAAAATCATTTAATGCATCAAATTGATTTTTAAGCTTTATTGCAAGACTGTCTTTATTCTCAAATTCAGCTAAAGACGAACCATAACTTTTCAAGAAAGTATGTAATTTTACACTAGCTAAATCTAATCCATAGAAGCCTTGTTGTAATCCAACAAGCCATGTATCAGCACTTATACTTCCTCCACTTAGTTTTTGAAGTTCATTTGCTAAACCTTGTAACTCTTTAGTATATTGGTTCATATCGCCAGATGCTTGATAATTTGTATTGGCATCAGTTATCTTCTTATTCCACTGGTCTAATTTTTCAACAGGAATTGACTGACTTATTTTATCAAAAGCACTTATAATACTATTCTGTTGTCCTACACTATAGTCATGCCAATTCATATTAGCCACAAGCTCATTCATTTTACTTTTCTTTTGTTCAGATTGCTTAGCATATGTTTTAGATATATCAGAATTAGTTAATCTATTAATTGCCCTTTTTTGCATTACCTCTTCTTCTTCATTATATTTTTCATATTCAGTAAGAAGGTTTTGATGATGTTCTGCAAAATCAGTTTCTTGTTGGTTGTAAGCCTTTTTTAATGCTTCTGTTTGTTCTTTAAAATTAGATTTACTTAAAGCATTTTTAAATAAATTATTCTCATCTTCAAGAACTTTGTCAAGTTTTTTCTTTTCTTTATCAAGGTCTTTTTTTGTATTTGGTGCAGTCTTTGATGTAGTTATTGCAAGTTCATCTTCTTGAGACTTTAAAAGTTTATTTTTTTCTTCTATAGCCTTTCTTAATTTATTAATGACCTCATCTAAGTTACCACTCATATTTAGAATAGGGTCATTATTCTCATCTACACCCAATACTAATTCTGGTGCTATATCTGCAATTTGTTGTTTAAGTTCACTAAATCTAGCAGTTTCATCAGCAGTTTTTTCGGTTTTACTAGCTAAATTATTGTACTCCTCTGATATACCCTCTAAACTCTTTTTCTTCTGTTGCAAAGAGCTTATCTCACTTGTAGTAGTTCCAATAACTTCTTTTTGCTTCTCTGCTAGTTTTTCATATTTATGAATAGTATCATCTATCCATTGTATCCCCTTAGATATAGCAAAAGTAGCTAAACCTATCATAGCTCCATTTAACAAACTTGTTGCTATATTTAATGTTCCAATACCAATAGAAGTCCTAGATAAACTTTGTCTTAATGCTCCCAAACCTGTTCCTGCTCTAGTAATTACATTTGCTCCATTAGCACCAGCTACATTTGCTGCCATTACTGCATGTCTAAATGATTGTAGTATTGTAGTTGTAGCTTTAATAGGAGTTCCTATCATATTTAAAGGATTTATAAGTCTAGCCACATTTCTAGTACCATTTGTCATTCCCATACCAGAGAATAACGTTTTTAAAGTCATAAAACTTCCTATTAATGCTGGTGTTGTTAATTTTAATCTTTCTAATGTTTTTATAACACTATTTATTCCATTAGATACAGATATTAAACCATCTAAAAATCCATATGTTGTATTTGAATTAAATACAGTTTGGAATATATCTGCCCATATTGTTTTCAACTCATTTAAACGCCCTGCAAGACTATCTAAATATTGTTTGTTTTCAGCCTCAGCCGAACCAAATTGTAATCCTTGTGAAAATTCACTTCTTATTTCTTTAAAAGTCTCATAATTACCCATTAAGGATTGGAATATAGCTGCTTGTTGCTTACCTGCTATTGCTTCAGCCAATCCTTTTTGTTCATCCTCTCTGAGTTCTCCCCATTTGCCTTTCAACTCATCTAAGAGTTGAACCATATTCTTCAATTCACCAGTATCTTTATTTTTATAAATAGTTATTCCAGCTATTTCCTTTAAACCTTTTGCAGTTTTATTTAAAGAAAGTGTACCATCATCAGCTGAAACCTTCATACCTGCTAAATTTATTGCGACACTTTTTAAACCATTCGATTGTTATTAACCAGTAGCTTTTTATCTACTGCTCTGGAGGTTTCCCTCATTTTCATCGACTTGTCATTTCAAGTCCAGTCTAGCATACCTTTTTTACTTATAATTAAATCATAAAGCAAATGGGAACTCTTGGAGATATTATATTCTATTTCTAGTTTCAATCTCTATGCGTTGCGTGTGACTAATCTTTTAAAATTAGCCTTCCACTCGGATTGGCATTTTAAAGCTTTCCCGTTTCTTTCCCATTAATAATCCTAATTCTTCTATGATTGTTGAACTAAGACGGCAATTTAAATTTACCTACTTTTTCTGGATTTTGTATAGCCTCATTTGTTGCTGTTATCATACCCACTGTGTCACCTAAACTGACACCATACTCATGAAGTACACTACCTCCACGTTTCCGTTTATCTTCAATTAAGTTCGCTACACTTAATCCGTTCTCTTATGAACTGCTATATGTTTCCATACAGACGAGACTATATCTTCATCCTATAAGGATGCTCCCCATTTCCATATCCAATAGCTTGATATGTACGGTTTATAACCTAGTCGTTGAACCTTACTCTATTGAGTCTTGGCTGCTGATTGTCCCTATCTTTTAGATTGTTACACTTAGTACTAAAAGCCTAACAGGAGTTTCCAGCAGTTAAAGGAGTTTATCATTATATATTACTATATAAGGCGACTAAAATTAATCGCTTCGGCAACACCTGCTGTTCCAATTGCATAATTATTTCCTGCATAGTTTCAAATTGTTATCCTACAAGCTTTTTATCTTGTAGTTCTTACATTTCTTATTCATGTAAGTTCAGCATATATTTTCATCTTCAGCACTATCTGTTAAGATGGAGGACACTCGTGGGAAAATTATATTCTATACTATTTTAAACATAAAAATAGCATAGGTTCATTTCCTATGCGTTACGGTGATTAAAGTTTTTTAATTCTTTAATTTACCTCGGTGGTAGCATCTCAGCCTTCACCGATTTTGCCCCCTCATAATATTAGATATTTCTATCTAACACGCCAAACAATTTAGCATATCCATTGCAGCAGTTAATTCTGTTGTTTTCTTTGTAGTATTTCCAACCTGCACTTGCATTTCTTTTAAAGGTTCAATTCTAAATCCATTTATTATTGTGTTTACTGCTGAAGAAGCACCTTCAACATCCATGTCCCCTACATTGGCAAGTATCATTGATTGTCTTGCAGCAGCAATACTTTCTTGCATACCTCCAATTCCTGCTTGTAAAGAAGATGCTATTGATTCTTGAACTTGTGATGCACTCATTCCTACATCTTTAGCTGTTTGTATTGCTTTTTCCCTTATCTTATCTAACTCAGATGTGCTATCAATATCTGTTGGTTCTGCAACCTTTTTAAGGTCAGTCATAGAGCTATCAAGCTCTAATATAACATCTTTCATAGACCTAATTCCGTCAGTTAAAGCATCGCCCAACATATCTCCAATAGAATAGGATGCTATAGATGAATAGAAATCATTAAAAAACCCTCCACCCTTTGAAACTGTATTATTTAATCTTTCAGCTTCTTGTCTCGCATCTCTCATTTCTCTTGTTAGTCTATCAAATATATTGTTAAAATCACCATTTAGATTTCCTGCCGAACCTTGAAGTTGCTCTAAAGAACGTCTAAAAGCTTCAACTCTCTCATGCCCAAATGCCTGTCTAATAGAATCTTCTATTCTACTGAAATTAGACCTTAAGCTATCAACTCTTTCTAAATTTCTAACTTCTTGATTTATCTCTTGTATTCTATTAACTATATTACCTACATCAAGATTTAAATCTATATTTCTACTAGCTGTCTGTTTTAATTCTTGTAACTCATTCCTAAGTCTATTTACTTTATCTGTATCTATATTATCGCCTAATCCATTAAGCCTAGCAGATGCTTGTGTTGCCATATCTTCTATTCTTGAAAGATTTCTATTCATATCAGCTAAATCTCTTGTTGCTCTTGAAGCATCAAACATATCCATTCTAGCTTGAGATGATGAATTCATTTGTGCATACACTGAATCTAATTGTCTTTTTAATCTTTCAATTTGTTCTGTTGTTCTTTCAATTGAACTATCTCCTAGACCTGTTCTCATCTGATTTTGAAGTCTAGATACAACATTTGAGATTTCTTTATATTGTCTTATTAAATCTTGCTGTTCATTATTTATATTTCCTGTGTTTCCAAAGCCACCACCAAGTAAGCTCTCTTGACTTCTTCTACTTAGTTTATTTATTTCTTTCATAGTAGATTCAATTTGCTTTAAGTTGCTCAAAGCAGTATTATCAATCTTAAAAGCTTTATTGAATATCCCTTTTAATTGCTCTGCTTGTTGTGATAACTTATCTAATTCACCTATTTTCAAATTTAATTTAATAGGTTTATCTTGACCACTATTTTTTAATTTCTCTATTTTTTCTCTAGCTTCTTTGTCATCAAGCTCAATACTGGTCTTAATCTTAAACTCTTCAGCCATCTACTCAACTCCTTTTTTTGTATAAAAAAAGACAGTCAATTGACTGTCCAAAATCATTCACTATTATTTAATTTTTCAAATCCTCGTCTGAATACTTAAAGTCTATAATAACTTTCCCCTCTTTATCTATAGCTCCCCATTTTCCATCTTTTAAAACAAATGCCAATCCTTCTTTAAATGGATTAGACTCATCAAATCTTGGGTTTATAACAACATCACCTTTTTTGTTTATGTATCCCCATTTATCACTCATTTTGACTTCTGATAAATCTTCACTAAATTCTTTAACATAATCAAATTTGGGTTCTATTACTGTGTTCCCCTTTTTATCTATATATCCATACTTATCATTCATACCTACTGGTGCTAATCCATCTTTAAAACTTCCTAGATAATTGTATTTTGGTTTTAAAACTGTTTTACCAGTTTTATCTATATATACGTATTTATCATCTGTTTTAACTCTAGCTAATCCTTCATTAAAATTATCCGCTTCTTTAAATTTAGGTTGAATAGAAATATTTCCTTCTTTATCTATATATTCACGATTACCATCCTCAATCATTGCATATGCTAATCCTTCATTAAATTCACCACTAATTTCATTGAATTGATAATCAATAACAAGATTTCCTTTTTTATCTATATATCCATGTTCATTTTTCTTTGAAACATTAGCTAAACCTTCACTAAACTCATTAACATAATCAAATTGTGGTTCTATTATCATCTCTCCAGTCTTATCTATATAACCAGATTTATCATTTATTTCAACCCCAGCTAATCCTTCACTAAATGATTTAGCATAGTCAAACTGTAGTTTTACAACTATATCTCCATTTTTATCTATGTACCCCCACTTACCATCCTTCTCTATAACAGCTAATCCTTCAAAAAAATGTTCAGCATTATCAAATTGAGGTTTTATAACCTCATTACCTTCTTTATCAATAAACCCCCACTTATCTCCAACTTTTACACGAGCTAAACCATCTTTAAACGCTAATGATGTACTTGAATTATAATAATCATAATCTACTTTTTCTTCTTTGCTATCACTACATCCAATAACTCCAAATCCTAGTATACTTACAAGTCCAATCAACAATATCTTTTTAAACATAATATTCCCCCTCATGCTCTGATATTTTAATTATATCAAGTCTAAAAGAAAATTTATACTACAAATAAAAAGCCTACCTAAAGTAGACTTCTTATCTCCCTATCTAATATTTCTTCTATATTATCAAAATCCCAATAAGGAATTCTTATAAGCTTTATATTTTTTTCTTTAGCATAATCATTTTTCATTTTGTCATGTAATAAGTTTTTATTAAATTTTTGACCTTCAAAGTACTCCTTAAAATGAAATTCTCCATCATACTCTATCAAAATATTATAATCTATTAAATAAAAATCATATCTCAAAGGATTCCCTAAATTACTAACTAGAGATTTGAATTTTACTTCATCTTTATATTTAATATTATTATTTATAAGATACTGTTCTACTCTTTTTTCTCCTTTACTTTTAGAGCATTTAGGACATATACACCCCTTTTCTCCTACATCTGCTAATCTTCTTGAAAATTCATTTCCACATTTAGGACATATAAATTTATACTTCTTCCCACTAGTTTGCATTACTTTAAATGGACTTATACTATTACTTAGACTCCACGATTGAGCCATATCAAAATAATTATATCCAAATGAGTCTTTAAAATTAACTCTTTTTCCACTACAATAAGGGCATCTACTACCTCTAGTAAAACTATCACAATCTACACTATAACTACCATGATAATCTTTGTTCTGACATTTAATCCAGACCCTTTCTATAGTATTCTTGCTTAAACAAAAAAAATCAATTGTGTTTTTATCAAAATCCCAATATTTTTTTATAAAATTCTTATCTGTATTTTCTATATGATATTGAACAAAGGAATCTTTTACATGAATTTTTTTTGAAGCACAATAAGGACATCTACTTCCTCTAACAAAACTATGAGTTGAAGTTATGTAACTACCATGATAATCTTTGTTCTGACATTTAATCCATACTCTGGTATCTTCTCCCTTTGAATTTTTATTGCTTTTATTCTTACTAATATGATATGGGTTGGCTATATTCTTTTCAAAATCCCAATATTTTTCTAGTGACTCTTCTAATTCTTTTTCAATGTAATATGCAAATGAATTTTCATACGAACCACAACATTTAGGGCATCTCTGTTTCATATTTATAAAAGAGTTCGCTGATACTTCATAAATACTTTCACAAAATTTATGTTTTATTTGAATATAAGGAGCTTTTGCTATTTTGCCATTAGGTAGCACTTCTCCTGTTCTAAAACGTCTTATATATTCGTATTCTCCAGTTTTTTCAACTTCATATTTATATTTATTTTCATTTTTATGATTTTTGCACTCTATCCTATTATTTTTTTTAATATCATTCCAACGTCTTTTAAATACTTCTCCACATTCCAAGCATTTCCAATTATGTAAATGACTGTTGTTTTTGTAAGTATCATCTTCTAACAATATCCACTTTTCTATCAACTTATTAACTTCATCTTTAGTCATATTCTTTACTAAATTTACATCAGAAACATTATTATAAAAGCTCTTTAAATTTAATCTACAATTTTCACATTTAGTTCTATTTCCTGATTTTATACTACTCCAAGTCCTTTTAAATACTTTCCCACATTCTATGCATTTCCATTTATGTGAATAACTATTGTTTTTGTAAAAACTATCCTCTAATAACACCCATTTCCCAATTAATCTATTAACTTCATCTTTACTCATATTCTTTATTAATACGACTTCATGAATAGAATTATAAAAATCTTTCATGTTATATTTGCAACTTTTACATTTTAAATTTTTCCACTTTCCTTGAATGTCCGACCACTTCGCCTCAAAAGTTTTACCACATTCTTTACATCTCCAATTGTGCTTATATTTATTTCCTAAATAAATATCATCTGCCAATAATAACCACTTATCTATAAATTTATTAACTCTATCTTTAGACATACCTTTAGATATACGTACTTCTGATATATTTTCATATTCATCTTTAATATTCTTCACACATTTTAAACATCTTATTGATTTTCTGGATTTAATTTTATACCAAGTTCTTATAAATACCTCTCCACACTCACATCTCCAATTATATTTATAATCTACTCCACCATATATCTCATCAACCAACTCTAAATCAACATCATGTTCCTTCAACAACCTATTAACTTCATCTCTACACATACCCTTCTTCAACTTAACATCTTTAACCACAATTTCACCTTCTCCAAGTCTAATAAATTAAATTATATTTACAACATACATATCAATGTACTTGTCTAAATAACCAATCCATAGTCCTTCTAAAGCCTACCTCTGCCTTCAACTTATATATCTCTTCAAAGTCATCTTCTACATCAACACATCTATTCAATAAGTCCATATACCTACATATGACATCAATAGAAACTCTCTCAAAGAACAATTCATTTTCAATTATGTATCTTACATTCTTCAAGTTATAATCTCTTACATTATCTAAGAACTTCTTAATTATAACTAATAAGTTACTATCTTGCTTTACAAACCTTATCATTTCAATTCTTTGCTCATTTCTTTCTAAAGTATTCCCCTGAAACCTTCCCACAGCCTTGATTATACTCATACCCAGTCTCCTTATATTAACATTTGTATTTTTTATAAGAAGTTGATATAATCAAATTAGTTATGTTGATGATTATATCAACTCTTTAAAAGGTTCTACCACTCGCCAAAGTCTGTAGAGCCTTTTTATATTAACCATACGCAATCATACATTCGTTGTATTATTGTATGATTATATTATAATACCATTTTTTACTATTTTCAACCTTTTTGTAGGAATAATTTTTACAAATGTATGATTTTGTTGTATAATTAATATAAGGAGTGATACAAATGGATAAAAGTAACATAGGAAAAAATATAAGAAGATATAGGCTTTTAAATGGTTGGACTCAAGAAGAGTTAGCAAATGAATCAGGTCTTTCAAAAAATGCTATATATAATTATGAAAATGAAAAAAGAATTCCAAATATGACTATTCTAAAGAAAATTTGTGATGCACTAAATATAAACTATAATGATATTATGAGCGAAGATTTGGACAACAGTAAATTTTTAGAAGGCATTTCACTTGGCAAAGATTTGTTATCTAAAAATCCAAATGATGCCTCTATACATAACTTCTTAGGTCTAACATATAGTCTATTAAAAGAATATGATAAATCTATTGAACATTATTTAAAATCTATTGAATTAGATTATAAATCTATTGAAACTTATGTTGCATTAGGAGATGTATTTATTGAAATGAATGAATATGATAAAGCTGTTGCATGTTATAATAAAGCTATAGAGCTAGATGATAAATGTATAAAAGCTTATACTAGAAGAGAGTTTATATTCAATAATGTATCAAAGTATAGTTTATTAATAAGGGATACTATAGAATCATCAAATAATGTACAGGATTCTGAAATTATTGAAGTCGAAAAAATAGAACATTTTGATATCGAAAAGGACAATCTTCTAAATACACTATATTCAAAGTCTCAAGAACTGAATACGGATGAATTAGAAGCTATTATTAATATTGTAAATGTTTTTAATAAACAAAAAGAAGAGGATGATTAATATATACCTCTTTTTTTATACCATATTAACCTAACGTTGGAATTTCAACATGTATACATCATGTACACACTTATATTTTACTATAAAAAAGACAGCTATATAAGCTGCCTTAATATTTTTAACTTTTTCATCAATGTATTTGTTTAACTAAATAGTCTACAGTCCTTCTAAATCCATTTTCTCCCTTTAACTTATAGGCTTCTTCAAATATACATTCTATATTTTCATACTTATTCAATTTATCCATATATCTACATATCATATCAACAGAAATCCTTTCAAAGAATAATTCATTTTCTATTATGTATCTCACATTCTTAAAATTATAATCTTTTACATTATCTAAAAATCTTTTAATTATAATCGTCAAATTACTACTACCTTTTATATCCCTTATCATCTGAACTCTTTTAGCATTTCTTTGCAATATATCCCCATCAAATTTGTAAACTGTTTTAATTATACACATAAACAGTCACCATCCTAATGATTCCAAGTATATACATCATCCATACTCTCTATTCCATCTATCATGGCATGAACCTCATTGAATTTAGTAACTGGTATATCTTCCCACTTAGTTACATTATATATTGAAAGTAATCTTGTCACTACAGTTCTATAATCATAGTTATAAGCATTTACATTATATCCTTTTATTTCCGATAGCTTTATCTTTAGCAATTTTGACAACATTCGTGTGTTCTTAGCTTTGAATCCTATCATATTTTTCATTTCTTGAAATTGCTTATCTTGTTTCTTATATTTCTTATCTAATTTATCTTCTATTTGATTAAATCTAGTATCTATTTTCTTATCGTTTTCTATTGCAACTTGTTTAATCCCAGCAAGTATACCATTAAATATCATTGGAGCTACTCTTTCTTCTAAATTATTTATATCATATGAACCAGTTTTTCTTATACTTGGTAAGACTTCTTTAGTAACCCAATTTTTAAATTTTTTAGCAGTTGGTAATTTACTACCAAATATCAAAGAATACAATCCACTTTCATTTGTTATTTTCATGTTTCTATTTTGGCTGCCGTCGTGAATTACGACATCAGCTATATCTTCACTATCAATATGAGTCTTCAACGCTTCTCTTGTATTAGCATAACCTAATGCTATAGCTACGTCTTTGCCTACAAACCAAACCTCATTATCTATCTCTATTGTTCTTATTTCTCCAAAATCATTATTTTTAAATATTTGTAAATTATTCATCATACAAAATCCTCCCCAAATTGATTGTAAGAAGTACCTCTCTATGATAGAATATTTCATAGAAGATAACTTCTTGTATAAAGTAGTCCATCGTTACTTTGGTCGGTATGTGGGCTACTTTTTATTTGTTTTCCAAAAGTAAATCTACTCCTTTTCTTATTGCTTCTGTTCTAGTAATATTTTCTTTCTCACAATAATCTAACAATTTCTTATGAGTATTTTCATCAAACCTTACTTTAACATCAACATTTTTAGGATTATCTACTTTTGGTCTTCCTATCTTAGAACTCATTGTTTCACCTCACTTTTTGTGTTCCACAATATAATCATATTATTTGCGTTCCAAAAAGTCAATATATTATCCAGATTTTTCTAATTATTTTTTTAATTAATCAATTTGAGGAATTTCATATATTATCAATCTCCAAACAAAACCTCTATCAACCTAAAAATAATATTATACTAAAATCAAGACAACACATGATAACATTCGTATATATTTTGTTATCTTAATTTTAGTATAATAGCACCATATCAAAATGTCAACAAAATATATACATTTGTTGTCATTTATGTTACACTTATGACAAAGGAGCTGATATTATGGGAATCGGAGAGAATATAAAAACATTTAGAAAAGATAGAAGAATGACTCAAGAACAATTAGCTGAGAAAGCTGGGATATCAAGAGTAGCATTAGGGAACTATGAAAGAGAAGAAAGAGTTCCAAATTTAGATATACTTGAAAAATTAGCAACAGCTTTGGATACTTCCACAGATATAATAATGAATCTTCATAAATTTAGTCTTGATGAAATTCATGAGTTAAACATCACAGATGGAAATGATATCCCTCTAACAGAAGAGAAATATGCTTATATAAAAGAAAAAATAGATTTTTATACATCAGAGATTATAGAAGCTCCTCACCATGCTTTAGAATCTTATTATCAAAGAGCCTTTATGTATGCTATACTTGGAGATTATGAAAATGCAATTGCTGACTATACTAAAGTGATAGAGACAAATTCTAAATATAAAAATGCTCTACTAGAAAGAGGAAATCTTTATACTTTCCTTGGATATCCTGAAAAAGCATTGTCAGATTTAGACAAAATTTTAGATTATCCTAATAGGAAAAATTGTAGAGATATACTTGAAGTAACCATACCTTTGAAAGACTTAAATAAAATATTAAAAATACGTAATAAAAATAATAAAGAACAAACCCCTTACCATTTTAAAAAAATAAGATTTATAGACGACAATGCCATTTTACCATTTGATGAATTTGATGACCTTATAAAAAAAGAACATTTAAATAATAAAAAAGACAAGCCTTCTCTATCTAGTAAAATAGACCTACTAAACGATGATTGCCTAGACCTAATCTCCAATCTAGTGGATAAACTAATACAAGATAAAAACAATCTAAGATAAGTATCTCAACAACTAGAGATGCTTATTTTTATTTCTAATATATAAACATAATTATCCTTGTCATACCTCTGTCATCATTGGAATAACTGCAACATAAATTATTTAATAAAAAAAGACAATCAATTTAGATTGCCTCTAATATATACAAATTTAATTATCTTAATGCTTTTTTCTAACTAAATAATCCATAGTCCTCCTAAACCCGTTTTTTGCTTTCAATCTATATGCATATTTAAAATCATTTATATCACCAAATTTATTTATATATTTATTTATTGTATTAATTGAAACTCTTTCATAAAACAATTCATTTTCTATTATATATTGTGCATCTTGTAAATTACATTCATTTATATTTTCAAAAAGATGTTTAATTTTAGTCAGTAAATTAATATCTCGCTTCGTATATTCAATCATCTCAAGTCTTTGCTCATTCTTCTCTAATATATTTCCTTGAAATATTTCAGATGATTTAATTATACCCATACTTTTCACAAAATCTTTTTTTAAATTTTCCATATACGTCATCCCCCTATAAAATGTACTTAAAAATACTAAATAATCTCGAAACTTATCTTTAATAATTTATTTTGATAAGCTTCTCTTTTAAATAGGATACGTATCTTTTAATTATATAATAATTTCTTTTCAATAGAAAATCAAGCGAAAAGGAATGAACGCATAGGAAAACAGTATAAGCGCAATTTCAAGAATAATTTTATTCATTTTATAATTATAAATAATTTATTTTATTCAAAATCTATCGCATAGAAAAGAAGTGAGACTCTTTTTAAAATTATTATATTGTCTATAAGAAATTGTAGCTTTTATCTTTCTATCACCTAAAATAACTTCTTTTCTATTATAATTTCTAACTTCTAATAAATTTATTAAAAAGCTTTTATGACATCGAAAGAATATTTTACTAGAAAGCTTCTCTTCAATCCTTTTGATTTTAATTGCAGTAAAAAAACTTTCAGTCTTAGTATGAATCTTTACATATTTCCCTAAACTCTCTATACATATTATCTCTTCTAATTTTATTACTTTTGTTTCATCTTTTATTTTAAATTCTATTAATTTCTTTTCTTCAGACCTCTCAATGAAATATTTTGACATTATCTTTTCAAAAGAATTATATGTTATAGGTTTTAGTAAATAGCTAAAAGCTCTAACATCATAACCTTCTGTAGCATACGATACGAAAGCTGTTGCAAATATTATAACAACATCCTTATCTATTTTTCTTATTTCTTTTGCTGCTTCTAAGCCATTCATACCTTTAAATCCTATGTCCATAAAAATTATATCTGCTTTAATATAATTATTTATTAATTCTTCTCCATTATTAAAACAAATAATTTCATATTCAATATCTTTTTTAAAGAAAATCTCTATATATTCAAACATTATTTTTCTTTGAATTTCTTCATCTTCACATATAATTATTTTAAACATAATAATACCTCCAATATTGCTATAAAGTTCAAACAAGTCTTTCCGGAATTATTATTTGTTATACAAATTCTAACACTTTTTCAAAATAATTAAAATGGAAAAATATGTAATAATATGTTATTTATTTTTGTTTTTTATCATTTTATTTGTTTTTTATAAATTTATATATAATATTCTATATTCTACAAATATAATAAGATTAGCAACTCTTATTTTATTTAAAAATCTATAAGAGTTGCTAATCTTATTATATTTATGTCATATTTCCAAAATCGCTAACAGTGGCGATTACTCATTATTGTTAGTTAAATCCCCACATTTGAGGATTTTCTAATTTTTCCAGGTATATATATCATCTATTTCTTCTAAAGTGTCAATCAAAGCATGAACTTCATTAAATTTAGATACAGGTATATCTTCCCATTTAGACACATTATACCTTGAAAAAATCTTAGTGGTCGTACTTCTATAATCATAGTCATTTGCATTAACATTATAACCTTTAATGTAAGATAATTTTAACTTTAATAATTTTGACAACATAGTTATATTCTTAGACCTAAATCCAATTAGATTTTTTACATCATTAATCTTTTCATCCATTCTATTTTTTATCTGGTTAAATCTATCATCTATTTTCTTATCATTTTCTATTGAAAATTGTTCAAATCCTGCTAACATACCATTTAACATGATTGGTATTAATACATCTTTTATATTGTCATGATTCATATTATATGAACCTGTTTTACGAATAGATGGCAATACTTCATCAGTTACCCAATCTTGAAACCTCTCTGCTTTTTCTTTTCTTGATTTAAATATCAGTTTATATACTCCACTTTCTGTAAGAAATTTCTCTCCTGCATTATTTAATTTTCGGATGCCCTTATCTCGGACATCTGAATTTCTTAATAATATCGCTTGTTTATCACTCATTTTAGATAAATGATTTCTTGTTGCACTTTCACTTAATTCTAAACATTCTGCCACATCTCTTGGATTAAATAAAATCTTCCCATCAAGTTCAAATATTTCTACCTCTTTACCTTCAAATACCATTAAATTATTCATATTCCAATCTCCTTTTAATTTTATTTAGTTTAAGAGATTAGAATAACAATGATATTAGACTAATCTCTCTAGCCTTATTATTCAATTATCAATGCTATCTCATAAGTGACTATTTGTCACATCTAAATCTAACAAACTTTTTCTTCTATAACAGAAATCCATTCATTCTTTAAGTCTTCCACATCATTTTCAAACAGTTTACATGCTATCTCATACAATTGAGGAATCATACTCATTTCTCTATCTATATAGTCTATCTTATTCTTAATTTTAGGTTTGATATCACAATTATTAATTCTTCTTTTCAAATCCAAATGATATTTTTTCTCAAATTCGTCATATAATAAATTCCATCTTTTACTGAAATTCTTAGGCTCTACCTTATATTTAACTATCTGATTAATTCTTTGTCTTTTCTCTGCTAAACTTATATCTTCAACTAATCCAATTATCACATCTTCTTTATGGACAACTTCTGTTTCTAATTGTTTTATTTTTTCTCTCTTTTCTTTTAGTTCTGTAGCCAGTTTTATAATTGTATCTGGATTGGACAATATTTCCTCTATCTTATCATCTGTCAGGTATGCTCCATGTCTCCTTATTGTAGGTAATACTTCATTTGTCACCCATCTTTTGAATTTTTTAGCTTCTGCCAACTTAGAACTTAAGATTAAACTATATAATCCACTTTCATTAATAATTGTTAAAATTTGTCTTCCTCTAAGGGTGTCGCATTTCGCTACCCCCTTATCCTCTTCGTCGATATGCTTTTTTAAGGCATCTCTTGAATTGGAATATCCTAACATTTTAGCTATATCTTTTCCCACAAACCAAGGTTCTCCACCTTTTTCTAACACTCTAATTTCACCAAACTGCTCATTTTTAAAGACTTCTACTTTCATTTCATTTTCCATATGCACATCTCCTTTTTCTAAAATTTAACCATCATTTTTCATATTTTTAATTATTATTTTGCATTTTATTTAGTTGTTAGAATCAACACAATAATTTATACATTAAAAATATGATTAGCATATTAATTCTCTATTTTTAAATAGTATCATACTTTTTCATCTTTTACAATATATTTTTAAATTTTATTTATTTTAAGAAAATGTGCATAGGAAATCTTTTATACTATTCTATTGGCACTCCCAATCTATTCATAGTTGATTTAAAACACTTAGGTACTCTCTCTTGTGCCTTAGAATTACTTTCCTCCATTATATTTGTTCTAGGTCTAAATACAGGGTTATATTTAGTACTTCCATGTCCCCACACGCCTCCATTTTCAAATCGCTCCATTGGAAAAGCATGTGCTTTGCTATATATATCAAACCAACTCCCACTATCTTTAATTTCTGTAGCTACAGAATTTGATGTTATTTCAGACACATCTATTGCATTAAGCAATTCATAAGTCCTATCATAAAGTGATGGAGCGTAATTAGAATAAACTTGTTTGTTCACTTCTCCTTTTACTATCTCTTTCATTTCTTTTCCAACTTCTGGCATAGATGCAGCAATCTTATTTTTTGTATAGGCAACTAGTTCATCTAATGATTTAAATTCCATCTAATTCACTACCTTATCTTTAATATTATTCATCTTTTCAATTTCTTCAGTTTCTTTTAAAACTCTATCCTGTAATATCTCATTCTTCATCTGACCTAGCTTAATTTCAGTATTCATTAATAAAGATGCAGTTAATTCATTTTCTATTTGACCTATGTAATACATCACATTTTCTAATTCACTAGATATATTGCCATCTACTAAATCTTCTATTTCAATATTTAACTCTATATTAGTCAATTTATCAATCAACATTTTAAGAATATCTTCTTGAGACAATGCTAAATCAGGATTCTCCATACCAACCCATATTTTATTTAATATCTCTTCTTTAGTCTCCTTATCAGGATTTCTAACTTCTATATATTCCTCTTTACCATTCTCATCTATAATTGGTATTATAGCCCTAACTTCATCTTGTATTAATTTATCTACTTGTATTTTATTCATATCTATCTCTCCCTTATTTTATTATTGGATATTTACACTTAATAGAAACTTTACAGTTTCCAGTAAACTTCAATATATTTACACCTCTTCTTAACCTAATCCACTTTCTATTAACAATATTAAACCTATTCTCACCAGAACTATTTAAAACAGTATAGTATAAATTATCTATTGTTATTTTTTCATTTAATTCTAATCCACTTATAACTAAATTGTCTTCTTCATTATCGCTGATAGTAGAATTTCTAATAGTTATATCTCCTTCTTTTAGACATTCAATATCAATTACTGGAGCATATTCTTCATCTACATTAGACACATTATTTAGTTTAATTTCCCTTGTATCCTTGACAGTTATAACTTTTTGAAAGCTTCTATAAGCATAATTTGTATATGGTTGAAACTCTATTTCTAATACACCTTTTTTATCTTTTGTATATCTTTTTATTATCTTTCTCGCTTTGAAATAGTATATTTCTTCTATATTGTCATAACTGATAAAAGGTTTAAATTCTCTCTGCCAAAACCAATTGCATATGTTTTCTAGCGTATAATCATCCCATTCATAAGCCTCCCCATGTTCGCTACATAAACAGAATTGTAATGTTATAGGTTCTATAGTAGTTTCATCTTCACTGTAACAAGGATTTTTATTAAAACTGCTATCAGATTTAATTGCTTCTTCATAAGGCAATCCATATTCATTCAGTATTTCATCATCACCTAATGTAACTAATTTGATGTTCATAGATTCACTTGAAACATTATCAAATAAAAACTTATCATCTAAAAATACCAATTTATCACCTTCTTTCATTTTTTTAAGTTCAAATCCGATTAAAACCACATTTAAACGTAAAAAAATAATCCCTACTCAATTAAGAGTAGGGTATTTTACTATTTCTTAGGTTTAGTATCTTTTTCATCTTCTAATTCAACACCTAGCATTGAAGCCATTCTAGCAGGATTAAGATTTTCATCTCCTATAAATGTGAATGTAGCATACTCTTTATTTTCATCTGGTAAAACATCTAATGTCATATTAAATCCAGATGGATTCTCAGCAGTAAGATTTAACTCTATACTTCTTTGTGCTTTTGCATTTGGAACACTCATGTATAAAACCATATATTCACCATCCACAGTTTTAACCATTACCTCAGCTTCTACAACGTAATTTGGTGCAGTAGATTCTTCTTTTATTTTTACAACTTTTGCTTTTGGTATTTCTTCTAAATAGAATACTGCTACTTTATCTCCCGCATTAAAATCGGCTGTAGATATTGTTATTTCTGTATTAGCTCCTGTAACTGATGAAGTGAATTGTAATTTTTTAATTATAGATATTCCATCACTTTCTATACTATATACAGATATGCTATTTGCAACTGGCTTTATATTTTCTAAAGTAACTTTCTTAGTACTATCAGATGTTAATACTTTTCTTTTCCCAACCTTTGCAGTTTTCTCATCTATATCAGAAGATAATAACATCGCTAATTGTGCCATTTGTATTACTTCTTGTTCCATTGTTAAACTTGCTGTTATTGCTCCATCAAAAGCTATTGTATTTGCACCTTTAGCTTTTGCATAAACTGATTCTGAATCCATCTTAAAATTAAAAGCATTTAAATCCTGTGAATAAAACAATACTTCTCCTGTTACTTTATTTTTTACTATTACATTACCTGCATCTTTCACTGCAAATCTTTTCATATTATAAAATCATCCTCTCATTTTTTGCATAAAAAATAGCACTGCTATTTAACAGTGCTAAGTGGTATTTTTATCTCTTTAGACCAATGCTTCATTTTATCCATATCTGTTTGATATTTAAATGACCATGCATAGCCTAAACTTTCATTATAGTTTTTAAATTGTATCTTAGTCTTATAAACATTAATTAATTGCCAATAAGTCATTTTTAAAATCACATCTATTTCTATATATCCATTTATATTTTGAACTATATTTATATAATCACATAAATGGTATGCTTCTTTTTCTCTTTTCTTTCTTTCCTTTTCTTTAAAGTGTGCAATCAACTGTTTTTCTCTTTCAGAGCCAGTATTTTCAATCCACTTATCTTCATCATCTTTAAATAAATTCTTTTTATCAATACAAAACATCTCTAAAATTAAATCTGATACTAGTCCAAAATCCTCTCTACTTATAAAAGCATTTTTCTTTTTATTATCAAATTTAATTAAAATACCAATTTTAATCTTATTCATATATTCAATATTTTTAATATCAGTTTTATATAATATAGATAAAGATTTTTTTATCTTATCACTAAGTAACTCAATTTCTTCAGAAGAATCTCTTCTTGATGTTAACATCATCAAATCTAAGATAGGTATAGCATCATATTTACATTTCAATTCAAATGATTCCTCGTTACATAGCTGAGAATAGCTCTTTTCAAGTACTAAAAATGGATTAACTATCTCTAAATTAGCCATATCAAATTTAATAAGTTCTTCAATAGTAGGTTGATATACAGTTCCTAATGTTTCACTTAGCTTAATTGGTAATCCTGTAATATAATAATTTTCCAACATTACATATCACCAAAACTTTCAGATGATACAACTATGCTAAATCCATTATAACTTGTATCTAAATTAAACATGGGGGAACAGCTCTCTAATTTTATTTTTCCTATACCTGCTATTTCCTCATTTTCAGTGATTGTGTCCACTATACAACATACTAATGCAGCATCTCTTAGTCCATTAAAAGTATCTTGGCATTCATCATGGCATACTACACCAATTTCAATATTAGTAGTTTTTATTATTCTACTTCTATCTTTATAAAGATTATATTTAAATAATGTTATGTAAACAGAAACATCTGCTTCTTTTAATACTTTTTCTACTCTTCTATTAAAAAACACTTTCTTGTTTCTAAGCTCTTTAACTGGATTTTTTATATCAGGCATGGATAAAATATCTTTTTGTGATTCATTATTATAAATCATAAATTTAGCGAAGTCTTGATTTGACATTAGAGTTGTTCCTATATTACTTATCATCTTGTTAGGGAAAGCCATATAGACCCATATATCTACCCCCTTAGTGTTATTTTTTTAGTATCTATTATTTCATTTGTATCTTTATCTTTAGCCAATAGCAAGGCTTCTAAGCCAGAATACTTAGCCAATGTATTAGCCTGTATGACACATTTTTTCTCATCTTGATAAATTATATCACAATATCCGTATTGCTTGTCTAAGAGCCATTTAACTCCTTGAAAATGGTCTATTATGTACTCATTTTCTTCTCCTAGATTTATTACTTCATAACCTATAATCTTACTGAAAGGAATAATCACACTATCATTTTCAGATAAATCATTCCAAGCAATATTATTTATTGTATCATCTTTTGAAATCAATGCATCTTGTAAACAAATAGCTTTAATAAGACCATCTGCACCCGTTTCTCTGCCATTATACTCAAAGTCATTAATACTAGTAACTCTAAATACAGTTTTACCAGTTAACATTATTCTAGTGTCAATATCTATAGTTTTAGTTACAGGATTACTTCCAAAATAAAGTTGTCTTTTTGTATCTGAGATAGAAGTATATTTATTATCTGCCATACCATCAGAATATAAGGTTAAATTTTCAACAGCTATAGGGATTTTATACATCTGACCTTTATATTTATAATTAAAGAATTGATTGCATCTTTTTATTATGAAATGTTTATATGTATTCATTTCTTTATGTTCTTTAAATATAGTTAACCAATAACAATTATCATAGAAAAGATAGCAACCCACATCTACATTTAAATCAGATTCAACTAATAGATTTTTTTCATCTAAAGCTCTTTTATCATTATTAGTTATATCATTAATTGAAACTACAGCTTTTTTAGTATCTTCTGTTATACAAACTTCATCTATATCAGTTATAGGAACTTCAATACAGGTTGGTGTTTCTTTTAAATATTTCTTAAAACTTAATCTTAGTTGTAATATTCTTTTTTTTTTAGGTGTTGAACATCCTAGTCCAATTCTTTTTTTATAATTATTAATATAACTACTCAATTTTATCCCAACCTTTAAAGCCTTTATATACATATCTTGTCTTGTATTTAGCAAGTTGCTCTCTAATTTGAACTTCTAATAAACAAAGTTTTGCTAACATATTAGCACCAGACTTAGTATTATAATCTGAGTCAGTTAACATCTGTTTTAAATTTTCTTCTCTAAGAATCTTAGGTTGAAGCCACCAAATCATCATTCCATAAGCTAATATAATTATTTCATCTAAATTAAGGTCTGAAATTATTTCTCCTAGATATTTACTCTTAAATAAGATTTCTTCCTCTGTTTCTGTTTCAAAGGTTATTATACAGTCTTCTTCTTTAAACTCTACAGTATAATCTCTATTGACTTCATATTCTTTATTTGTAGATTTACCAACTAAATAAATATCATGATTTTTATTAACTTGATTAACAACATATTCTGATTGATTTATTGGAATTGTAATACAATATTCTTCTTGCCCTATTATAGACAAATCTTTTCTACACTCATAAAAATCAAATGTAGCCTTTTGAAGATATGAATACATCATATCCTCAATTATTTCTTCTTCAAGTAATAGCATCTCCTCATCATTTATTAAAGAAAGAAATTGTTTATATATATCTTTTACTGGTGTAGCCATATCATCACCACTCTTTCAACAAAATAGGTGATGTATAACACCACCTTAGTCCTCAAATAAGCTTTGTAAACCTAGTCTAGTAGCTATTAAACGTTCTTTATAGTGAGAATCAAATTTACCCTTTTTATATAATTCGATTACCCTTGAACCTAAGCACTCTATCAAACCATAATTAGCTTTTTCTACTAGATTAACAAACTTATCATTATCTAATTTTAATAATATATGATTTATATAGTCTAAATCATATTCATCTAAATACTCATACATATCCTTTAAGTTTAAATATTCTAATATATCTTCAACAGTATAATCATCACTATCAACATCAATTATAGTTATAAGATAGTTTTCAAAATACCCTCTATGTTTATTTGATATCTCATATAAATCAGACAATAATATAAATGTTTTTTCTCCAGCTTTATTCATTTCAAATATTAGTCTTTCATCTCTATCTCTATAAAGAACAGTACCAGTATCTAAGTTCATTATCTCAACTTCTATTTCATCTTTAAGTTTCCTTAATTCACTTCTCAATTGTTTATATGTTTTTCTTGAACTCTTCTTTTGCAATATTTTATTTTCATTAATTTGTTCAATTTCATTTGAAACCTCTTTTTTTGCTTTTCCAGCCATTTTTAATCTCCCTTCTAATTATAATGTTATTGTATCTTATACATGCCAAATTTAGATGCCACAACAACTCCTAGATGCATTTTTCTTGACATGAACATTTCTATTTGTTGGTCATCTCTAACTGTTCCATCAGTGTTTTCTATTATTAATGTGTTACCTTCAAAACCTAATTTAATTATCTTCTCATCATTTGGTATAACATATAAAATATTATTGCTTAATGCCCATTTATCTCTTTCAACATCATAATAATTAGGTAATTCTATTACTGGTGTTCCACTAAAGTTTTTAACATATCCAAAGTTTCTCTTGTCATCTTTATCTAAATCAGCTCCAACACCTTCTATGTTTCCTACTGCCTCTGGAGTTCCATATATAGCAACAGACTGTCCAGTAGCACCTTTTACTTTATTAACTATTTTCTTTAAATCCTTATCTGAATAAGCAGCACTAGTTTTTAAATTAGTATGTACAGATGTATAAGCTCCTTCCATAGTAGATGCTATTGCCTCTGCTATATGATGTTGGAATGTAGAAGATACTCTATCTACCATTTCAGACCAGTCTATTCTTCCAGTTATAAATCTATCAAATTCTTCATATATAGCTATTGCTAATTTAAATGCAGATGTAGGAACTTTTTTTTCTAATAATCTTTGTCTTCTTGTACTGTTTTTACCTTCAGCTATATTTGCAATCCTTAATAAATCAGTATTTTTGACTGTAAATTCTTTTTTATTACCCAAATCAAAGTTTTCTACATCACAAAAATCTGAAAATGCTTCTTCAGTTAATCTATTTACTTTATCAGTTATTGTTTCAGATAATATCTGGAATATCTTATATTTATTTTCAAAGAACGTATATTGTCCCCATTCACCTCCACATATATCTATTATTTCTTTTCTTAATGCATCTTCGCATTGAGAATAATTTTTTACTTTTCTATTTAATATATCATTTGATAAATCTTTTAATGCTATTATATCTATAGCCATCTTTTTTCCACCTTTCATTAGTCATTTTTTGCATAAAAAAAGAACTGTTTCCAGTTCATCTACTTGTTATTACATAAAAGATACATATACAGAATCTTGTCCATTAAAGTTATATAACTCTTCAACTCTTGCAACTACTAAACCTGTAGTTTTTTTTGTCAACTTATAGGTATCTGCCTTAAGTTCCAATTCATCACCAACAGCTACTACACCATCAAAATGTTTTTTAGCTAATGTCATACATAACCCCTTATGAGGTAATCTAACTCTATCTATTTCACTTGCTTTTAATTCATAATCTCTTTCATCCAATCTTTCATCATATTGAAGTGCAACACTATCTAAAATTCCAAATCTACATCCTTCTGATAATCTTTCTATTTTATAACAATCGTTTCCTAGCTCTGAATCGACTAAGCCACCTAATGCAACTATTGCGCCATTTTCTAGTACATCACTTCCATTCTTTGCTGTTACAACATCTGGATATTTATCTATATCACAATTTAATATCGCTTTATCTGCCATTTTTATATCTCCTTTTTTATTTTTTTTCATAAAAATAAACACTACTTATTTGAGTGTTTTCTTAATATTTGTTCATATGATTTTGTATCTTTATTTTCATCTTCTAATGTAGATGAATAATTTATTTTTGCTTCTTCAACTATAAGTTCCTTATCAGAATTAAATTTCTTTGTATTTTCTTTTAACTTAGCATAATCAAGTAAACTCAACTCTTTTCTTAAATCTTCTAAAGATATCTCTTTCTTTATAGCAGATTCTTTAAAAGTCTTAACTTCCTCTTCTGTTAAAGAATTAAATTCTGAGATAACACTAGAAACTTCTACTTTATATTCTTCCATTTCTTTGTCAGCCTTAAATTTTCTTAAACTTTCCAACTCTTCAGTCAGATTTTTTATTTCAATCTCTTTTTCATTAAACTTTTCAAGAACTAATTCTTTTAAAGTATCTTCTTTAGAAAAAGTTTCTATAACTTCTCCTTCTTTTTTCTCTCTCCATTCTTCTATATATGATTTTCTGTTTTCATAATCTAAAACAACATCATCTCCATCTATAGAATATGGTATACCATAATAGTCACAATAATTTATATTGTCTTCTAGTATAGCTATTTTTTCTTCTGGTAAAATAGTTCTTAAATAATATTCTCTAGTTGTGTATTTACCTCCCCAGTAAGGGTCTTCAACCTCAACCATCTTATTTTTTAATTGACTATTAATAGAAATTCTTATATTTTCTGTTGATAGTCCATAGTTTTTGTTTGTACTCAATATATCTTCCTCCTTTCCTTTAAACGAATACATTTCTTTGCAAATATCATAAATTGCTTTTTTATATTTTGAAAAATTACTATATGTATTTATAGATGCTCCTTCAATTCCAGGAGCAACATCATCTCCTAAAATAGTAATTCCTAAAAAACTAAATCTTTTAATATTATAATATCCATCTGCTTTATCAACCTCTCCATCTTCAACTGCTATTTCCATACTTACACTTTTTGACTTTGACTCTGTCAATAATTGATATGCTGAATTAGAATAATGCTTCCAAATAAGTCCTGTACAGTTTAAATATGTCTTTCCATCTTCTTCTGTATAAGTTATCTCTGTATTATTTGGAATTACACCAAGTGGTCTTTCTAAGAATTTATACTCTATAGAATAACCATTATCATCCTTTACAACTTTAGTTATCATATTGTGCTCATCAAAATCTACCACATTTTGTTCTTCATCATATTTTATATATCCAAGTATTGGTATATCTGATAAAGTTGATTCCGCTTCATTTATAGTTGACAAATTAAACTTAGTTTTATTTAAATTTTTACCTTCATGTAAAATCTTTAATTTTACATTTAATTTTCTATCATCCTCTTCATTAGAAAATGTCTCAAATCCACATGGAATACTAACTACTTTCAATCTCTCACCTCCTTAAACAAACATTACATCGCTAAAACCTATATCTTTAAAATCTTCCTTACTAAAATTAAGTATCTCATCAGGCTTATTTTCAAATAAATAAAATGATTCTTCTCCACATTTATTTTTGTTAATAAAAGCAAATCCTTTTTTCATTAATTCGTCTTTTTTATCACTTGTAAATGCAATAATAAACCTTTTATTATTTGTTTTCATCTTTTCTATCTGCTTTATTTCCATTTGTACCACCATCACCTTTGTCTTCATTAGTAGGTCTTCCAACATCATTATTTGAAAATGTATATGAAGCCTGTTTAACTGGTAATAAATCATCTATTTCCATTAATTGTTCTGCCTTATATAAATTAGCAATTTCAATTGGCTCTTTTCCAGTACTAGCTAAATATACTGTTCTACTATCTCCTACACTATTTATATTTTCTCTAAGTTGTTGTGATATTTTAGATTGGTTAAAATGAGTTGTACCGACAAAGTAAAGTTGGAATGCTTTTGATGAGTTCTTTTTATTTAGTTCATAATTTATCCATGTCTCTATTTCATTTTGAATCCTCATAGGTATTAAACTATCTGCTATAACACCATCTGCAATTGATTCTGTATTTATTTTATCTGAGTTAAAAAGAGCTGTATTAATTCCAGCGTTATCAAATATAAATTCTTTTGCTTCTTTAACATAATCATTAATCTTTGATTTTCCATCACTTAGATTAATTCCTTCCATATCTAGTGGAGTAACTGCTACAGATGTACCAGCTGGTAAGTTTGATTTTATATCATGGTAGTAAGCACTTAATAAATCAAAAGCAACTAGTGGCTCACCATCTTTACCATAAGGAACTTTCCCATGTATTAACTTAATACTTTCAATGATAGCATTAGAACCCTTTAAATCTTTCATATCTTCAAGTTCCAATATATCATCAAATAAAAAACTAAAAAATGGTATTCCTTTTGTCGAATCAATATCTATATTAAATGCCACAGCATTATCACTTAATTCATAATACTTATTTTCTATTAAGTCTTCTTTTTTTAATCTTCCATCATTCAATTTTTTATATGCTTCTTGAACTTCTACTGGAAATGCTGATAGAGTCTTTTTATTTATTTTTCGTAAATCAATTCCATACCTTAATACTCCATTTACTTTAGATGTTATTGTACAATAAGAGGCTGGTATTTGTTGCATCATTATGCATTTTGAATCTTCAATTTTATATAGATATATTTCTCCTTGTTCTAACACTTTTTCAGTTATCCAAGGACAAATATGTTTAAGTTGATATTTTTTTAGAAGTGCAGCTGACTTAAAAAAAGAGTTGACATAATCATTTTTATCTTTAAATTTAGAAATATTTATTGGTATAATATAATGGTCAAATGTATTCATGGTTGAAATCATATTTAGAATTCTCTTATATGTACCAGATGTTTCTTTAAGCAAAAGACTTACCTTTTGTAGTAATTCTACGTTTTTGTAAGGGTCTGTCATAGCTTTTCTTACTTGGTCTCTACTTATATTTCTTATTTTATACATTTCATTTGATAGATTTATAGTATTTTCTATCATTGCATAATTTCTTTGTCTTAATTGTTCATTTAAGTACTTTATTTGGTCTAAAGTATAATCTTTTTTATCTTCTTTGAGTTCTATTATGGTTTCCACCTCCTGACCAGAATGAAATTATTTGTCCACTGTTCTTACTATTTCTTTTTTTTAATTCTCCATCTAGTAAATTTGCTAGATAATTTCCATATGCTAAAGAAGAATATCTATCTTTTCTTGCTTTTCCCTTTTCTTTGACCTTAAGCCACTTTTGACCATCATTTTTAACAGTTTCTAAGTTTATTAATTCGTTTACAAGTAGTGTAGTTTGTTTGTATGGTAATATCATTCTCGCTTGGTCTGTATAATTTTTCTTTGCATATCCAGATGTACTACTTAACATGTCATTAGCTTCTACATCATTTATAGGTAACTTTATTCTATTTTTTAGAAATACATCAAGTAAGCCAATTATACAATCATGATTTATTTGTCCATATGCCTTAATCTCAAATATAACTGGATAATTCTCTTTTGTAATAAAATTATTATGTAAATGATTTGTATTAGCATGAGAAAACGCATTATATTCTTTATTTCTAGCATCATCATAATTAACCCTAAGTAAATCAGATAAAACACTTTGGCCTACCCCTTGAGTATCTATAACTAAGAAATCTGCTTCGAAATCAAAGAATAATTGTTTTAATCTTATTGCTTGTTTGTCTGGCTTCATACCATTATGAGATTCTATATGAACAACCATTCTTTCATAATAATCTTTTTCAGGCAATAATCTCCAACATGTATACACTGAGTTATCATTATTGTCTCCTTCTGCAACAGCAATGTCAGCAGAAATTATCCTCAACTCACCTTTTCTTTTTTGTAAATTACACTTAACTTTTCCATTTTTAGCAGATAATATTTCTAAATCTGTTGGAGGATAAAATGGATTTTTTAATGTTCTACATGGATTCACATAAGATGATTTAAATATAGCATCTTCATTTTCCCCAAAGAAAAGTGATTCCATCTCCATAATCCAAGAAACAGCATCCATTTCTCTTTTCATTTCATCTGCTCTTTCTTTATCTAATATTCCATGATGAAGAGAAAGTTTATAATTACAATTAAGTACAAATTTATCTCTACCATCTACCATATCTTTCACATACAATTTAAATTTGTCATATGCTTCATGCATCCTAAACCATGCACTACTTAAATATAATTCTTTATTAGGCTCTGGAGGGTAATCTTCATATTTTCCATCTTTTTTAAACTTTAGATTTCTACTTACATTTAGAAATGGCTTAAGAATCCTATCTTGTATTTCTTTTTTTACTAATCTAAATTCATCTACAATAAGAATATTGAAACGGAAACCTCTTGATTGCTCATTTGAGACTATAGCTTCTATAGTGCTTCCATTATGAAATGTTACTTTAGAAAATTTATTATTATATTCTATCTTTTTAATCTCTCTAGCTAACATAGGAGATTGTTTTACTAATTCTTTTTCTATCTTTTCTCTTATAATAAGTTCTGCTTGTGATTTAGTAAATGCAGCTATACCAATTTTAGAATTTGGATATAAGACAGCTCTACAACATGCATATACAGCAGCAATCCAGCTCTTTGCAAACCCTCTGGCACATATAAGCATCGCATAATTACATTTATCAAACATATATATAAGAATAATTTGAACTAAATATAAATTAAGACCAAAATAATCAATACAAAATCTATGTGGATTTTCTCTATAAAACTTAGTCCATTCAATTATTCCTTCTTCAAGAGCTTTATTTTTATCTGAGTTAATTTCGTTATTATTTAGCTTTCTAGTCTTGGTCATCATTTGGATTATCCTCACTAGCTAAATCGAATACTTTTCTCATTTGTCCTATAAACCACTTATTAATATATGTTTTTATTTTATCTACATCTTTGAATTGTTCTGAAGGCTCTCCTATAGGTCTGTAATTTTCTATTTTATCAATCCATGTACCCCATGTAATCGTTTCATTTTCTGCTAAACTGGCTTCTTGAATAGGTTTTATATTTGCATCATTCATAAGTTTTGATATTAAGGTATTCATTTTTTCAAACCCTGTAGCATCACCATTTCTTAGTGCTTCATCACTCTTTAATAAACATTTAGAAATTTGTTCTAACAACATTTTTTCAGCAGGTCTTTTACATTGATATGCAATAGAAAATTCATTAAATTTATTTTCTAAAAACATATAATCTTCTTTTCTTAGTCCTGCTCCCCATCTTTCGACCATATCATTATTTATTTTTGTTTCATTTAATTTAAAATCAGAATCAATATCATCTTCAACTAGATTTTTTGAATTAATATTATCAAGACTTGATTTACTTACATATCTAGCATTTGCTTTAGTTTTCATGTACTCGCCTAACCATTTAGACTTTCCTTTGTTTTCTTTGTTAATACATGTATTATATAAGTCTTCATCATAATAAACATCTAACATTACAAATAGTCTCTTTGCTGCTATTTTTTTATCCCCAGCATACTTGTAAACTAACTCATCATATAATTCTTCAACGCAATTTTTACACATGGGAAAAGTACTTAAGCTCTTATGTAATTTACTAGAGCTACTATAAAAATCTCTTGCTGCTGACTTTTCTTCTCCACAACAAGAACATTTAATTTTACCTTTTCTAGCCATTTTATCACTCTCCTTTTGAGATGAAAAAAGAGAGGTCAGCATGAAACTGACCTCAGAAGGGAGATTGAATTTAGCCCATTAAAGGACTAATACCATATCATAATGATGGAATATTATCGTATTAGTCCTTTAATAATTAGCTCTATTTAAGCTTAATATTATAAGTACATAATCTTCCATCATCATTAAATATCATTAATTTTTGCATTGCATATGAACTTAATCTTAGATTCTTAGCATATGTATCTGTTCCAGAAAAACTTCCATTTACAATAATTTCACTTTCTCCATAACTATCTTCTTTACAATTGTGTAGATGAGCTATGAAAATATAATCAGGAATTGATTTTATAAGAGAGGTTAATTTAGGAATTGCTGTAGACATTTTATCTTTATCTCCATGTACTGCGAAACATGTATTTCCACATATTCTAGTTACTATTATGTCATTATCATATATGTTCTCTTGAAATATTACATTATCTAAACTTTTAATTCTTAGTTTTATATATTCATCTATTAATAGTGTAAAATTATCTTTATCTAAATTTTCATCTTTTTTAGGAAGAACCCTATCATGATTTCCATCAACTGAATAAACAATAATTTTATCAATTTCTTTAGATAATTCATATATAAATTCACTAAGTATTTCAGATACTTCTATAATTTGTTCAACTATATTTTCTCTATTTTCTAATCTTATAGAATTATGTATGTGGCCAGAGATTAAATCTCCAAGTAGCATTACATGCAGTCTATTAATCTTATGCAACTTACTATATTCAATAATTTTATCTTTTAAATATTGTATTCTTATCTTGAATATTTCTGAATTATATCTATTAAATGCATTAATAGTCTCTAATCCATAATGTATGTCTGAGATTAGCATAATAGCCTCTTGATTTGAAGATTCATAGCATTTGTAACTAGAATCACTTAGAAATGGCTTATGAAGTGATATATCATCTATTTTATTATTAAATAAATCAATTATATTATCTATTCTTGAATATTCTCTTATTTTCTTATTTACTAATGACCTTTCATCAGATAACTGTACTTTTATCTTTTTCAGCTCTAATATTTTCTCATTTATTTTATCAATCTCTTCTTGAGCAGAATTATCTTGTACTTTAGAATTAAGATAATCAAAAGCCTCTTTCAACCCATAAGAAACCTTCCTACAATGGTCTGGAGAACATTCTAACCCCAATAGTTCAACCATCTCTCCCCAATCCAAATCTATCTCTTTATTAACCTTTGCCAGTCGTATTCTAATCCTATAGTCAACTAGTGACTCATCTTCTTTTTTCTTCAATATGTCTTCCATATTTAATATCTCCCTGTTTATCACATAAATATCATTATCAATATATTAAGTAAAAAAATAAATAGTCTAATATTGATTTATTGGACTATTGTTTCACTTAATCTTATCGTTATATTTAAATCTGTTTTTCCAATATACTGGTCAAAAACATCACTAGATAACACTTCATTATCGCCATTTTTTGTATGCTCTATAAATTTATAAGTACCATCTTCTTGTTTTATTACTTCACATTTTCTAAAATCGTTCCTTTATTATTTTTCATATATTTTCTCCTTTATTTTTATATTATCTATAGCTCTACTGGGAATATATTTATTTGCAAATTAGGCAGCCTTGTAGCTAACAATAGCTAATATAAGTTAACGCATTTAGCATTTATCAAGGATTTTCTATAACTTTTTTATTTTATTTTTACTATTTTAATAATTTAATCTTTTATCCTTGAGATTTTATATTTGAATTTTTAACTTTAAGCTTTATATCCATTGTTCTCTTTTATACAGTACAATCGTTTCGTTTGTATGTACCCATCACTTTTTATATAAGCAGTTTGATTTTTAACCCAAAATCAAATGGGAACTTATAATTTATGTTATTCGCCTAACCTGCAAATTAAAAAATAGCTCAATTAAGGACTATTTTAAATCTACATCTATAATTGTAAGTGCATTTGATGTACTCAATGCAAAATCAACTTCTTTTTCAAATTCTTCTATTTCATCCCTTAACTTTTCTATTTTCTCTCTTACTTTTAAAGGGTCTACTAAAGACCATTCTTGTTGTTTTTTATAAAATGAAATAAATTCTGCTCCATCTTTACTTTTTTCTTTTTCCTCAAACATTTTATCTGTATTTCTTTGTACTTCTTCATTTCTACGATTTACTTCAGACATCATACAATCATAGTTACTAACCATTTGTCTCAACAAGGATTTATCTAATTCTATACTATTTTTTCTTTTTATTGCTTCTAAAACTGTATAATTTTTATTAGCAATTTGAACATTTGTTACAGCATTAGAGATATTAATTGCTTTATCTAATGCGTTATAATTATATATTAAATCTTCTATTTGTTGGTATTTACTTGAAACTTCTACATTAAAATCTTCTACACTTGTTTTTGTTTCATATACATTTTTATCAGACCCTTTTTTAGTACCTACAATTTTGAAATTACTAATGCATCTATCTATCTTATCTTCTAATAACTTCTTTTCTGCTAAAGCTTTATGAACATTATATTTAACCATAAAAACATCTCCCTTTTAATTAAAATATTATTTAAAAATAACAAACTTTTTTTATTGGAAGAGAGGAAGGGATTTGAACCCTCGTATCAAATTAATTGAACTAATAGTTTAGCAAACTATCCTCTTTACCACTTGAGTACCTCTCCATATTTGGTAGGAATAATAGGAGTCGAACCTATGACCTTTCGGGTATAAACCGAATGCTCTAACCACCTGAGCTATATCCCTTTTGAAAACAAATTTAAATTATATTACCAATTTAAAATCTATATCATTTTCCTCTAACCAGCTTTTAGCTATCTTTTCCATCTTTAAGATTTCTTCATCTGAAAATCTAGCTAATCCTTTACCTTTTCGATTTCTAACATTAATGCCAAGTTTATAGTTAATAAATCTATAAAATTCATCCCAGGCTTTACCAAACATACAATTAAATTTTTTAACTGCTATTGTTCTAACACATTTATTAATAATAGCTTTACTTTCTGTTATAGTGACTGAATTAGTTATAACATCTTCTAAATGAGATATTCTTTTATTCTTCAACCCTATTAATTCTGTCTGTAGTACAGATAATTTATTATGGTCACCAGAAATTATCGCTTCAAGCATGTCTTCTTTTATATTTTGTTCATTTCTAATTTCTTCTATTACAATTTCAGTTTGTTCTTCTGCATCATGTACAATATCTAGTAATCTAGTTCTAACTTCTTTAGCAACTTCTGAATCTCTAAGTAACATGCCTATTCTAAGAATAGCTCTTTTAGGTATTAATATTAGACCTCTTGGAGGAATTTTAAAAGTGACATCCAGTCCCTTTTTAGTATTTTCAAGTACTTCAGCTATATCATTGTATTTATATAACTTAAGACCATCTAATTCTAATTCAATTCTATTTCTCTGTATAAGTTTTTTTATTGTATCTCTATCTACTTCATAATACTCAGAAACAAGTTCTACTGTACTAAAATCTGTATTTGCTAAAGTTAATATCTCTTTCACATGTTCCAACACATCTACTCTATCTATATTTCTATCTCTTAATTCTTTATTTTCTATAAGTTTTTCACCATTCATTTTATCAAATCTCCCTTTTAATTAAAATATTATTTAAAAGGAAGAAAGACTTACTGCTATCTCACGACATGTGCTTTCTTCCAGTTCTGAAATGGTGAGTAATTATCCCACAAATTTCACGTTGTAGTTTAATATTTTTAGTGGCATCATCATCTTACAATATAAGATGCCTATTATTAGTCACCAGAGCTTCTCAAATGAGCTATCTCTGCTAATTGTATTAACTTTTAGCATATTCTATGTTTGCTATCATATGTCACCATATGAAGGGGTTTTTAACCCATATGTATTAAATTAAAATAATATATCCGAAGCTTTAGCTGAGGATAACAACTGAACGAAGTGAAGGCGTTAGTTATAGCTACCACGTCACTTACGTTCCTTGCTATCACTACGGCTAAAGCCTTGTGATTTAATATTATAATTATAAAATCCTACTTATTACATATTTTATATAATGTTTCTTGTTTCTTTTTTGTTCTTTTTCTAATTTTTTCAATTCTATAATTACATTCTTTTAAATAATTAATGAATTTATTAGCAGACATTACTCTTCTTTTATTATCTTTTAACTCATATGTATTGATGATATTTTCCAATTCATATTTAAATAACCATTTATTTAAATAGTCATCTTGTATAACCCGTCCTTCTTCTAATAATTTATTTTGTTTCTTTATTTTTTCTTTGCCTATTGCTGCATCTATATCAGCACAACCTTCACATTGTCCATTGCTCCAATAATATAATTGCAATTTTACCTCATAATCTAATGCATCTTTTTCATTTTCAAAATATTTAATAATATCAACATTATAATTATAGTTATTGTTTTTTACTATGTCATACCATTTTTCATTTCTGATTTGATTATAAATTCTGTCTCCAATTCCTTTTCCAATATAAAAGACATTCTCTTTACCATCATGATCTATAATGTAATGTTTATAAACATAATATTTATCCTTTTCAAAGTATTGTAAATTCATAACATACACCTTTAAAATATTTCTTTCAAAAAAATCCGATGACCTGCATATTGATATATATATTTATATAAGTATGCGAGTTATCGGAAAAATTAATATGAGTTGTATTTTACTAGTTTATTATTAATATTACTATTATTATTTCTATACCTAAAAGCTTTAACAATTATATCTAATAACTCTTTATTTTTCATAACATTAGTTCTATATTCTGTCTTATGTACTTGATATAACTTAACTAATCCTATTTCTCTTGCAAATTCATTGAATGCTATGTATTTATCTTTCTGAGTTACATTTAATTCATGTTTATTATGTTTCACCATATTTACTACTCTATTATAATTTTCTCTATCTTTTAAAAATGGTGTATTTGCTATAATTCTACATGCATTTAGATAATCTTCATACAAACTATTATCAACTATGATATTTTCTTTTCTTTTAAAGTTTATATTTTTATCTGCTACCAGTCTAACCTGATATCTAAAATTATCTAATTCTTTATCTTGATTTACTCTATTTTTACAATTTTCTTTATGTGGTATTAATTCACTTTTAATACTTAAGACATCTATATCTTTAAATGTAGCATATGTAACTGTTTTAGATAGATTAGAGGGCATAAAGATATTATTTTTAATTAATTTATTTTTATATCTTGATATGGTATTTTTGTCCACTCCTACTATATTTGCCATTTGATTTGATGATAATATACTCATATTCCCCTTTATATCTTGCATAGTTAGAATCACAGCCATGTAATATAATAATTTATTTATATCTACTTTACTATCAAATTTCCAGACATTATAAGCAATTTGTTTAAAAATATCATATGCTATATATTCACTGTCTTTTATTTCTTTTCTATAAAACTTTCTTTTTTTACCTTTTCCATCATAAAAAATATTATTTTCTTCTAATTTAGAAGCATATTTTTTAAAATCTTTATATAATGTATTTTCACTAACACATATTATCTTGCTTACTTCTTTTATATTTATTTCTTCTATGATATCATCCTCTCTTTCTTAATAAAAAGAAAAAGAAAGACTTACTGCTATCTCACGACATGTGCTTTCTTTTTGCTTAAAAGATGGAGATTAATGGAATCGAACCATTAATAATCTCCTATATCTCCATAATGATAAGTCCGATTAAGACTTATCCATTTTATATTTATATTTTATTTAGTTGTTAACTATTTTAATATCATATGTTCTTTTACAAAAGAATTTATAAATTTAACTGTTGGTTTAGTACTGGCTGGTATAATATATTTTTCTCCTTCTTTTCCTGGTAAAGTATGTGTTTTTTCACATGCTTCTATTTCTTTTCTTCCTATTTTTAGAAATCCACCTATAGTAGCGTCTTCACCTGATTTAAATATATCTACAACTAATTCTTTAAATGCATCTAATACTACATCTACTTCTTTTTGTTTTAGTTCTAATCCTTCTTCCTTTAGTTTCTCTTGAAATAATTTTACATATTCATTTTTTCTCATTTTCAATCTCTCCTCGACTTTTATTATACATTTTATTTATTTGTAGTGGTATTAATTACCCCTACATATATTAATGTCTTTTCCAGCCGATTTTATACCCTATTTTCCCCCACTTATTTATTACAATCTTTACAATTTGAACGGTATCTTCCTTTTCCATTTCTATCAAACCTTTGTATTAGCTTGATTTCTCCACACTTGCTACATTTTTTATACTTTCCTTTTACTAAATAAACATAATAATATTCGTCTTCATATATTTCAGTATACTTATCTATAAACTTATTTACTATTCTATCAATATGTAAATTTACATTTTTTTGAGCTATACCTAATTGCTTGGCTATTTCATTTTGTGTAACACCTTTTTCCCATAATGATAATATAATTTTTTGTGTATCAGTTAACTCTATTTTATTTAATATGTCTTGTTTACTTAATGCTATCTCATCTATTAAGTTATCATTATAAGGAATTTGTAATAGAGCTTTTACATGTACTGGGTCAAACATATCTATTAAATCACAGTCTATATTGATGTCATTACAACTATCTTTTAATGGAGCTTTCCAAATTATGTTTTTATCTTTTTGGAGTTTGACTTGTAACATATCATCCTGAACTAGTGGTAGTTGTTTGATTGCAAACCTGTAAATATCCCCGCCTTTTTTAATTCTTAATTTTACATTATTTGAATTTATACTTTTTGATAAATTTTCTCTATGCTCTTTATCATTTTTTAAGTTTAATAAATACTGTTTATATTTATAATAATCTTCTATTTCAGAATATTTTAATCTATCTTTTTTACTTATTTTTATATCTGGAGATAGTTTAAAATTTTTCTGATTTTTTAGTATTCTTACTGGTTTTCCATTTGAATTTTCATTGTCTTCAACATCAAATTCAACCACCTCTGCATGTTTTCGCATTTTTTTCTCTTGTTGCATACTCCTTTTAAATTCTGAATAAGAGTCATATACTTTTATATTTTCTTTTTCTTCTTTTTTATCATCCTTTGCTAATAGATATGTACCTACTTTTTCTAAGAAATGACTTATATTGGTTTCTGACCATAATACATCTGTTGTATTTAAATTAGCTTTGCATATTCCTTTATCGAATACTTCTTGCCAAAATTTATCATCACTGAATTTAAGCTCATCTATATTTTTTAGATTTAATAATTCATCAATAAATTTCTTTCTTTCTTCTAATGTTTCTAATTTATAGTCTAATTTATGCATGTAGTCCCAAATACTTTTATTATCTATTTTCCCTTTGAAATTGCCACTTATCAAAGCCATAGCTTACCCCCTCACTATTATTATGTCTGTCACATTTATTCCCATGATATTGACATTCTGGACATTTATATATATTTCTTTTTCCAATTATATTCCAGTCATCTAAAAATTCACTATAATCCTCTCTTAATATTTTTATATTTTTGTTTACCATCTTCTAGTCCTTTCATCTTTTTGTATTCTTTACTTTTCTTCATATTTTAACCTCCATTTCAATTTTGTTTTTTAATTTTATTTAGTTGTTAAATGTTTTTCATATATAAATTTCCTCCTATTAATTTAATATTTTATCTTAATTTTATCTATAATTATATATTAACATTTTATATTATTTTTGTCAATTTAGTATTTTATTCAGTTTTATTCCCTGTTGATAAGCTGTTAGTAAGTTGTTGATAACATGTTGATAAGTTGCAATTTTATTAACAATTTGTATTTTTATCTGTGCATAACTATATAATTTTTAAATTGTTTCAGATACTTTAATTTTTCGATGTACCATCTCGTGGTATATCGAGGCAAAAATCGAAAAAACGTTGAAATATAGCGATTCTTTCGATATACCATCTCGTGGTACATCGAATTTTTCGATATCCCATGCTATGGGCGTACCATGAGATGGTATATTAATATAAACAGTTTTTAATATATTTGTTTTTGTATTTATTTGTTTATGTAAAGGGAAAAATTACCTTGAAAAAATGGGAATTATAAATTATAATAAGTTTAAAATAAAAAAATAGGAGGGTGTAAAAATTAGACTATGGTAAAAGAAGATATATTCAAAAGTAAAAGTATTAGCTTAAAAGCTAAAGGTCTTTATGGAACTATCTCAGCATTTAAAAACGAACCTTACTTCTCTAAACAATTTTTGATGGACTATTTAGATTTGGGAGCATATTCGTTTAGAATGGCATGGAACGAATTGAAAGACAAGGGCTATCTTGAAGTTAATAAAAAATTTGAAAATGGAATATTTGTATATGAATACAAATTGCACTAGGAGTAACTTATGAATAATATAATAAAAATTAAAGATGGTGAGGTTTTAGATGTTAGACTAGAGGAAGATAGTATTCTTTCGGATGGTTATGGTATATCTCCAAAATTTCTTATGAGAAATAAGGACATACCTATTTACTCAAAAGCTATTTACGCTTATCTGGCTAGTTTCGCAGGTAATAAAAAATACTGTCATCCAAGAATGGAAACAATCTATGGAGAGTTGAACATAAGTAAAAATGCTTTTATAAAATATGTTGAGGTCTTAAAGGAAAATGGATTTATTAAGGTTTATAGAATCCAAAATGAAAATAATTTATATGGAAATAACGTGTATGAAATTGCAATGTCTAAGTCAAAAATTCGAGAAAATGCAGAGAGTTACATGAAGACGAAAAGGGAAAAGAAGAAAAGTAAAAAGTCACCTGATGAAGTAGCAGCTTCAACAGATGACTCGAAACGAAAAACTTTAAATTCAATTAATGATAATAATATTATAACACAAAAAGAAAAAGATATACAAGTACTAAAAGAAAATGGATTTACTGAATTAGAAATATATTCTATGTCTGAAAAAGAAATTGCATCAGGTGCGAGTAAGATGAGAGAGATAATAAAAAAACAACAAAAGAAATAATAAAAAGGTCACTAAATTAGTGACCTTTAAAATCTATTCTAAGCGATTTTATTTCTGAATATGAATTAATTATCATGGACGGGCATGGAACTGTCTTAAAATGGCTCTCATTAAATATTTTTAGTATTATTGTTCAAGGTATCCAATTACATTTGCATAGAAACGAGAATCATCATCGACTTCTAGTTGTTTACTTATAAATTGATTAGCATATTTATTAAATGTTTTATAGCCCCCTCCAATACCAACGACATAATATCCATCTAGCTGACCAAATTTATTAGTGATTTTATTAATCATATCATCAATAATAGGGTACATGGCATCAATATAATCATCTAATTTGTATTTAGAACCCTCATACTCTATAACATCAATATCGTTTCTTAATATTACATCTATTTGACTTATTTTTATATCTGCACCATTTTTACTATTAAATTTATTTGCTATTGCTGTTTCAAAGTCTATGATTCCTTTTTCTATAGTGTCTGTTACATTAGGATAGTACATATCATCCTCATAATCATATTCATAATTACATAAATCTGTAGTACTGCCTCCAACATCTATTCCTAGAATATTCTGTTTAGTAGTAATCTTGTCTACAAGTGAAATAAATCCTGAGTATCCTTCTGCTTTAACATCAACATTAAGTATTTCAAAAGTCTTTTGTTTCCCATCAATAGTAATTTTTATTTCTCCAGGTTGAATAAAAATATCTTGAAATAATTTCAAATATTTTTCATTAAACATTTGAGTTGGTGGTAATCCGGTTATCAATTCCACAGAAAGATTATCCTCATCAGGAAATATTTCATGAATCATGACTAAAACTTGTTCTAATAAATTTTTTCTAGTATGTTTAAGAACATTATTATTTAAATCTCCTACACCTAGGTAGATTACCTTACCATCTTTTTTCATAACACGTGCTTTTGGTGATATTGTTTTTTCAAATTGAAGTTTATTTGGTAACTTTTTTAAAATTAATTCTTTTTCAATATATGCTGCTGAATTAAGCATACTATTACCTAAGTCTACTGCAACTTTTACTTTTTCTTTTTTCATAAGTAAATCCCCCTAAATTATTTTTGTGGTTTTAAAGCTCCTACTTTTCTTTTTTTAGCTGTTTCATTTTGATTATTAGTATTAGCTTCGTCAATATCATTATTATTATTATAAATTTCATCTGCATGTAATTGTAGTACTCTTTTACAATACAATCTTAAACTTCTTTCATCCTTTTCAGCTAGTGATTTTAATTTATCAGCTAATTCTATTGGAATAGGTATCTGTAAATTATAAGTATCCTTTTTTATAAAAATCCCCTCCTTTTATAGCTCATTTAGTTTAATTATATTTCAATTGGTATATAATTACAATGCAAATTTAATATAAATTATATATACTATTAAACTATAATTGTAATACAACATATACTACAATCGTAAAGAAAGTTATATTACAATTTGTTTTCCATTTAATTATAAATTTTAATATAATTTATATGCAATTGCATATTAAATATTAATAATTTTTATAAAAACCATACATACACTACTTAAGTTTGAAAATTATTTTATAAAACTTATCATTTTAGATTGATTTTCTGGAGTATAGTGTCTACGAAAATTGATATGAAAAATTATATAAATTACTATATATTTTTCTATAAAATAGGCATATTTATATGTTTTAATCTTGAATAAATTGCATGAAGTATATTTTGTTTGAATTGTATTGAATTTTAAGTAAAAAATGATAACTTGATAGAATTAAAATTTTGTCTATAGGATTTTGAGATGTTCAAATTTAAAACATACACTATTTAAAATTATTTTATAACAATTATAGTTGATTTATAGGATATAATATATATTTTATATAGTTCATATAAATTAAAATAAAACATACACCCCATGTTCATGCTTTAGCCTTATAACATAGGTTCAAAACATAGATGGGGCTATTTTTTTATCATGATTAATGAAAAATAAGTATTGAATTAACACTGTTTTATAATACTCGGAGACGGTTTGAAATTGTTCATGAGTGTATGTTTAAAAATTTGAATTAGTGGTGTAATTTTGTATAAATGTTTATTTTAAGGGCCGAATGGAATTTGGGATGTAGAAGAAAAAGGACTACAAAATGATAATGAATATCATTTGATACTAAAGTCTAAAAATAGCCCCCTTTCTTCTATTTTTAGGGTCAACGTCGTATAATCATCTTATTATACGACGTTATTAATGTATGTTAAGAAAAGAAATTACTTTGTTAAAAACGAATAAAAAGGTACTAAATCTTACTTTTTATTAGAAATAATAATTTATGTTATTTTAAAGATGATAGCATGAGTTATTATTTTTTGTGTTCATTATTAAATAAAAAAGCTTATAGAAATAGAACTCTTACATTATTAGCTTAATATTATAACTACATTATTAGCATCTATCACACTACATTAAATTCGCATACTATAGTAGATATAAAAAATAATTCACACAATTATGTACTCATAAGCTAGTGATATCAATATGATAAGCAATATTTTTACAAGGACAATAACTAAATAAAATATATAAATATAATAGAACATATTGACAAAAATTGGAAAGTAATGTATTATTAAATCATCAATTAAATAAAATCAAAAGGAAGTGTGACAAATGAAAACTTATAATGACACAAGTTGATTAGAATACGACAATTAGCTGTATATAACATTAACTATTATGTTATAATAATAAAAGGAGCGTGGTCGTGATGGATGAAAAGATACTAGAGTTATTACAGAAAATGGATAGTAAACTTAATGGAATTGAAAATGAATTAAAAGAAGTAAAAACAGATATGAATACTAGATTTGATAGTATAGAAAATAGGCTTGACAGTATTGAAAAGAAACAAGATATACTATATAATCAATCTATTTCAACAGCAGAGGAAATGACTTCTATTAAAGATAACTTTGATGTGGTTGACATTAAGTTAAATGCAATAGAAACTAGAGTAATTAAGATTAATAGAAAGCTAAATGGAGCAACCGACCAAGTCGCTAGAAATATGGAACAATTAGAAGAAATAAAAATAAAATTACAATAATACATAAAAAGTACTTGACATTTTGTTAAGTACTTTTATATTTTTAATTTTTCCGATGACTCGCATATTGATATATATATCTATATAAGTATGCAGGTCATCGGATTTTTTTGATATGGTTATATTATAATACATTCTACACAATATAATATATTATACAAGCTATTTAAATCTATTCTAAGCGTATTGTAATGTGATTGCCTTATGTTTGTACCTTTAGTTTTTAAAATCGAATATAAAAAATAAGCTAGATATATATGTCTAGCTTACAGTAGTTTTTTTAATGTATTTATTTGTTCTTGTACTATTGTTTTACTTTTAGTGTCTAACTCTCTATAATTATCTAATAGTTTGACTTCTTCTTCTTCAAGTTGTATATTTTCTCTATTATCTGTAAGACAAGTTATATAGTCTAATGATACATCATATAATTTTGCTAACTCTTTCAATGTTTTTATATCTGCATCCCTTTTGTTGTTTTCATATCTACTGATTGAAATATCTGAAACATTTATAATTTGTGCTAACTCTTTAATTGTGTAGCCTTTTTCTTTTCTTAGTTCTCTTAATCTATCACTAATCATTTTATCACCTCTTTATATTTATTATAATATCATATATATTTATTAAGAACAATCAGTTATATATCCAATCGGTCGTATATCTAAATATATTAACATCCGTTTAGATATATTTTTTATTAAATTATAAAAATAAATATTGACAATATATCCGTTTGGATATATAATTAAATCATAGCAAGGGAGAACAAGAAAACACAAAGCCACCTCTCAAATGAAGTAACAGGCAAAGAACCTTCTTAAAACTCTAAAGCTAATATCTTAAAGGATTCTATTAAAAAATATTAAACTACTATTAAAAAATTACTACCTTTAAGTTGACCTTTTAAATGGTGTGAATGGTGAAAGGCACACAACACAAATATTACACATAGTTTTTTCTTCATTTTTTAACTACAAAAATGAATTAGTCATACCAGTTGGTGAGGTGTTCCCAACATTAAGTAAATAAAATTAATAAAGGTTTCCAATTAAAGCCTACAAAAAATTGAGGTATCAACTTAGTTGCTTCTATAATGGCACTCAATACAATTTAATATGACATAGCAGTTGTGAGGTACTGCGTTATAAAAAGTACTAAAGATTGAGCATTAAAATTATAGTTTGTACTGCTTGACACCTACATGGTTATAAACTATCTAATATTTACTAGTATAATTTAAACTATTTATTAGATTATTTTAGTAAGTGTTAGAATACAACACTTAAATTATGATATAATAATAAAATAGGAGTGTGAACGGCATGGATGAAAAAATATTAGAATTATTACAAAAAATGGATACTAGATTTGACAGAATCGAAAATAGACTAGATAGTATGGATGGTCGTTTTGATGGGATTGAAAACCAACTTAGTGATTTAAAAGAAGGACAAGAAGAAATTAAAAAGAAACTAGACTTAACTTATAATCAAGTTGCTAGAAACATGGAAGGTATAACAGAAGTTGGAGAAAAAATAGACACTTTAAAAAATGACATGAACTTTGTAGAAATGGCTACATCTAAAAATTGGAATGAAATAGCAAAGTTAAAATCAATTAAATAGGAGTAGATAAAATGGATGAGAAAACATTAGAATTGCTACGAGAAATACAGGAAAGTATTAAAATTTTAAATGACAAGCTTGACGAATTTGATTATACACAAGATAAAATAAAATCTAATGTTGAGGGACTTTTAGAATGTTTTAGTCGTATTGATTTTAGAATTGAAGACCTAGAAAATGGTCAAACCTCATTGTATACTAAGCTTGATATAGTGCAAAATGAAACAGCAAAATCAATTAAATAGTAATACATAAAAAGACACTTGAATTATTGAGTGTCTTTTCTACAAGCTCTTAGTATGGTATTATTATAGAATAATAATATTGGAGGAGACAAAGTGAAATTATATCTATTAAGAGAAATAAGAGAAGAAAAAAAATACTCTCAAGAAGACGTTGCAAGAGGTATAAACATTTCATTGCGTTCTTATGTAAGAAAAGAAAAAGGAGAACGTGAATTTTCAATATCTGAATTTGAACGATTAATAACTTTTTTAGACATTGATGCAAATACTTTATTAGAAAAATACTAAAAATTTTTACAAGAATATATGACCAAATAGACTTGACAATATGGTCTTTGTGAATTATAATTAAATTAAGAAAAGGGAAAGCTTTAAATAAATATATGACCAAACGGTCATAGAATAATATAAAAAGGGAGGATATAAAATGCTAAATATATACATAACTAATTTAGGGAAATATAACGAAGGTGAACTAATAGGGGAATGGGCTGAACTTCCAGTAAACGAGGAAGAATTAGAAGAAATATTAGATAGAATAGGGATAAATGAAGAATATGAGGAGTATTTCATAACAGATTTTGAAACAGATATAGAAGGGTTAGAAATAAGTGAACATAGCAATATAGAGCAACTGAATGAATTAGCAATGAAACTTGAGAGGTTAGAAGAATATGAGATTGAAGAGTTAAAAGCTTTACTTGAACGTGGATACATTGATTTTTACGACATGATTGAAAGTGATATTTGTAGCTTGTCAGATAATTATACTTTTATACAACTTGACGACAGGTCACAATTGGATGATGAAAATTTAGGACGTAGTTACATAGAAGAAATATATTGTGGTGATTTATCTTATATAGAAAATATTGCTTACTACTTTGACATAGAAGCATTTTCAAGAGATTTACGTTTTGATAAAGACATGATTATTGAAAATTTATACGAAGAAGATATAGAATATTATGAAAATATGACAGATATTGAATTTGCAGAGAATTATATTGAACGATTAGGAGATATTGAAGAGTTAAGTCAAGAAACACTTGAAAGATACTTTAATTATGAGCTATATGGAACTGACTTACGTTATGAGAATATTTGTATAGCATCAAATTATTTAGCTATAGTTTCTTAAATAAAAAGTTTTAGGGCGTTCTTTAAAAACGCCACTTCCAATAAAAAATTGAAAGGGGAATAAAATTATGAAAAAATTAATAATCAAGATAAAATCATTGTTTAAAAAGGATTTAGATAGTAGCTATTGGAGTACTACAGAAAGTATTATTTTAAAATGTGGAAACAGCAATCAATTAAAATTATTGAAACAATCTAATAAATTATAAAGGGGGATTATTAAAAATGAAAATAAATAGCAAAATATCAAATGTAGTATGGGACATAAAAACAAAAGAGTTAAATAAGCAGGATATACTTTTTATAGAAAATTTCAACCCAACAATATATCATAATGATGTTGATTGTTACCTGTGGTCACTTGATGAAAAACTACCAAGTGGTGTATGGTTGGAAAATATAAAATTTAATAATGAAATAACAGAAGCTAAAGCTATTGTTTTATAAAATTCAATTCTTAAGATAGATGTAAAATATTAGGAGGGTTAAAAATGATAAATTATTCTAAATATATGACTGCAACAGATTTAATAAATATATGTGACATTTTAGAAGGTGAAACAATAGGAGAAGCAGGAACTTATAATTCCTTAAGTACTAGACTAGGAAACTTAATCGGATTAGATTGGGCTTTAAAAGGAGAAGAATTGAGACAGCAATTAATACAAAATATTAATAATATGATGTATTTAGATAATGAAAATAAAATTCAATATAAAGAATTTTAAATAAAAAATAATTAATTTATAGGAGGAAAATAAAATGAATAAAATAATCGTATTTTATGATATAGAAGGGAATCCAGTTTTCCAAATACTTGTAAGAAATGTAAAAAAATATACTAGACAAAATAGAATATTTAAATTGGTTGATAGTTTTATTAAAAAAAATATAAATAATATTAATTTAAATGATGGGAAAATATATGATAGCTCTAGTTGGATAATTTTTACTATATCAAAAACAGGACATTATAAATTAAAACTTAATCTTGATATAGACTATGATATATTAATTAAAAAGTTAGATATCAAAAAAAGTAAAAGAGAAAGTAATTCTAAAACAGAGAGAGAATTATTTTATATAGGAACAGGATGGTGTAAAAGAAAAGAAATATACAATTTACTAACTAGACAAAATCAAATTGGATACGAAGATTATGATACTTTAACAATAGATGGCGATGTTTATATAAGAACATATAATGAAAAATGTAGAACAATATTACTTCATAGTAATTATCAAAAAATATTAAAAGAGATATAAATAAAATTCAACTTTTAATATAAATGGAGGGTTTAAAATGAATAAGTATTTAATTGGTTGCATAGGTAATTGCTTAAGAAGTATGAAAGCAATAAAAACTAGATTTTTTTTAATAGATAATAATAACATTGAGGATGTCACACTAAAGTTGTGTAAAGGAGTAGAGCATATAGCACCATTTAGATATAAATATGGATTAGCAAATTATAGTTTTGGTTGTGGTTTATCTCATTATTTAGATACATATAATTTAAACACTGTAAATGGATTAGATTTGAATAATACACATTTAATAATGCTTACTTTAAATGATTTAAAAAATATAGTAGGGTGTAAAACTGTCTTTGATATAGATGTAGAAGAAAAACTATTAAACTATATAAAGAGTTATTACAGATGAAAATACAAGTACTTAAAATATTAATTTTAATATAAAATTAGGAGGGCGTAAAAATGGAAAGAAGATATAGAACAAAAGAGGAAACAATTGGATACTTTAGAATAATAGCATCTAGTTATAAGAAAGATGCAGATATAAATAATAATGAAGTAGCAAAGGGACAAGTTGAAGCATGGGAGATGGCAGCGTTTGAGCTGGAAAGAATTACTAAAACAAAAAAAGAAATAGTTAAATATTTTAAACAATTAGAGTTTGAACGTGAGAGAGATGCATATAGAAATGAGGACGAAATAGCAAAAGAACAAGCAGAGGTGTATGGATTGGTAGCGTTTCAGATAGAAAGAAATATGAAATAACAACATTTAAATACAAATTGGAGGTTTAAGCATGAATGAGTATATTTTGATAAGTTATACAAAAGGTAAAGGAGCTTGTGACCACTGTGGAAGAACTATAAAAAATATAGCTACAATAAAAAATAATGTTACAGGAGAAGTTTTTCATGTTGGATTAACATGTGTAGAAAAAATAATGAAATTGAATGTTACATTTTACAAAGCATTGTCGAGAGAGATAAAAAAACATTACAAATGTATGGAGTACTACAGTAAGGGTTTAGATATAGAGACAAATCTTAATAAAATAGTGAAGAATAATACTAAATACAAAGAAGGTTCTTATGCTTATAAATCTAATGAACAAATGTTAGAAGATGCAATTGCGGAAGTGGCTTGGTCTTTGGCTCGTATGATAGATAGTTGTATGAGAATGAATAAACTTAGTAAGTCTGGATTGATAGATATAGATATATTAAACAGTTTGTTTATCAAGTATAAGGAATATATGAGTAAATTTGATGAAAATTACAATAAAAACAAATATAAATATAAAAGTTGTTATACTATGAAACCTTTAAAAGTAATATTAGATGAAAATGAAGATTTAAAAGAACTATATAAAAGTATGCAATAAATGTATGTAGGCGATGAATTAATGACAATGAATTTTATATAGATGAGGATTATATTTTATATAAAAGAGTGTCATATCTTTAATATAGGACATGAAGTAATAAAAGAGTTTAAAATTATATTTTTAATATGATATATGAGTTATCAAATCGCTATTGTTATAGCTATATTATTATAATTCAAATGATAATGATAGTGATTTGATAAAAGGGTTTTAAAGATTATAAAAATCAAAAGGTATAAATACATTAAGATGATTTTCAAACAGCTTATAGAGGCTTGTACGGGGTCATAATCATAAACTAGGAGGGTGTAAAAATGAAATTCAAAAATATAGCTATGGGAATGTTATTAGGTTTAATTATTGTTGGAGTTGCAGGAGCAACAAAAGTTAAGGCTGCCGAATTAGATAATTTTTATGTAGAAACTACCGACAGAGTTGTAGAAATATTAGAAGATGAAAGTGTAGTTTTATATGATACTAAAGAGCAAGTTTATAATTTCTATCCAGTTTGTCTAGGTGACTGGAACTATAGCTTTAAAAATAAAAAAGATTTAGATAGAGCAGTTGCAACTTACAAAGAGCTGTCAAACAATATAAGTCACTCAAAGGATGTATATGTGATTAATAAGTTAAATAACAATGGAAACATTAAAGTATTTTTAAGTGATGGAAGTTCAATTGTATATATAAAAAATGATAATAAATATTATTTTTATCCTTCTTGTATGGGTGATTGGTATTTAACATTAGATAGTAAAGTTGATTTAATTAACTGTATAAAATTTTATATAGGAGAATGATATTATGATATGTTATATAAAAGATATACATAAAATAAGTTTGTATGATGCATTTAGATGGCATACAGCTGGATTAACATTTATTATTAAAGATGGTAAATTAAAAGGTTTTACAATAGAATAAAATTTTATAAAAATATTTATTTGATACAAAAATAATTCACTATTGATTGCTATAATAAAAGTATATTAAATAAATATACAAATCTAAACTTTAGAATATACTATTATTCTAAAGTTTAGAAATATAAGGAGGTATAAAAAATGGAAACTTTATTAGTAAAAAATTTATTAAAAGAATATAAATTATGGCAAGGTGGAGAACATAGACGAATTTACATAAATAAAGTTCCTTCTAAAATTGATTTCAAAGAGTTTATTAAAAATAATGATTTTGGAATTGGACTAGGAGAGGGACTAGGAATAACTAAGATAGCACAGCGTGTTGAAAATTCTGGTAATATTTCTGAATTAAAAATTTATTATGATTGTAACAATAAAAATTTTTACTTCATAAAACAATACTCAAATGTGTTAAAAAAATTCATAGATTTGCTTACTGATGAAATAATTGAAATATATTCAAAAGAAATTTATAGAGAAGATAATGTCAGTCAAGAAATAAAAGAAAATTCATTTAATGTATTAACGTTAAATGGTTCTGAAAAACAAGTTGAATTGGCTAATGAAATAAGAGATAATGTTTTAAATTTTGTTGACGAACTAGAAAAGATTAAAATGAAAAAAATAGAAGACGGAGATTATAAAGTAAAAGACAAGAGCATAGAAGAAATGACAGAAAAATGTAAAAGAAAGTTTAAAAGAATAAAAGAAGAAATGAGAAGTATAGAAAGTGCTAAATTCTTTATAGATAATTTCAAAGATATTTTAGAACATAATTCTTTAGAGCAAAAAGCATTTCATATAAATCAGACATTAAAAGATTCTCAATTTGCAGAAGAAAGTAAAATATGGAGCTTACTGGAATATGAAACACAAGTACCACACAAATTAAAAAAGGTTAAAGATTATAACATAAGTTATGAAGAAGCTAAGAAGATAGCTAGAGAAATAAAATTTAACAACGCATGGGCTAATGAGATAAAAGAAAATGTACTTAAAATAGTTGAAATATTTGATGAAATAATAAAACAAGTTCCTAATGCAAGTACGGAAAAAACAAAAGAACTTATTATAGAGACATTAATACAAGAAAATCCAAGATATTTCATAAATGGATTTAAAGAAATTAAAGAATCTAAAGTTGAAAGTATTAGAAAAATAGAAGAAATATCAAGAAAAATAGAATTAATATGGCATTTATTTTATAGAGGAGTAAATTGTTAAAAATTTTGGATTGGTACAAATATAGTTCACCAACAGATATTATAATTAAAATAAAAAATAATTGGAGGTTTAAAACATGAATATAGATTTTAGTACAATATTAGATTTAAAAGTTAATAAAGAGAATGTTAAAATGATAGAAAAAGAGATTAATAAAATTAACAATGATATATTTGATATAAGTCTTAAAGATTGTGCTAACTGTCACGTAGGATGCGTTAAAGAAACAGCTGGAAAGAGTTTAAAAATTGAAACATGGGGTCATGGTGAAATTAACAGTAAAATAGGAATAAGATTGAGATTTAATTTTTATTATTCAAAAAGCGACAAAGTAGACATAGAAAATATAGAAAACATTTTAATATATGTAAATAGCTTGTGTAGCAAAAATGTAGAAAGTGACCTTATAGCTAATGTAAGACCTAAATTTTATAAATTAGAAGGGAAATATTCTACACGTGTTGAAAAATGTGAAATTAGACACGAATTAACAGGCATAAACAAGCAGGAAATTAAAGAATTTTTAGAGTATCTTACAGAAATTGAAAAGAGCGAAAGAACTTTTATATATAAAAATAATTAAAAAATGGAGATGGCTAAAATGGAAAATAAAATAATAGAATTTTTAGAAGAAATGGAAAATTTAAAAGGGCAAGAGTTTAATATAATAGAATTTGACAATGAAATACAAGAATTATATGCTAGAGCAGTAGAAAGAACAAGTAGTTGGGACTTTTTTACATCTGGAGATATAAACGAATATTTAAATGTAGGAAGCTATACATATTGCGGATTAGGCGAAGATTATGACTTAGACATAAATATTGAATTTGAAGTGGTAGAAAAAAACGAGGAAGATGTTTGTAGTTCTATAATAAAAATAATAAATATAGAGAAATTATAAAGAGGTGAATTGATATGCAAAAATATTTTAAAGAAGAGTGGCATTATATACCTGATTTTAGATTTAAAATAGAAAATATAGAAAATTGCACAATTAAAGTTAATGATTTAAAGGTAGATATGAAAATGAGTCAAGATTTTAGATTTAAAGGATATATAGAATATACTATATATATACCATATAACCATAAAATTTTTACAAGAGAGTATGATGAAATTTTAGACTTAGAGCAGCTTAGTGAATGTGAACAATTTTGTGACGAATTATCAGAACTTAGAGGTAAAGTTGAAGAAGGTATTGAGCAGTATCTAAAGGATAAAAATAAATTAGTAGAAATAGAATACTAGGTGTAATTAAATTTATTTTCAAAAACTATAAAATAGAATTTAAAAATAGGAGGAATTAAGATGAATTATAAAAAAATAAAAAGATTTTTAAAAATAATAGATAAGAATATAGATAAAATAGAAGAAGAAGCTATAAAAGTTTATAAGGAAAGTTTTTTAGCAGAAGATAATACTATAAGAATATATATAAATTTAGAAGGTAAAGTTGAAGCTATATCAGTTCATAACTCGCTTAAATATGTAGAAGATATTTATGAAAGAGAAATTTTTATTTGTGAATTAAACAAAGAAAAAATAAGTGTTAATGAATTACTAGGAGAACCTTGTTACTTAAATGATTATGAAGAATTTGAAAAATGGTGTAAAATTAAAAATGAAGATTTGGATTGGGAAAGTTATAAAAAATTCAACAAAGACAGCTTTGACGAATTAATTGAAAGAAATCTAGAAGATAGTTTGTCAGATTTTTCAGAAGAAATAAAAAAGAATATTGAAAATCGTAAACAAGAATTGCAAGTAATAGTTGAAAGAAGTATAGAAAATTATTATTATCATGATATTATTCTTTTTAATAATTTGCTTAATAATAATTTGCTTAATAATAATTGATTTAACTTGTGTATTAAATCGCAATAAAATAATAAGAGAAGTATCAAAAGAAAATTAAATGATGAAAAATGTTATAAGACAAGCTATACTTATAATGTACAATATGAAAAATTGGAGGAATAAATATATATGTTTAAAATAGAAGTAGGAAAGAAATTAGAAGCAGAAATACCAGTTGGCTTGAGTATTAATTTTAGTGAAACTGGATTTACAGCTATATTTAAATTAGATAATTTATCAGACAAAGAAATAATTGAATTTCGAAAAGGTAATTTAAGAATAGATGTATCTTTTTTAGACAAAATTATTTTCTTCGTATTTACAAATACAATGGGTATAGGAGATGCAGATATACCATTTACAATTCATTTATCTAAATGTAAAGAATTTCAAGAACTTGAAGAAAATGAAGGATATGCAATGGATTTAATGTTAGTAGAAGCTAACAACAATATTGTAAAAGGTTTCAGACGTGTTGGACTTAATACAAACACATCTAAATATTTAAAAAAATGTGCTATGGAACAACTAGAATATGATTTTAATATGGATGAACATATGAGAAGGGTTAAAGAAATACAAAGAAAATACAACTCAAGAGAAATAAAAAAATTATCAGGAGCATATTCTAAGTTTGAAAGAAAGCAGTAATCAAAGTATAAATTATATATTTTAATTAGTATAAACAACAATAAAATATGCTTTTATCAGGTCTGCATTTAAATAATGCAGACTTTTAAACAGAAGGAGTTTATGAAGATAGTTAATATATAAAAAGTAATAAACATAGATAGTTATTATTACTTTAAAGTATTTTGGGGGTTAATATGAAAAAAGAATTATTGGCTGGTTCATGTAATTTAAATAAAAAGGAACAAACACTAGTCGGACATATTAAAGATTTATTTAAAGTATTAGAATCTATATTAGATATAGATTTGTATTCAGGTAAAGATATAGAAATACTAAAGATATGTTGTGTTTTGCACGATTTAGGAAAGATTAATTTAATCACACAGCAAAAAATAGAAATTAACAATAAAATATCATCTAGTTCTTTAAAAGAAGAAATCAAAAAATTAGAATTTGAAAAAAAATCTTTAGAAAAGATAGCGAAACATAATGTGTTTTCTGGAGCATTTTTGAAATCAATATTAGAAAAAATGAACTTGTCAGAAGAAGATGAATTTTATATATATAAAAGCATAATGCTACATCATGGAAATTATATAGATTATATGAAATTAACTACTAGTAAAGTACAAGAAGAAATTTATAAGTATATTGATGATGGAATTTTAGAAAACAAAGAATCATTTAATCTGAAAGATATAGAAGATTGTATAAGTGAAATTTTAAATATAGATTTTAAATTTAATGAGGATGTACTGGATTATGATTATTTAGATAAATTAAGTGAAAAAATGGTTATAGAGAGTGATTATGATAATGGTCAAATAGATGACTCAATTTTAAATCAAAGAAGAGCTAAATATATTTTGTATAAAGGTATGCTGAATTTAATAGACCATGTTGCACAAGGCACAAATAAAGATATAAAATTTTATAATGATTTTACTGATAAAGAAATTGATGAAATGATTTTAAATGATATATATAATAATCATGATAATTTAGAAAAAAATAATATAGAGTTCAATACTATACAAAAAAAGATGAGAAAATTTTCTGAAAAAAATGTTCTGACTGTTGCATTTACTGGGTCAGGAAAAAAAGTTGCTGATTGTAGAAAGAATTTTAAAAGAAAATTATTTTTAGTTCCAAATCAATTTTCATCCGAAAGTTTTTACATAAAAAATATATTTAAAAATGATTATCTTGGATTACTTAATGGAGATATAAATTTATATTCATATAGTGAAAATTATAATGAACAAGATTGTGAAGTAACTTTAAGAGATATAGATTTGAGTTTGAATCTTTGTAAACCATATTTAATTGCAACCATTGACCAATTATTATTAAGTATGTTTAAGTTTCCAGGGTATGAAAAGATATTTGCAGCTGTAAAAAATGCATCTATAACTGTTGATGAAGTTCATTTATTGAATCCAAAGATGTTTTTAATTTTAATATATTTTATACAGTTTGCATGTAAGTATTTAAATGTTGATTTTCACTTAATGGCAACTATGCTTCCAAAATCATATAAAGAGCAAATGATAAGCAAGGGAATTATTTTTCAAGAAGAATGTAATGAAAATATCACTGATAAAGGGGAGATAGTTTTTATTGAGAGCAACAAGGAAGAAGATATTTGTGAAGGTAAAAATGTAAAGGTTTCTTTTATAAAAGAAAAAGAAATCAAATCAATAGTTGAAAATGCTTTAGAAAAGAAACAGAGAATTTTAATAATAAAAAACACTATTGATTCAGCTAATAGCACATATAAGCTTTTAAAAGAAAACTTATCAAATAAATATAATGATGCAGATATAAATGTTTTGCATGATAGGTTTAAATTTAAAGATAAAGAAGAAAAATATAATAAAATATTTGATGAAAAGGGTGATGTTTGGATATCTACTCAAGAAATATCATTAGACATAGATTTTAATATAGTAATAAGTGATTTAGCAACTATGGATAGTTTAATACAAAGAATGAGTAAATGTAATAGTAATGATAAATGTGAATATGGGAATTTTTATATTCTGCCTAGTAAAGATGAAATTTATGACGACAAACTTAAGAATACAACTAAATCTATTTTAAATAAAATATTAAAGACAGAATCTATTTTTACGATGAGTATTAGAAAAAATATTTTGAATGAATATTATGATAATAGTGTAGTTAAAAAATATTTTGAAGATAGTTTTATAAATTGTGATAATGAAATTAAGAATATTTTTGGTATGTATAAAGCTGATTTCGATGGTTTGGATTTAATATTTAATTTTGAACCTTATAAACATATTGTTGATAATGAGAGCGAAGCATCTAAGCTTTTTAAAGCTACTGATACAAACTGTAAAATTATTCTCGAGGAAGATTTTTATCGAGAAGATATAGATTTACAACGTGACTCAATTCAAGTGTCAGGATTTATATTTAATAGATTGTGTTACTTGAAATTAATAAATAAATTAGAAGGATATATGGTACTAAAATCTAGTAATAAGTTAAAGTATAACAGCACTTTAGGGTTAATTTTGTAGTAAGTATATAAAGTCAATATACTAAATTACAGCATATTGACTTTATCGTTTACTTATTAATAGATGTAATATTGTAAAAAAATGATATAGTTTAGAAAGATATGTAGATTAAACGTAGAATTAAAAGATTAACATAGTATGACAATCATAATCTCGTGTAGTATACTTAAATTAGAGGTGAGTATATGACTTGGAATGATTTAAAAAATAATGATATAACATATATAGTTGAATATATTAATAGTAAGTTAAATGATAGTAAGAGTTTGACTAAAGTTGCTATAGAGCTTGGTGTATCTGAAAGTAGTATAAGAAAATATCTCACTAAAAGAGGTTATAAACGTATAAATGATGAGTATGTGTTTATTGGTGACAATAGTATGACAAAGGTAGTAAACAACAGACAACAGAGTAATAATGATAATAGATTTAATATGACAATAGAAGATGACAACAATCACAACATAGTAATTGACAACCAATTTAAAAATAATATAATCTCTTTAGCAAAAGACTATGATAAAATACAAGATGTATTAAACTGGTTTGAGAATAAAGAAGATACAAATGTAATAGAAATTGTACAGGATGGTATTAAAATTGATTTACCTTCAAAAGATGCTATAAGGACTACAGTTAGGTTGAATAAAGATGCATGGAACTTATTTGATGAGTTTTGTGAAAAATTTAGAGAGTTTAATAAATCTGATTTGATGAGCATGGCATTATTAGAATACATAAAGAAGTATGGTCAATAAAAATGACAATAAAATCGTAGTTTTTAATTTAATATCTTATCAAAAAAATTTTTATATTTTGATAAGATTAATTAAACTAAATAAAATATAAAATTACTTAAAAATATTGACAACTAAATAAAATAGGTATATGATATAAATATAAAATAAAAAGGATGTGATACATATGACTGGAATAGAAGCTCTAGAAGAATTTTTATTAAATTTAAAGTTATATAATGATAGAGATGAGAAAACAATAAAAGCATATAGAGCTGATGTAAAAGAAGGCATAAGGTATTTATTTAAAAAAGAAAATTGTACAATGGAAGAACTTGATAAAATACTTTTTACAGATATACAAGAAAAATGGCTTATCTTATTAAAAGAAAAAGGAATGAAAGCAGCTACAATAAACAGAAAAAGAGCATCATTTAAAGCTTATTGTGGCTTTCTTAGAGCTAAAGGTAAAATTAAAGATAATCCCGTTAGCTACGTTAAAAAATTACAAGATAAAGTTCAATTTGAGAAAAAGATATTAACTAAAGATGAAATTATTAAATTATTAGAAACTATGAATAAATTATATGTTGATAATAAAAACTATAATACTTGCAGAGATAATTTGATTATAAACATACTTATTTTTACTGGTATGAGAATACATGAAATAGAAAAAATGAATATAAAAGACATAAATTTCTCGAATGGAGATTTTGAAGTGATAGGGAAAAGAAAATTAAAAAGAAATGTAGGTTTAAATGAACAAGTATTAAAAATGTATAGAGATTTTTTATACTTTAGAAACCAAATCGAAGGTAAAAAAGATAATAAAGATAGCACAAATGCTTTGTTCTTATCTAAAAATAATGAAAGATTAACAACAAGGTCAATAGAAAGACTTGTAAAAAAAGCATTGAAGTTAGCTGGATTGCCTCATGTAACACCGCATAGTTTTAAACATAGTTTTGTTTCATTAATGTCTGAAACAGGAACAAAATTGGAAGAAATAGGAAAGTTTACAGGTAATAAAAGTATACAGACAATGTATAAATATTATATGCATCAAGACAAAGAGAGTAATACAAAAAAAATGACTGAAAATAATCCAATATATAAATTATTAAAAGTGGGAGATGTTAATTAATATTAAAAAATTATAGAACAATTAAGCTAAATAAAACATAATAATATGTACTTATAGATTATGTTGTACTATAATTTATTATATATGCTTAAAAAGGGAGTGAATTAAAAAATGGTTAATAAATTAGAAAGTACAATAAGAGAGGAAGAAGTAAGACGTAACAGAATAAATGGATACTTAGAAGAGTTTATAACTAAAGCTAAAATAGATAAAATAAGTAATTTAAATGAACAAAATATAGATAGTTTTATAAAAGGAAGATTAATAGGAGAATCTACTACAACTGTATATACTAATTTAAGAATTTTAAGAGAGATATTAAAAGAAAATAATTGTAATATTAGTATAGATACTAACAAATACACAGATATGATAAAATTTAATGCCAATAAATATTTTACAAGAAACCAAATAAAAAATATATGTAGTGCATTTTTAAATGCTCAAGATAAATTTATAGTATATGCTCTCTTTGAAGGTATCATGGGAAAAGATTATATAGAATTAAGATATTTGAAAGTGTCAGATATAGCAAAAGATTATTCATATATAGACCTTCCAGACAGAAGATTTATTTGTGATGATTATATGAAGGAAATATTAGAAGATGTTATTGTAGAAGATTATTATACTAAAAGCGAAATAAAGGGAAGTAGTAAAGAAACAGAATATAAATTTAACATGGATTGTGAATATATAATAAAAACTAGACCTACCAAATTAACTGATAATGGTATGAAGGCTATTAGTAAGAATGGAATACAAAATAGGTTAAAAACTTTATCAGTAGCATTTTCAGATTTAGACATACATCTGACTGGTAAGACTTTACAAAAATCAGGGATAATATACGATATGTATGAACAAGAAGCTTATGAGTGTGTATCTTGGTCTATTCCTGAAATAAAAAAATATTTAGAGTTAAAATGCTTGAAAGGTGATGCAAATAATATCTATAAAGCATATCATCAGAGGTATCATAATTTAAAGACTAATCGAGAATAAAAATCTTTTTGTCAACCGCCAATTACCCTAAAGGGTAGTAGCTTGCAAAAGCTAGTTGAATAGCCTAAGTTTTAACTACGTTATGTAAGAATATATAGGTACTTTAGGATACTTCTCTAGTCCTAAACTCTACGGTATATCATTAAACATCACTGATGGTAGGTGAAGTGTGGTATATTTAAAACCTTTCATAACATTGGCGAAGAGAGCTTACCACCGTAAGGTGAGGTTAAATTATCTGAAAGGATTATACTATGGTATATGTAATTAATTTTGAAGGAAAGCCATTAATGCCTACTACTAATGCAAAGGCTAGAAAATTATTGAATCAAAAGAAAGCTACTGTTAAAAAAGTTAATCCATTTATTATACAATTACTGTATAAGACAGATACTGAATATATTCAAACTATAACATTGGGGATAGATAGTGGATATTTAAATATAGGATTTTCAGCTATAACAGATAGTAAAGAATTAATAGTTGGAGAAGTAAAATTGCTTCAAGGTATGAAAGATAGATTATTAGAAAAAAGTCAGTATAGAAGAATTAGGAGACAAAGATTAAGATATAGAAAACCTAGATGGAACAATAGAAAAATAAGACAAGGATGGTTAGCACCAAGTTTACAACATAAATTGAATACCCATCTTAAATTTATAGATTATCTTAATTCTATATTGCCTATCAGAAATATAGTATTAGAGGTTGCTAATTTTGATATACAAAAAATCAAGAATCCTGATATATCTGGTGTAGAATATCAACAGGGAGAACAAATGGGTTTCTGGAATGTTAGAGAATATGTACTTCATAGAGATGGACATAAATGTCAAAATCCTAATTGTAAGAATAAGAGTAAAGAACAAATATTAGAAATTCATCATATTAAGTACAAGAGTGAGGGTGGTTCTGATGCTCCTAGTAATTTAATAACTTTGTGTAATAAATGTCATACATCTCCTAATCATAAAAAGGGGAAATTTTTGTATGATTGGTGTGAAAATGGTAAAAAGGTCAGAGGTTTTAGAGATGCTACATTTATGTCAATGATAAGATGGTACTTATTGGAACAGTTGAAAGAAAAATATACTAACATTAAAGCAACTTATGGTTATTTGACTAAAAATCATAGAATTGAACATGGTATAGAAAAAAGTCATTTTAATGATGCTTTTGCTATAGCTAAAGGTGTTAATCAAGTTAGAAATTTAGAAATATTTAAAGTTGAACAGTCAAGATTAAATAATAGAAGTCTTGAAAAATTCTATGATGCTAAATATATAGATAATAGAACTGGTGAGAAGGTTTCCGCAAGTGAACTTAATTGTGGAAGAAGGACTAGAAACAAGAATTTAAATTCTGAAAATCTTAGAATGTTCAGAGGTCAGAAAATATCTAAAGGTCAAAGAAGAATAAGGAAGCAAAAATCATTGTATCAGCCAAATGACTTGATTAAATATAATGGAAATGTTTATACAGTTAAAGGTAGTCAGAATGAGGGTAAATACATAGCTTTAAAAGAAATCAAAAAAGTACCAAATGTAGAACTAATTAAGCCATATATCTTTAAGAAGGGGTTAAATTGGAGTCATGGATTATCTTGGTAGAAATCATTTTAAGTATTTGTTATTAGTACATCTGATATTTGTATGTAAATACAGAAAAACTTTTTGGTCATATGGATGCTTTGCTTATAATATAGGAAATGTTTCTAAAGAAATGATTGAAAAATACATACAAAGTCAGGGATAGGCTTACATCCACTAATCTAAAGGTATAGTGGTTTATGCCATAATTTATAAAAAGATTCAACAAATCTATAAAATCAAAAACCAAAAAAATAAAAATAATTTTAGAAAAAATATACAGAACGGTTGTTCGATATGATATAATATAAATATAATGGGTTAGAGAGGAGAAGCAGATGAGTATAATAAAAGCGACAAATAAATTTCAGGGAAATTCATTGGAGAAGAATGAGCAGCGTGTTGAAATGATTAAAATAACAAAAGATGATGCTGATTTGCCAATTAAAATTAAAAAACTTATAAAGTACATAGAAGAAAAGGATTTAGAAAAAATTCAATATGTCATAGAAAATATATTGTTTTTTGAAATAGTTTCATTTGATATAATAATTAAGTACATAAATAAATTAAATGGATATGAAAATATAGAAAACGATTTCAAAGAAGTCTATATATTAAAGGCAGAGAATGGATTTAGAAGAACTATGGATTATTTAGTTAGAAGAATGCAATGATTAAAATTATTTATTATAGAGAAACTAAGCTATTCTAAGTCACTATTAAATCTTAGAATAGCTGATAGAATATATTGTAAATTTATATTTTTAATAAAACTAACAAATAAATAAAATGCAAAATATAATGTGTGGAGCGTGAAAAGTGGAAGAATATCAGTTTAACTTAATAAAAAAGCTTTGTGCTGAAAGAAAAATACACAAAGGTTGGTTTAGAAATATTGAAAAATGTGGTTGTGGAGGTAAATGTAATAAGAAAAATTGTAAGATGTTAGAAAAATTATAGGGAGGTACATATGGAAAATCAAACTGAATTAACAGAAAAAGATATAGAGAAAACTTTAAATGCTTTAAATATTATTAAATATATTTGTATAGAATCTAAATATTGCAAAAATTGTCCTCTTGGATATATGAAAAATCTTGATGAACATAATTGTATGCTATATGAATTAATAGACAGAGGGTTACTACCATGTGATTGGAATGCAAAGAAAGTTACAAGATTGTTAGATGCAATAGTTGAACAAAATTAACAAAGAGGAGAAGATATATGATACATGAACTTAAGATATTACCTAAATATTATGAAGCTGTTTCAAATGGTTCTAAATCATTTGAAATAAGATTTAATGATAGAGATTTTAAAATAGGAGACACTTTAAAATTACAGGAATATATAGATGGTGTTTATACAGGAAGGAGTTTACAAAGAGAAGTATCTTATATACTTAATGATTCAAATTATATTAAAAATGGGTACATAATTTTAGGGTTAATAAATAACACAAATCATTATATGTTTAAAGTTGTAAGAGATTATAAAAAAGAAAATTATTTAATATGTAGACAAGGGAAAGTATTCATAGGGTATATTCTTGGGAACTTTGCTTGTTGCAAGGAGTCTTTAGAACAATTTACTATACCATTAGAATATATAGAGAAAATAAGTAGAGTAGAATTTAAACCATTGTAATTAAAATCAAGATTTTAATAGAAAAGGAGTGATTAAAAATGAAGAAAAATCCAATAAGAATTAAAAAATGTGACTGTGGTGGAGATATATATGAACTTAATACACAATTAGGTACTATGTATCAATGTAAAAGTTGTGGCGAGATGTATAGATAGTGCTGAAATATTAGCTAAAGAAGATGAGGTGAAGTCAATGAGTAAAAAAGATAAGCTATCTATTTTTATAAGTTTAATATTAAGACATAAACCAGAAATTATTGGAATTAAACTAGATGAGTGTGGATATGCAGATGTTAATGAATTGATTGAAAAAATAAATAATGCTGGTAGAAATATTAATATAGAAATCCTTGAGCAAATAGTTAAAGAAGATAATAAGCAAAGATACAGTTTTAATGATGATAGAAGCAAGATTAGAGCAAATCAAGGACATTCAATTAATGTTAATGTGGAATTGAGGGAATTAGAACCACCAAAATATCTTTATCATGGAACAGCTACTAGATTTTTAGACAATATTAAAAATGAAGGTATTATTAAACAAAGTAGACTGTATGTACATTTATCAAGGGATATAGATATTGCTGTTAAAGTTGGTAAAAGACATGGTACGCCTGTAATTTTAAAAATTAATACAGGCAAAATGTATGAAAATGGTTATAAGTTTTACTTATCTGAAAACAATGTTTGGTTATGTGAGTATATACCATTTAAATATGTAGAGATTTTTGAGTAGTTAAATAAAATTATTCAGTGAAATAAAAAATGAATGAAGGTGTAATGAAATGAGCAGGTGTAAAGATTGTTTTTACTTTGAAAAAAACAAGATAGAGGAGAGTGGTATATGCAATAAGAAAGAAAAAGAAGTGTATAAAGAGAATAGAAAATGTGAATTTTATGAAAGTAAAAAATGGAAATCAATGAATATAGATGAATTTTGGATTGAAATGGAAAGATGGACAAATGAAAAAGTAAATAGGTATATAATATATTTTTCTGAACATGACAGTATTCAGATTGATATTGTCCAAGATATTAATAGACCTAATAATCCTACTGATGATGAAGTTATAGAAGAATATGTTGAAAATAACTACGGTTATGTAAAATATGAAGTTATTGATTTAGGTACTGTAGAGAACGTTAAGTTGTAAAATTAGGAGGGAATTAAATATGGAGAATATAGAATTAACACCTAGAGATTATTTTGAAGATATTAAAAATAGAAAGCAAAAAAATACAAATGAAAAGCTTGATATAATATATGAAAACTCTTTGATTCTTTTAAACAAATATATTGTAACTGGTCAAAAAAAGGGTGCTAAGAAATTAATGTTTTTACTTGAATGTATTGAAAAAGAAAGAAATGTAATAGAGCTGGGAATAGATACATTTGTGTATAAAGAAGATATAGAAAAATATATTGATGATATATCTAAAAATACAGTAAAAATAATAGAACTTGAAAATTATGAAAGAGAAATACCAGATGAAATAGTAGAAATAATAGAGAAAACAAAAGATATATTTGATAAAATGTATGTTTTGTTTACTGATTATACAGGTAAAATTACAAAGGAAATAAGCAAAGAGAGAAGAGATAAAGACCCAATACTATTTGGTGTTTTTTCAGATGAGAAAAGCAGAGCTATTGTAGATAGATTCTATTATCTTGGAGATTGGGAAGATGAGTATTGTGATTTAACATTAGAGAAAATGATAAATGATTATAAGAAAAAAGGAAGACAAGACATATTAAAACATATAATTACACCTAAATCATTAGATGAGTTAAAAAAAGAATTAGATTCTTTAGAAAAAAATAATGATACATATAAGCAACTTGCCAATATAAAGTCATTACCTACTACAAAAAACTCTAGTGTAGAACCACCTAAATTAAATATATTTAAAAAAATAAAAAATAGAGTATTTAAAAATGAAAAGTAATGTTGATTTAACAGAGAATAGGGATTTTAGAGCTGTAAGAGGAAGAGGCATCAATATTTTAGGTATCGAAGATGCACCAAATAGAATGTTGAATGGTTTTAGTGATTTTGGAATTGGACGTCTTTATGGTAAAAATTTAGAATTTGAATTTAATAAAAATGAAGTATTTTTAACTGGAAATGCGAATGATAGAGAGGAAAAAAAGTTTCTTATACTTTGTGAAGAAAATAAGGTGTGTGTCAGATGTGGAGATGAATTAAAAGAGAGATGGGATAAAGTAAGCATAGAACTATGTAATAAATGTTATGAAATGTTAGATGTTGAGTATAAAAATAAAAAGATAATTAGAGAATTATTTTTTAGAGATAGAGATGTAAATATAGAGTTACTTTAAGAGGTATATAAGAAAAATAAGTAGAGGAGGAATTTATATGAAAGATGTTTGGTTATATAGTTGGGATGATGAATGTTTTAGAAGTGATGAATACGAAAGTAAAGAAGAAGCTGTCGAGGCAGCTAAGGAAGAACTTAAGAGGCTCGGAGAAATTAAACGATGGGTTTATATTGGAAAAAAAGAAGAAGCTGATATTCCCGACATAGATGCAAAAGATGCTTTAGAATGTATTCAAAATAGAATTGATGACGAATACGGAGAATATGGAGAAGATTGGTTTGAAAATATACGTGCTGAAGACATATTGATACTAGAGAGTAGAATAAGCGAAGTATTTAAAAAATGGATAGATGACTTTAAATATAAACCATATTGGTTTGCTGTTAGAGATATAGAAGAAATAGAACTAAAAAATGTTGTTAATTAAAACTAGTATTTTCAATGATGACAACAGTATGACAAGAATAATGAGTATATAAAGGAGTGATGTTTATTAAAGGTTTTAGATGTATATGCAGACATAAGTTTTCAAGGATAAAAGATTGTTATTTGATTACAACAAAAAGTCAGCAGCATACTTGTAAGATTTGGGTGTGTAAATATTGTGGACAAATTGTAGCTGGTTCAACTCCTGTTTATCATCCTAATATGAAAGTCAATGAGTATTGTGTAAAGTGTGAGCTTTTAGCATGTTCAAATAATTATGAAGGATATTGTAACTCTAAAGATAAAGAAATTGAATTTAAGTCTATTTGCTTAGAAGGTAATAAAGAGATTTTGCAGTGTAAAAATTTTGATTTGGAATAAAATTTAGCTTAAGTAGGAGAATTTTAGAATATGAAAATAAATGTACATGTTAAAACTAATAAAATTGGTTCAGACTGTAAGCTGGAGTTTGAAATAGATGATGATGATTTAAAAGATATGTCTGATGAAGAGAGAGAGGGTTATATAGATAAAATTGCATGGGATTATGTTTTTGAAAATTTTATAGATTGGAATTGGTATGAGGTTGAAGATTAAGTTAAAACATTTGTTTTAATGTGATTTTACCTAGTAGGTACAAGGAGGTTTTTAATGAAAGAGCTTTTAGAAGTAAAAAAAATATTTGATAGTTTAGCATCTACATCTAGTAGAAAAGAAAAAGAGAGAATATTAGAAAAATATAAAAATAATAGAATGTTTGTTGAATGTTTACAATTTCTTTTAGATACATATATTGTAACTGGAATATCTAAAAAGAAAATATCTAAGTCATTAAATAGTGTTAATTATAGTAATTTAAATAATATATATGATATGATTGATTACCTATCTAAAAATAACACAGGAAGAGACACTGACATTAAAACTATACAAGTATTTGCGAATCAAAATGAAGAATTGAGAAAATTTATAATTGGATTAGCTACAAAATCAATTAAATTAGGCTTGACATCAAAAACTGCAAATAAAATAATGCCAGGACTTGTAAGAGAATTTGGGGTAATGTTAGCAGAAAATTATGATAAAAATAAAGATAAACTTGGTAATAAAGAATTTATTTTAACACCTAAATTGGATGGAACAAGAATAATAGTAGTTAAAGATAAAAACTCCATTAAAATATTTAGTAGACAAGGACAGATAATAGAAAATTTAATTGATATAGAGAAAGATTTTATTAAAATGCCTGTAGGAGTTTATGATGGTGAATTACTTGCAGAAGGTATCTATAAAAATTCTAAAGAGCGATTTAAAGACACTTTAAAAAGATGTAGAATTAAAGGTACTAAAACAGGATTAAAAATGGTTTGTTATGACTATGTTCAAAATATAAATGACTTTTATGCAGGAGAAGATAAAACACCATGTTATATTAGAAAAAACAAACTTGAAAGGATATTTAAAAGACTTATCAATGAACTAAAATATATTGAATATTTAGAACCATTATATCAAGGTAGAGATATTACAATGATTACTAAATATTTAAGTGAAATGATATCCAATAATGAAGAGGGAGTAATGATTAATATATCTGATGAATCATATCAATGTAAACGTGTAAAAAGCTTACTTAAAGTAAAGGTGTTTAATACATGTGATATAAGATGTATTGATATAGAGGAAGGTGATGGTAAATACAAGGATTTGTTAGGCAGCATAATATGTGATTATAAAGGATATAGATTAGGAGTTGGCTCTGGATTTACAGATGAACAACGTAAGTATTATTTTATTAATCAAAATAAGATATTAGGAAGAGTTATAGAAGTAAAATTTTTCGAGGAAACCAACAATGAAAAAGGTGAACTATCCTTAAGATTTCCTGTTTTTCTAAGAGTTAGAGAGGAAGGTAAAGAAGTTTCTTATTATTAAAAAGATATACACAAAGTATTTAATTGTGCGAATATAAATAATAAAATTATAAACTAAATAAAATACAAAATAACTATTGAAATAAATAAGAAGTTATGTTATTATTATAAATAAGGAAGAGGAACTAAATACAATATGTTAAAGATATAAACTAAATAAAATATAAAACAATAGAGGTATAAATGTATGAATAGGATTTATTTTGCGAAAAATAAAGATATGGAAGATTTTTATATAGGTAATGGTAATAGAATTGGTTTTAAGACATTAGGAGGCTTGAGAGCTTCGTTAACACTTAAAAATAAAAATATTGAACAATATGATTTATATTATATAGATTTAAATTTTAATATTCATAAATTTGTAGATTGGGAGAAGATAAAATGATAAATGTAACTAACCATGCACTAAGAAGATATATAGAGAGAATTAAAGAGTGTGAGAAAAATTGTGTAGAGCAGAATCTAAATTTAAACAAAGAACAATATCAAAAAGATTTAAATAAGATGTTTGAACAAAGTAGATTGATTTACACAGGAAGATTTAATGATAAATATACTGAAACAAATTTTAGGCTAGTTGACAATATCATACTAATAACAGATTTGAGAGATACAAAAATAATAACATTGTATAGAGTTGAATATGGAATTGATAGAGAAACTGACTTAATGATAATTGAAAATTTATTGAAAAAGTTAGACAAAACCGAAAAAGAATATATTAATATAATGGATGAAATATCATCTGAAAAGGACAAATTATTAGCTGAAAGAGAAGGATTGACATCTGAAATAGAAACGCTAAAAGAGACTTTAGATGCTATGAATGAAAGTTTAAAAGTACTTAGTAAGTATATTAATACATTTTCCTATAAAGAAAAACAAGCTAAATCAGAAATGGAGATAATAGCAAAGAAAATAGTTTATAGCAGTATATATAGAAAAGAAATGTTAGAATGTATGAATTAAAAAAGTATTTAGGAGAGATTTATGAAAATAATAGAGCTAAATCAAAACGAAATAAGAGCTATAGATGCTTATCTGTCATCAAACCCTTGCAAGAGCGGATGTGCTTATGATGAAATGCGAAATTCAAGAAAAGATTGTGAAGAATGCGAACTTGAAAGTGCGAGAATAAGTATATTAGAAAAACTAGGATTATTAAGTAATTCTATATAGAAAGGGATGCTATGAATAATATATTTATACCTAAAGAAATAATTATAGGATTCCAAAATAGAAATGGGACTTATACAGGTAAACTTGCTTATGTAATATATAAGGATGAAAATGGAAAATTGAGAAAAGAACAATCTTGGAATTCTTGGAGAGATAAAAATATAGAACCTTTAATATATAAAAATACTCCAATGTCAGGATTTGTATTAAATAAAAAAATAGGTGGTTATAATACAGGATGGAATCATAGACAAACTTATGTTAGGATTTATGATTCAAGAGGATTTGAATTTGAAATAACAGTAGAAAATTTATTATATATATTAGAAAATACAAGCTCTATAAAAGGAAAAGGATTAGAGGGAGAATTTGTATATGGATGGGATGGTAAGGATTTAATACTAATACCAATATCATCTCCAGATTATAAAGAAATCACCGAATTTAATAAGATATTACATAATAAACAAATTATAAAAGCAAAAGATTTAATTATTGGGGCAACATATAGAACTAAACAAAATCAAACTTTTATTTACATTGGGAAATTTGATTATTATAGTTTGTATGGTAAAAAATGTACAGGTAAATATCATTGGTTTTATAATGTTGAGAGGGATGATTTTGAACAATTTAGAAGTGTACTAAATAAGTTAATAAGTATTATAGATAGTGATTGTCATGAAAATTACGCTGATATATTTCATAAAATGGAAGGAAGTTATTTTTATTCACCAATAGATGAATCCAAAAATGAATATATAGAGTATTCATTAGAAGAATTTAAAGAAAAAATGAAAGATGATAAAACATGTTGGGGAATTGAATTTTATGCAAATAGAGAAAAAGTAAGAATATATTCTGATGGTAGAATTAAATATTTAAAAGGACGTAGCACACTCTATACTTATGGTTATAGAGAAGAAAAATATAACAATTTAGAAGAATTATATAACAAAATAAGACCACAATATTTAAACACATATTTATTAAATGGAAGATTATATAGAGAGGGGAAATAATTAATGAATAGTGATAATAAAATAATAACTTTAAAAGAACAAATAAAATTAAAAAAAGAAAAGTTAGATTCAATAAAAAAATTTACACCAAAAACTAATTGTATATTGAATTGGAATAATAAGAAAATTAATATACAAGTACTAAAAAAAGATGAATTAATATTATTAGCATCTATGTTACATTCTTATAATATGTCATCTAAAAATTTAGGCTTCAATCTTGTAATGAGTGGTTATGATGTACAAGATTGGATAGATGATATAAAAAGTAAATTAGATATATTAACTATAAATGAGGAAAGAAGTAAACTTGAAGAGATGGAAATAAAATTAATGGAATTATTATCTAATGAAAAGAAGGTTGAATTAGAGATAAATAAAATAGAGTCTATGTTATAAATATAAAAGGAGTGATACTGTGAGGTTTTGGTGTGAGAATTGTAATAAATACTTCAATGTAGAAGAAACATTACAAGAATACTATTATTTCTTAAATGAAGATGTAATAGTATGTCCTAGTTGCAAAAGAGATTTAATACCTATAGCTAGTAAAACAGAATTATCATTAGGTTCTGATAGTGATACAAACCAATTAGCTTATGTTGAATATGATTGTGGTGATTATAGTTTACTTAGAAAGGTAAATGCAGATATTGAAGATGTAGTAAAACCCATAATACATTACATAAAAAGTTTAAATAAAAATAGTTTAGATTTAAATGGGATTACAGAATAGTGCGGAAAGCCCACTCCTTTAGGTGTGGGATGGATAGCACAAACAGTGTATAAAAAGTATTGACACATACACGTATAATGTTAATACTTTGTATTCTGCCCTAGATATAAAAGAAAAATATTTAATATAGAAGGTTTAGAAGATAGATTTAAAACATTAGTTAAAAATAAGTGTAAGGAAATGGATATCGAAATTGTTGCAATAGAATGCGATAAAGACCATACACATATGTTTTTAAATAGTCTTCCGACTCTAAATCCTTCTGATATAATGCAAAATATAAAAGGCTATACAAGTAAAATATTAAGAGAAGAATTTATTGAATTATCAAAAATGCCTAGTTTATGGACTAGAAGCTATTTTGTATCTACAGCAGGAAACGTATGTAGTGAAACTATTAAAAAATATGTGAAAAACCAGAAAACAAGATACTAGAAAGTGAGGTGAACACTATGTCAAATTATATATTAACATTGCAATTAAAAACAGAAAAGTTTCAAGAAGACATTATATGTAATGCTTTTGATAAGTATAGAAAAGTATATAATTCATGTTTATCAGAGCTATTTAAAAGATATAACCACATGATAGAATCTAAAGAACACCAAGCAAATTGTAAATATAAGGGTAAAGATAGAAATAAAATATTTAGTGAAATTAATAAGAAGTATAATTTAACAGAGTATTCACTTCATAAGTTTGTTAAATTTATTGGTAAATATTATAAACTACATTCTGCTATAACTCAGAAGATAGCTACAAGATGTTTTAATGCTTTTAATAAGTATATCTATCATCAAGCTAAACGAGTTAATTATATTAGATATAATGAATTAACATCAATAGAAGGGAAACAAAATTCAACTGGTATTAGTTATAAAGATGGTATTATTAAATTTAATAAGATGACTATTCCAGTAATAATAAAGAATAATGACAATTATGCTCAAAGAGCGATACAAGATAAAATAAAATATTGTAGAATACTTAAAAAAGAAATTAAGGGTAAAATTAAATGGTATGTACAATTAGTCTTAGAAGGAATTCCACCTAAAAAAACAACCAATCAAGGAAAAATAAAAGGACAAATTGGTTTAGGTAATGTAGGTATAGATATTGGAACTCAAACTATAGCTATATCTAGTAAATGTGATGTTAAGTTATTGGAGTTAGCTCCTAATGTTAATAATATAGATAGGCAAATAAAGTTAATTCAACGTAAAATGGATAGAAGTAAACGTGCAACTAATCTTAATAAATTCAATGATAATGGTACTATAAAACAAGGAAATAGAGATAAGTGGATATTTAGTAATCACTATCTTAAATTAAAAAGACTAAGAAAAGAGTTATATAGAAAACAAGCTGAAATAAGAAAACAAGACCACTATATATTAATTAACAAATTACTAAATTTAGGCAATAAGTTTTATGTTGAAACGATGAGTTATAAAAGACTTCAAACTAGAGTCAAGGATACTACTATTAATGAAAAAACTGGTAGAATTAATAAAAAGAAACGTTTTGGAAAATCATTAGCAAATAAAGCACCATCAATGTTTTTGACTATGTTAGACAATAAGTTAAAATATAATAATGAAAGATTATATAAGATAGATACTGCTAAATGTAGAGCCAGTCAATATAATCACTTTTCAGATGAGTACAATAAGAAGGAATTAAAAGATAGATGGAATAATGGTATGGACATTCAAAGAGATTGCTATTCTGCATTTTTAATAATGAATGTTAATGAAGATTTAAAATCAATCAACAGAGAATTGTGTGTTAAAACATATGATAACTTTAAAATATTACATGATAAAGAGATAAATAGATTAAAAAAATTAAAATTAAATGGTTATAAATTAATATCTAGTATGGGGATATAAAAACTATATAGGTTGAGAAACGAGCCTAATATTAATGTTAATGGTGTCAACAGATACTTTGTTAATAAAAGTCTTAGGGAATATGATTAGTGATAATATGTTGTAGGTTATGATTTATTATAACTGAGAGTATTGTAGAAATTCATGTAGTACCTAAGAACCCCACGCCTTTAGGCGTAGGAGTTTCAGAATAACAATGAATGGTAATATATAAGAATAAAAAGAAGGATATTATAAGAGATGAGTCGATGTATGATTATGGGATGTCTTTGTCATCTATTATGAAGGTTATCTTAAATCATCAAGAAGATATAGAAAAGTTAAAAGAAGAGGAGGTAGCAGAATTTATAAAAAATAAATTAGAAAATGAGCATGATTGTGATGAATTAAAAATAATAAGTGAGGTATTTAATGAAATATATTAAACATGTAGATAATGGAGTAATGAGAGCAATAGGTATTGATAATTATAAACCTTTATTAAACATCATAAAAGAAAAAGTGAATTTAGAATCTAATTAAAACAGTTTTAATTAGCGAGGTGATACATATGGGATTAGATTTAGGTTTTTATTCAGTAAAAACAAAAGTTACAGATTTAGATATTTATTTAAATAAAACAAGAGGTGAGAAATATAAGGAATTGAATAATGATGAAGAAGAGTTTTATAAGTTTGAAGAATTATTAGATATTGATATATCTTTAGAAGATTGGTCAGTTATTCGTATGATATATAAAGCCAAATGGGAAAAAGGTTATGAAAGTTATGAAGATGAAGCCATACTTATTACAAAGGAAGATTTGGAAGATTATATAATTCCTTTTCTTAAACAAAAAGATATAAATTCTAAGATATACAATAAGGATAAAGAGTATTATTATAAAAATGATAAAAAAGTAACAGTTGATGATAGGTATACACAGGAGTTTTGGGATTTAGTATTAAAAGAATTTCAAAAAATGTTAAACATAATTGATTTTGAAAAACATAGTTTAATTATTATGTATTGGTATTAAGATAATAATTTTAATTTATTTGGAGGTTTATAATAATGAAAAAAATGTACATAGCAATTAATTCAGACTTAAATATGAGTCCAGGCAAAGTTGGAGCACAAGTTGCACATGCAGTTTATGATTATTTGTATAACAAAATTTTAGACACTGTTTCTTGCTCTTATGAAACAGAAATAATAGCACATGAATTAATAGATTTAAAATGTGATTTAACGTCATTTAAGAATAATGGGGATACAATATGTATATTAAAAGCTAAAGAGGCACAATTATTAAAATTTAAAGAAAAAGGTTATTTAACTATAGTGGATAGAGGATTAACAGAAATTCCTAAAAATAGCATAACATGTGTTAACTTAGGAATATTTAATGAGGATGAAATACCATCTACAATTAAAAGATTGAGATTATATTAAGGAGAAAGACAATAAATGTATTCTAAAGGTGATGTAGTAAAAGTATGGTGTTATCAATGTGAAAGGATAGAATTTCAAGAATTTGTAGGATATTTTAATTCTTATTTTGATAATTATAAATTAAAGAAACGATGGAAATGCTCTAAGTGTGACGTCATCAATAATTTTTAAGAGTTTAATTAATGGAGGAATGAGTTATGAAAATAAAGAAAATAATTTTAGGATTAGATAACTTAGAGAATGTAGAGTTGGGTATTGGAGATGTAGGAGGTTTTTATTTAGATAATATACATGAAATTATTGGAGGATTTGCTTTGAGTTATATAGGTAAATGCAAGAAGGCAGATTATTTACATATACAAATACATAAACGTGTTGATGAAATTCAAAGATTGCATGATTATAAGGATATTACAAATGTAAAGATAGAATACGAAAACGGAAGTGTGGAGGATATATATGTACCTTATAAACAAGAAGGGGATTTCTTGGGTTTAGATAATCTTTATCAAACTTCTTTTATTAGTAAACGAGGTTATTTACATATAGTTATCTCTAAGGATAAAACAGTAGAAGAAGTCTTCAATGAAGAATTTGAGGATGATGAAGGGGTAGAATTTAGTTTTAATATGTATGGAATATAAAACTTAAAATGGAAGGAGATGAGCAAATATAATTAACTCTTTTAAGAAATTAATAAAGTCAAAATATATAAAAAATAACGAATCAATAAAACCATTAGAAAGAATTTTTGAATATGAAATAAGAATCAAAGAAAAAAGAACATATTTTAATTTAGAATTATTGATTTATGAAAAAAGAATTAAGATAATTAAAAAAATATTTTTAAAAGATATACTATGCCATTATCGAAGAGATATAGAACAACTCGTCATTTATGACCTGGATAAATATCTTAATATGACAGATAAAGAAATGGAGGAATATATTATAAATTTAATAAAAGATAAAATAAAAGAAGAGTATGGGGAGAATAGACTTCCTGAAATACTAATGGAAAAATTTATAAAACTCGAAAGAAAAGGTTCGGTGACTGTAGACGTACAGGATTTAATAGAGGGATAATAAATAACAAGTTAAAATACAGGTTTTAAAAGGAGAATAATAAATGGAAGTTCAAGGGAAATATAACAAAGCAAAAATATTTACAGATAATGTAGATAGTACAACAATAAGTCAAATAATAAATTTATGTAATCAAAAGGAATTTAAAGAATCTAGTATAAGAATTATGCCTGATTGTCATGCTGGTAAAGGATGTACAATAGGAACGACAATGACTATAAGTAATAAAGTAGTGCCAAATCTGGTAGGGGTGGATATAGGTTGTGGAATGGCTACTATTCCATTAGAAAAATATATTAATAATATAAATTATACAAAATTAGATAAGATTATAAGAGATTATATTCCTCATGGATTTAAAATACATAATAAGTCAAGAGAAAAACTATTAAAGAATTTATTTAATATAGACATAAATAATCTTAGATGCGAGGTGAATAAAAATAGAGCATATATGTCGTTAGGAACTTTAGGTGGAGGCAATCACTTTATAGAAGTTGATAAAAGTGAAAAAGGTCAAATGTATCTTACTGTTCATACAGGTTCAAGAAATTTAGGAAAACAAATAGCTGATTATTACCAAGACAAAGCTATAAAATATTGTATTGAAAAATATAAAAAGTCATATGATGATGCAAAAGAGTTTTTAATATCTACTCTAAAAAAAGACAATAAAGAACATTTGATAAATAAATATTTGAAAGACCTTAGTGATAGAAAATTGAATAAGCCACATGATGATTTATGTTATTTAGAAAATGATTTAATGGAAGATTATTTACATGATATGAGTATAGCTCAAAAATACGCTGCTGCAAATAGAATGGTTATAATTGCGGATATATTGTTTAAATATAACAGCCTAGATGTAAATTATGACCATTTTATAAGAGATATTAAATGTGATGTTATAGAATGTATTCATAACTATATAGATATGGATAGTAAAATACTTAGAAAAGGAGCAATTTCTGCAAATAAAGATGAAACAGTAATAATTCCAGTAAACATGAGAGATGGGATTATATTAGGAAAAGGTAAAGGTAATTCTGAGTGGAATTATTCAGCACCACATGGAGCAGGAAGAATTTTATCAAGAGGAAAAGCTAAAGAAAAAATATCTTTAGATGAATTTGAAGAATCTATGAAAGAAATATTTACAACTTGTGTAGGTCAATCAACACTAGATGAAGCACCACAAGCATACAAACCTATAGAGGACATATTAAACAATATAGGAGATACTATTGAGATAATGGAGGTGTTAAAACCAGTTTATAATTTTAAAAGTAATTAAAATGAAAAATTTAATAGATGAATTTAGGAGGAAATACTAATGGGAATGTATACAGAATTTGTATGTGCGATTGAATTAAAAAAGGATACGCCAAAAGAAGTTATTAATATATTAAATAACATGATAGAAGGAGAAGATAGATATGATATTACACCACCTCACCCATTCTTTGAATGTCGTAGATGGAGATGGTTATTTATAATGGATAGTTATTCTTTCTCAGGTAGGAGCAATACGATGTTTGAGTATGACGATATAGCAAAAACATATTATTTAACTATTAGAAGTAACTTAAAAAATTATGATGATGAAATAAATAAATTTTTAAATTGGATAAAACCATATATACAAATACATTGTGAAGACGATGAATTTTTAGGATATAGTCGATATGAAGAATGTCGTAATCCAGAATTAATTTATTATAATGAAATACAATAAAATCTTAATTTTAAATGGAGGTACATATGAAATTTGAAGATAACATGATTAAATCTTTTAGAGAGGTTAGAGTTGGAGACATTATACTTGCAGGTAATAACAAGTATTTAATAATATCAATATTAAATTATTTTGGATATGTGAACTTAGATACTGGTGATTGTAGTTCTGGCTTTAGATCAATTGAAGAATTAATGAAACAATTCGATAAACAAACACGATTTATTCAAAATGATAGATTTAAATTAATACTAGATTAATATAACATAAAATTTTATTTTTATAAGAAAGGTAAATTGAATATGTGTAAGTTTTGTGAAAGTATAATTGATAATACAAAAGATATACTTTTAACCTCAAGAAGTAGATTATTAGAAGACAATACATGTGAAATTATAGCAGAAGATAATTGTAATAATTGTTATGATGGATGTTATGAATATTTCAAACTAAACGGATATAAAATCAGGGGAAATACATATGTTAATGTCGACTACTACAAAAAAATTAGAAAAATAATAATTGCTCCATGTTCAGAATCAGTACATATAAACTATTGTCCATATTGTGGTAAACAAGTTTCTAAAGATATAAAAGATTTTAATTGTATTCCTGAGCATATAGTAGATGTTAGATATAAAAATGGTGATGTATATGATTATGATATGGAAAAGTCTGTACAAGAAGTCATGGATAATGCAAATAATAATTAAATAAAATGATACTTTTAATAGGGGATAAATATGAATCTTTGGTCTAAAATTGAAGAACCAGTGATGAGAGCAGTAAGTGGAATAGTATTTAATATATGGGGAAATGTTTGTTTTTCCATATATTACATAGAAGAAAATAAACAAATAGAGTTAGAAATATATGATAGACCTTATAGATATGAAGGTAAAAAAAATAGTTGTTGAGAAGTTATTTGATTACAAGTTAATAAATGCAGATTATAAAGAAATACATGATATTGTTTCTATGATAGAAAGATTTTTACTAGAAAATTATTAAAAGGAGATATTTAAAATGAATAAAGGAATTAAAAACTATATAACAGCAGTGAATTACTTACTTGATAATTTAGAGTATATGATGGAGGATGACGAATTTAATAATGAAAAGTTACAGAAAAGAATTGATGTAATTAGAAAATTTGAAAGAGAATTATAAGATGGGAAAAATAAAAAATGGAGAAATAGATACTGAAGATTATAGGCTTTTTAAAAACATTCAAAAAGAAAAAGATAGAGTATATAGTAAGTACATTAATGAAGAATACATAATGGAAGAATTCATAAACTACTTAAGATTGGAAGATAAAGATTATACTACAGAAATATTAGAAAGATATGCACGATATATTGATGAAAATTTAGACAATCGTTGTCCATATTGTGTATATAATATTTGTAGTGAACATGATAATTGTTTTGATGGAATACTTGAAAATTTAAAAGAAAAAATTAAAATAAAATAAAATAAATATTTTAATAGGAGAAAAATAATTATGAAATTAATAAATGGAAACAGAAGTAGTGGGAAAACTACTGCATTAATAAAGTATGCTTATGAAAATAATGCACTTATATTATGTCATTCTATTGCTAATAAAAATTACATAATTAGTTTAGCAAAAACAATGAATTTAGATATAATAAACCCAAAAACATTTAAAGAATACATGTTTAATGGAAGTAAAATATATGATACAAAAGCCATAAATGGAATATCTTTAAAAATAGACCCTCATATAAAAATAGTGGTAGATGATATAGATTGTTGCTTAACATCCATTCTTGGGCAACATATAGATTGTGCTACTGGAACAATTCAAATAGAAAATCTAAATAATATTTAAAGGAGAGCTAAATGATAAAATATTGTAAAGAAAAGTGGATAAAAAATAAAACAAGATTACATGAAGCATTGTTAGAGTCTGATTTCATTAATCGTGATAGTTACTGTAGCTATGAAGATTTGGTTAAATTATCTGTAAAACATATTTTGAATGACAATATAAATGAAGATGATGAGTGGGATGTCGACAATATAAGTGAAATAGATAATGGAGATTATCAAGGTACTTTATTATATTTAATACCTAAAAAAACATACCAACCTAATGAATATGAATATCTTATGACATATGTTGGTTATGGAAGCTGTAGTGGCTGTGATACATTAATAAATGTACAAGATAGTGACTCTGAAGATAGTATTGAAGACTATATGTGTTTATGCAAAGATATAATATGTAACATTATAAAACCATATAATTTTGGATGGAGAGAAGATGATAAATATAATGTTGTAAATGATTAATCAAAATTTCAATTCTAAAAAATTCATTTAACCAATTCAAAAATTCTAAATATATATTCTTATTTACAATTCAATTAAAAATAAAGGAGTGAAATTATATTGAAAAGATTTTTATTAATAGGGGTATTAGGAACAATGTTAATAGGAATGTCTGGATGTACAGGGATACAAAGCTCAATGAAAGATGCTGAAAGTGATGTATCAGGGCTTAATAGAACTGTAAATGTATATTCAGATAATGGCGAGGTATTAAAAACATATACAAGTAAAAACATGAGAGTTAAAGATGGAGATGGTGGTACTATAACACTAGATTTTGATGGTAAAAGGGTGATTATATGTAATGCTCATGTAGTAATAGAAGAAAATTCATCTAATAAATAAAGGAGAGTTAAATGTTTAAAGTCTTAAAAACAATTCTTATAATAATTTGGGTAGTAGATATTTTAAACTTCCCACAATTTCAATTCTTAGATACAACATATCCAATCAATACCTTAGCATGGTTGCTAATCTGGATTCTTATACCATCAAGTAGTATATATATTGACAAAAAAGAATAAAAGAAAGGAGTATTAATTTGATTTTAAATATTGCTGCAATTTTTAATTTAGGTTGTATGGTAGCTAATTACTTGCAAGATAATACTAATAGGATACTACTTAATGGATTTTGTCTTATAGCATTATTATTATTGAATAATGACTTAGATTAAAAGTATTATTTTAAGGAGGTTAATGTGTGATAGGTAAATTAAATTTTATTGAAATATCAAAAGATATATCTGATGATGAGCTTAATGATTTGTTGGTAAAACACCCAGATGCAGTCATGTTTGTAGATGAAGAAATGATAACTAGATGGAATAAACTAAAAAGTAAAGACAAATAAAAAAAGGAGAGATGTTTATAAGTAGTACAAATAGAGGTAATGTAAGAGATTTTCATATAAGTGATTACTATAGAACTCCAGTTATAAAAATTAAAGAGTTTTTAAATGAATTTAGTAAATATGAAGATATATTCAATTCAAAGATAAACATATTAGACCCATGTGCAGGTGGAGACAGTACGAATCCAATGAGCTACCCAACTGCAATTCAAGAATTTTCAAATCAAGATATTTCAATAGATACAGTAGATATAAGAGATGATTCAAGGGCAAATATAAAGCAAGATTATTTAAAGTTTCAGCCCAAAGAAAAATACGATGTAATTATTACTAATCCTCCCTTTAATTTAAGCTTGGATATAATTAATAAAGCTTTAAATGATGTAAGAGAAGGTGGTTTCGTTATTATGTTGCTAAGATTAAATTATCTTGGAGGAAAAGTAAGACAAAGGCTGTGGGGAAATAATATGCCTAAATACATATTTGTTCACAATAGAAGAATGAGTTTTACAGATGATGGAAAGACAGATAGCATAGAATATGCTCATTTTGTATGGCAGAAGGGGTATAATCCAAAATTTTCTCAGTTAAAAGTATTAATAAGTCAATGAAATAGAGGTGTAAAGTGAAAGTTAAATACGTTGTATTTGAATGGGAGATTACATCAAAAAATGATGGCCAAAAACATTTTATAAATTTTAGAGATTTAATTAAATTATATGGAGTGTCGCCAGGAGAATGTATAAGAGCAAAGAATTATTACGAGAGAAATGGTTTAGACCTTAAAGATATAAAATTTCTATATCCAAGGGATGATGGAAAATATAAACTATAAAATGTCAGTTTTAAATTAAAAAACATGGTCTCGTATATGACATTCTAAGGTTTTGTAAAAATGACTGCTTGTGTTTATACCTTTATTGCTTAAAATGGCGTATACGAAGTTTGTGAAAGGTAGTGATTTCAATACTTATAGATGAACAAAAATATTATAATTTATTAGAAAAGAACAGAGAGTTAAATATCAAAATTAGTGAATTGAATGAAGAAATACTATTTTTAAAAGAAGAGAATAAAGAATATGAAGAAGTTTTAGATAAGTGGCAAAATGTAAAAGAAGAAATTAAATCTGCATATGAAATTAGAAGAAGGCTAAATAGAAAACATGGAAAGTTAGAAATGATATGGCATAAAATTGAGGATTTGTAATGGATACAAATAAAATATATGAGAAAAAAGAATATATTATTATCAAATCTAAAACTGGATATATTGTTTATAATACAAATAAAAAATTTGAAGAAGGGCATACTCATTTAAAAAGTTACAATGCTGCTAGAACAGTAATTGATTTAGCTATCAAAAAGAAGATACCAAGAAGCTATTCTGTATACTTTATAACAAGTCTTAAAAGAATTTCTAATGATATAAACTATATAAAATCTATAAATAAAATCATAGAAATAAGAGGTAATAAAGGTTTAAAAGAAAAATATATAAATTCTAAAAAAAATCTAAAATGATTATTAAATAGGTGGAAAAATAACTTATGTCATACAATTGTCATCAAGATGTAAAGGAGGTAGTGATTAATATTTGAAATCTTATAAAGAAAAACAGTTTTTAGTATTTGAATTTGAAGATGGGAAGAATGTAAAATATAATTTAGCAACAGGAGAATGTATTGGTAAATCTGGAAGGATTGTAAAAGATGTATGCACTCAGCTTAGAGGATATGATTTACATGAGGTAATAAATTCTTTTGAAGATGAAAATTATAAGTGTTTTTTAAATTTTGTAGACGGAAGAGTAAATAGAAGTAAGAGTAGCAGAACTTGGGGAAGGAGAGTTGAAAGAATAAGAAATATAGGAAGTTTTTTAAATGAAATAAATAATTATTCTGAGTATGAACAATTATTCTCAGCAGGATTAAAAAAAATAATTTATCCGATACATTGTGATATTAAGAGTATACCTAAAGGTCTTATTTCTATCTGTAGGAATCATAGTATTACTTTGAGTGACCGATTGATACAAGGGTATAGTAAAAACCCAAATTTATATAATAATTTATTAAGTTTAGAATTGAATTCAATAAGAAAAACTAATTTAATTTCAATTCTTGATTCTGGTTATGATAGAATAATATTTGATAGATTAATAAACATATATAAATATAAACCTCAATCACTTATAAATTATATAGATAATCTGATGACATATGAAGCATTAAATGGGCTTGAAAGCACTCTAAACGAATTATATGACTATGTTGTTATGATGAGTGTAATAAGTGATAAATATGAAAAATATCCAAGACATTTCTTAACAACTCATAAAATAGCATCTCGAAATTATAATCGTCTTAAAACTCAATTTGAAGAAGAAGTATTTAATAAAAGAATAGACAAGTCACTAGAATATTCATATCAAGATTATAAATTTATATACCCTAAAAATACAAATGAAATTAAAGATGAAGCAGTACAACAAAATAATTGTGTAAGTAGTTATATTCAAAATGTTATAGATGGAAAATGTCATATATTATTTATGAGAAAAAAGGATAATCAAAGTAAAAGTTTAGTAACAATTGAAGTTAGAAATGGCAAAATAGTCCAAGCTAAAGGTAAATATAATAGAGATGTCAATGAAAGAGAGCAAGAAGCAATTGATAAATATAATAATAGAATAGAAAGGATGAAGAAAATATGTTAATAGAAGGAACTAAAATAAGATTAATGAAAGAAATACAAGGTTTTGAGATGTTAAAAATAGGAGATATATTTGTTATTACATCTGTGGGAAACAATGGAGCTATACATTTCAAAACAAATTATGGGATGGGATTCATGAATTATAGTGAATTAAAAAAATATTTTGAAGTTGCAATAGAGACTAAGAAAAAAGAACATATTTGGAGCGAATGGAGAACTGCGACTGTATTTGGAACAAATAAAACTTGCACATATAGAACAAATGGAAAGAAAGTAGAAGTTAGAATGGGAGATTTTAAAGCATCAGCTACTTGCCATGATTCAGATGAGTTTGAATTAAATAAAGGTGTTGAGTTATGTCTGGCAAGAATTGAAGTTAAAAAAGCAAATAAACAGGTGAATTTAGTATTAGATAAAATAAATAATAAAGAAATTTAGGAGGTTAGAATGAGTTGTAAATTTAAAGAAAGATGTGAGAATAAAAATAGAGATTGCGATTATTGTTGTTATAATCCAAATGCATATTTAGAAGATGCTTTTGAATGGAATGGAGAAGGGAGAAAGCCAACAGACGAAGAGTTAGATGATGCTCTTGAAGAATAAATAAGTATTTAAAATTATCATTTTAATATGATTGGAGGTCTTTATGAGGTGGAGAAATATATTAGTAACAAGTGTTTTAGTAATGGGTAGTAGCATACATATATTTGCTAATACTAAAGAAATGAGTACTAGCAGGATGGATAAAAATATTGTAGCAGATACAGCTAAAAATATTAACTTAATGTATAAATATGAGTGGGAGCAACACAAAAACAGTTCTGAATATAAATTAGAAATCAAGAGAATTAATTTAGAAAAGGGGTTAGGAATAAAAATAGAAAAATTGATTCCTGTAACATGGGAAGTAAGTTACTATACTTCTTTAAACTGTGAAAATAGTAAATATGGAGCTATTACAGCTACAGGAGAAAAATTACAATATGGGTTTGTGGCCAATAATCATCTTAAATTTGGAACTAAAATATTAGTTGATGGAAATTTAAAGGTGGTTAAAGATAGAGGTTCTAATAAATATTTTGGTAATTCTAATGCTATAGATGTATTTGTGCCAAGAATAAAAGGGGAGAGTGATTATAAGTATTATAAAAGGGTGAACAATATGGGAAGACATTATAAAGAAGGTTATATTATTGTGGAAGGTTAGGAGTTGATAAATTGAAAGTAAATGGAATAAAAATACCAGGAATTATTGATGTATCAAATGTGTGTGTTTATGGAATTAAAGAAAGTATAATTTCGAGTGGTTATCCTATGCAGCAACAGATTAAAGATATGAGAGAAGTAAATATTTCAGAAAAAGATTTACAACGAGCATGTCAATTAGGCAAATCAAAACAAGGTTCAGGCCATGATTGCTTCTCTAAAGGAATTATTGTCCAAATGGATTTGCAATGGTCAGAATATATGTGGAGACAGTGGGATAGATATCATCATAATGACTATGTATCTAGTCAAAGTAAAATGCACAGATTGACCAAATTTAATATTGATGATATGTGTAATAAGTATGTTGATAAAAATACAATAAATTTCCTGAGTGAATTGATTTACGATTACAATAATTTTCAGGAATTAAAGTTAACCGCATCTGATGAAATCATTCTTAGAAATGGAGAAAAAGTTGAAGCCACAAAAGAAACTCTTTGGAAAATTATAATATCAAATTGTCCATCAGGATTGATGCTAACTGCAAGAGTTACATTAAATTATCTACAAATAAAATCTATGATAAATCAGAGAAAAAATCATAAAATGGAAGAATGGAGGATTTTATGTGATTTCTTTAAAACATTACCAAAATATAAAGAATTAATGATGTAATCATATTAAAAGGAGAGGTTAAATGAAATTAGGAATACCACAAATTTTAGTAATAATAATATACGTTATGCAATTAGGAGTGTCTTTAGCTAATAATGGAAAGGTAAAAGAAATGAAAATAAGTTTTGGAGTATCTACAATTTCAAAGCTAGTAATTTTTGGTTTATTGTATTGGGGAGGATTTTTTAGTTAAAATAAATAAAATTAAAAATAAGTATTGAAATAATAAATAGAACATGTTATTATAAGTATATAGAAAAATTAAGAATGATTACAACTGAATAAAATACAAAATAAAAGAGGAGGATATTTATGGCGAAAAAAAATGTAAATTACAATGAGGTTTTTGTTAGTGGGGAAGTGTTAGATATATTAGCAGCAGAAAGAGTAAAAGAAGGAACTCCACAAGAAGCAATAAAGTTTAAACTTAATGTTGCTATATCACAAGATAAGAATGAAATAGTTGATTATTATGGAAGCATATACACATCTGCTGGAGGAGTTAATAAGATATCACAGGGATTAGAAACAGTTGTGAATGATATTGTAACTAGAGCAGAAGAGGGTAGAGGAGAAATAGTTAGATGTACTTGTCAGTTAGATGATAATACATATTATAGTGATGGAGAAAAACATGAAGGATTTAGAATACAAGGTAAATTTTGTAACAGACAAAAAGATGCAAAACTACCTATAAAGGCAGGTATATTATGGAGGGCATATGTATACTTGGAGGAAATAATAAAAATAGAAGAAGGATTAGAAGTAATAGGAATAATGAATAAATACAATGATAATGGATTTAGAGTTAGACTTGTAATTGATAATACAGAAGTAATAAAAGAATTTGAAAAGCTATATAAAGTGGGAGATGTACCACAATTAGAAGGAGATATAGTAACTGAGATAATAGAAGGAACTGGTGGATTTGGTACAGGGAAAAAAGATAAAATAATAAAATATCTTAGAATAACTGGAGGTTCAGGAAATAAGATATCAAAAGACAATGATTTTGGTGAAGATGGGAAGCCTAATCCATTCTATAAGGATAATATAGTAGCCATGATAGATAAAATGGAAGAAAAAGAAAATGCCATGAAAGAAAAAGATGCACAAAAGAATAACATAAATATTGAAGAATCAGATTTACCATTTTAATTAATATTTATAAACTAAATAAAATTTAAAGGAGAGTTTTATGGAAGAACAAATAGCTAACATAGAGAGTGAAGTAAAACAATTAAAAGATGTAATAAGAAAAATGGTTGGAGATTTAAAAGAAAATGAGAATAAAGATTCATTAATACCATTTCGCAGAAGTGAAAATATAAAAGATTTATTAGTAAGTTTAGTTGATTTTCAAAAAGAGGTAGAAAGTATTGAAAAGAGTTCTAATAATCCATTTTATAATAGCAAATATGCAAATTTAGATGATATTCTAATAACAATAAGACCAATATTAGCAAAATTTGATTTATGTATAACTCAATTTCCCATTTCTGGTGGAAACAATTCAGTATCAATTAAAACTGTATTATGGCATTCTAGTGGTCAGTTTATGGAGTCCGATAGTGTACCTATAAAACCGAGTAAATTAGATATTCAAGGATATGGAGCAACAGAAACATATAGTAAGCGTTATGCACTAGGTGGCTTACTTCAATTATCATTTTGCGAGGATGATGATGGCAATTCTCAAGTTGAACCTCCTAATAAAAAAAATACATCTCAAAATATTCAAAGTACCCAACCTAAGCGTTCTGGAAGAATATAGAATAATTTAAAAGGTCGCTCAATTAGGGCGACTTTTAAACATCAACAATAAGAAGGAGGAGAATTATTGGGAAGAAAAATAACTTGTAGATACTGTAAAGAAAAATTTCTAGCTGAAGATATATACTCAGTGATTCATATTACTAAAACGGGTAGAGAAGAAAAACGAAATTATTGTTGTGAATTACACTATAGATTAGAAGAAAGAGAGAAATGGCTATGGAATCAAATTTTATTAGGAATAGATAGTATTATTGGTTACAAATGTATCGCAAAAAATAAGACTAAAATGATAAAAGAGATGTTAGATAACGGTTATACAAGAGAAGATGTTTATAATTGTATTTTAGAAATGAAAAATCAAATAATTGACGCTTTAGAGTTTAGAAAAGATATAGAAAATGAATATCAAAAACTATGCTATATATTTACAATATTAAAAAATAACATAAGAGATGTTACAATTGTAAAGAAAAATATACAAAGAAAAGAGAAAAAAGAAACTGAGATGGATTTAGTAGACATACCTGAAGAAACAATGAAAATTCCAGTAGCGAGAAAAAAAAGAACAACAACCTTAAAGGATTTAATAAAGGAGGTTGGAGAAAATGGTATTAGAAAATAGAGGGAATATTGAAAGCCTTGTGATATCGGTTCTGTTGCAAGATATAAGTATAATTGCTGACTATCCTCTATCTGAAAATGACTTTACTTTTCCGAAAACTAAATTTTTTTACAATCTCATAAGAGAATTAAGTACAAAATATAAAGAGATAGATGAAGTGACGGTATCAGCATTTGTAGGAATGTCTCCTTCATTAAATGAATTATATGAAAAATATGGTGGTTGGGAAAGCATACAAAAAGTTAGAGATTTAGGAAATATACACAATCAAAAAAAATATATAGATGATTTAGAAAAATCTAATCTTATAATAAGGCTAGAAAGTAAAGGCTTTAATATAGATAAGGAAATTGAAGTGGAAGGTGTAAAAGTAAAACCAATAGACTTATTTCCTTCTATGACTGCATCTCAAGTTCATGATTTTTATGAAATGTTATTAGCAGATAGTAGTATTAATTTAGTTGGAAATGATGTTGTTATAGAAGACTTGCATTATACTTCAGAAGAAATATTAAAAAAGAAAAATAATGAAGATGATAACTCAGCTAGTTTTTCAATAGCTTTAAGATGGCAAACTGATACTGGAGAAGAAAGATATGTTCAGGGTATGCCTATGTTGAGTAACATAATAGATGGAGTAGGGCACTCAAATGGTATATATTTTATAGCAGGTCATAGTGGCACTGGAAAAACAACTTTTACTTTAAATATGGCTATGGGGCTAGTAGAATCTGATTGTAAAGTCTTGATAATAAGTAACGAACAACAAAGTGAATACTACAAACAGATATTAATAACATATATATCAAATGCTATATTTAATTGTCATACAATGACTAGGAGAAAAGTTAAAAATTTTGATTTTACAATTGAAGAAGAAAAAACTTTCTACTTAGCAAATAAGTTTATTGAAGAGAAATATTCAATACCAGGAAAACTTAAATTTATATCAATGTATGATTTTAACACTGAAAAAATAAAAAAAATAGCCAAAAAATTAAGTTTAAGTGAAGGCTATGATACTTTGATACTTGATACTTTCAAAGCTGAAGATGCCTCATCAGGAAATTCTACAGGTGAAATGAATGAAGCAGCTAGAGATTTTGATAAGTTTGGAAAACAAATGAGGATGAGGATAATTTTTCCTATACAATTAGCAACTTATACTGAAGGGAAAGTCAGTTATTTGACTGCTGCTTGTATATCAAATGCAAAACAAATTAAAGAGGTGGGGCATACAATAACATTGATGAGAAAAATAATACCAGATGAACTAAATCCCGAAAAAGATAGATATTTTTTAAAACCGTACAGATGGAAAAAAGGTAGGTTAGAAGGGAAGCTTCAAAAGTCATATTTAGAGATTATAGATAGTTCCACAAAAGAAGGAAAAGAAAGAGAGTTTGACAAAAATTGTATAGATATTAGAAAAAAACACATTTTATTATTTGTAAATAAAACTAGGTCTGGTGATGACGATAATAAAATATTATTGTATGAAATGGATGGAAGGTCAGGAAGATTTATAGAAAAAGCATATTGTGATAACGTATTTGTTGGGCAATTAACCTATTAGGAGGTGATTATATATAGATGCGAAAGAGCTTTTAAAAAGCATAACTGAAGAAGATATAATAAAAATACTTAGTGAACTTGGAAGTGATTTATCTGAAAGAAGTAATGACAAAGAATTAATATTTAAAACAATATGTCACAATAATCCAAATGATGAGTGTAGCTATAAATTATATTATCATAAAGATTCAAAGTTGTTTACTTGTTTTACTAACTGTGGAAATATGTCTTTATTTGATTTGGTTATGGCATCTAAAAATATAGATTTTAAAAGTTCCATTAAATTCATCACAGATATAGTGAAATGCACATATTGTTATGAACCAAAAATAGGTTTTGGTACACTTAATCTAACTAAAAGCAAATCCATATTAGATATAGAAGTTGAAATATTAAATCGTATAGATAAGCCTTTTTTACACAGGACGTACCCACAAAAACGCATTAAGCAATGGGAAGAGGAAGGAATATCATTTGAAGCTATAAAAAATTTTGATGTAAGGTATGATATAGAGAACAATAGGGTTGTAATTCCACATATGAATATTAATAATGAAGTTGTAGGCATAAGAGTAAGAGCATTTAATAAATATCTAACGAAAAGATATGGAAAATATTATCCATTATGGTTAGATGATAAAGGATATAACCATCCATTAGGAAAGAATTTGTATGGATTAAATAAAAACAAAGAAAATATAAGACATAAGAAAAAAGTTTTTATATTTGAAGGTGAAAAATCAGTATTAAAGTTTGAGACCATATATCCTAAAAATAATATAGCAGTTGCGACCTGTGGAAGTTCATTTTCTAATTATCAGAAAAAAATGATTTTGGATTTAGGAGTAACAGAAATCATAATAGCATATGATAGACAATTTCAAGAACTAGAAGATGATGATTGTACTAAATGGTGGAATAAAATAAAAAAAATGACTAAAAATCTATCTGGGTTAGTAGATGTATATGTGTTATGGGATGTAGAGAATTTATTGTCTTACAAAGACTCTCCAATAGATAAAGGGAAAGATGTTTTTGAAAAATTGTTAAAAAATAAAATTAAAGTAGGTGATTGATTGGAATGGGAACTAAAAAATCATATAGAAGATACAGTATTAAATACTGTTTTAAAAAATAGAGGTCTTGATAATCAAAAAATAAATTGGCTTTTAAATGCAGATATTTTAAATTGGGAAGATTATAATAATTACACCAATATTGATAGAGCCTACAATTGTTTATTAAAAAATATTAGAAATAATAATAAAATAGGTATATTAGTGGATACAGATGTTGATGGTTATTGTAGTTCTTCAATAATATATATGTTTATTAAATTTGACTTACAATATGACAATGTGTATTATATACAACATACTGAAAAGGCAAAAGTTCATGGACTAACAAAAGAGATTATGGATAAAGTAATTGAAGACAACACAAAACTATTGATTACTCCAGATAGCTCATCAGAAAATTTTAAAGAACAAATAGAATTGAATAGGAATGGAATAGATTTCATTGCATTAGACCATCATATGTATGATTTAACTAAAGTGCCAGATACAAGCATAATAATTAATAATAAAGATGGAGAAGTAGAAAATATAGATGGTAGTGGAGCGATGGTTACATATAAATTCATAAGATACATAGTAGATAAAGTAAATTTAGATATAGGATATAAATATATTGATTTGGCTAATGTTGCAAATATAAGTGATTCTATGGATATGAGGTCACTAGAAAACAGATATATATTCAATATAGGTAAGCAAGTAAACCATATAACTAATCCCTTAATATTATCATTTGTTCATGATTTAAAAATAAAAAATTATTTAAAGATAGACAATGTTGTTTGGGGTATTTCGCCCATAATAAATGCAATAATTAGAAATGGAACAATAGAAGATAAAGAATTGTTGTTTAGAGCTTTTATAGGTGAAGAAAAAACAATTACATATAAATCAAAAGGAGAAATTAAAAAACAGAAATTACAAGATGCTATTATAAGGATAGGTAAAAACTATAAAAGAAAGCAAAAAGATATAACTGATAAAGCAATAAAGGGAAATGTAAAACTATTTTCAGTGGAGAATGATAAGGTTATATTAATTGATTCAAATAGTATAGATGCAAAAGTAACAGGATTGGTAGCAAATAAATTTATGAATGTATTCAACAAGCCAATACTTATGATAAGAGAATCTGACAATAAAAATAATTATACAGGTTCAGTAAGATGCCCTAATTATATAGATAATTTTAAATCTATTTGTGTAGACAGCAAATTATTTAATTGGTGTAAAGGACATGAATCTAGTTTTAGATATGAGTTTCCCAAAAAAAATATAAATAAGTTTATAAAATATACAAATGATAAATTTAAAAATATAACAATAACAAGTAATGTAGAAGTAGATTTTGTATTTGACAGCAATATAAACATAAATGATTTAATATGTATAGGAGAATTAGAAGATATTTGGTGTGGGACAATTGAAAGACCTAAATTTATAATTAAAGATTTAAGAATAAATACAATGGATATAAAAAAATATGGGAATGCTAGTTATAGTTTTATGAAAGATAAAATTTTATTTAAAAAAGATTTTTGTAGTAAAAAATTTTTTAACAAAATGATTAACGAAGATAATAATAATCTTAAATCTAAGGATTTAATAATGAATATATTATTTTCTATTAAAAACAATGAAAATGGATATTCTTATATAGATATAATAGATGTTGAAAGTAGTGTTGTAAATGAATAAAATACAAAAAGAAATATTAACAAATAATTATGTTGTATACCACTTACATGATGATACTTCTAATTGTAATGGTTTTGCTGACTCATGTAGCAAATATGATGAATATATATCATTAGCAAAAGAAAATAACATGAAAGCAATAGCATTTAGTAATCATGGTGGTATTTATGACTGGGTAAAAAAGAAACAGGCGTGTGATAACGCAGAAATAAAGTATATTCATGGTGTAGAACTATATACATGCATAAATTTAGAAGATAATAATAGAGGTTGGCATATTGGCTTATATGCAAAAAATTTAAAAGGTGTTAGAGAGTTAAATTCTCTAACGTCAAAAGCTACATCTAAAGGAATTTTAAAAGATAATAGTGACCGTCATTTTTATTTCAATCCAAGAATATCCTTTGATGAATTAATGAATACAAGCGATAATATAATAATAACTTCTGCTTGTCTAGCGTCGCCATTATGGAAGCTAGGTGATACAAATATAATAGATATTGAGGGTATTGAGAAATATAATTATAATATTAAAAAAAGACAAGAGTTACTAGAATGGATGTCTAAAAATAATCATAGATGTTTTTTAGAAATACAATATCACAACTGCGATAGTCAAAAAGAGTATAATAAGATGCTCTATGAGTGGAGTATCTTATATGGAATACCATTGATAGCAGGGACAGATACTCATTCATCATCTGAATATAAAGCAGAATGTAGAAAAGTGCTTCAAAAATCTAAAAATAGCTTCTATGGAGAAGAAGATGAATTTGACTTAACATGGAAAAATTATGATGATTTAGTTGATGAGTTTAAAAAACAAAATATTCTACCTATTGATATTATATTGGAAGCAATTAATAATACAAATAAATTAGCTGCTATGGTTGAAGATTTTACACTAGATAAAACTTTTAAATATCCTGATTTATATGGGGAAAATGCCAATCAAACATGGAAAGATTACATAGATGAAAAACTTTTAAAATTAATAAATGTAAATGCTATTGAAAAAGAAAAAATAGATATATATAAACTAAGAGTACAAGAAGAATATGAAATAATGTGTAATCAAGGCATGGCTAGTTTCATGCTGTTTGTAGCTGAATTAGTAAATTGGTGCAAAGATAATGATATTCATGTTAGCCCATGTAGAGGTTCTGTTGGTGGTTCTTTAATAGCATACATAACAGGAATAACAGATGTGGATGCTATTAGATGGAAAACTGCATTTTCAAGGTTCTGCAATGCTGATAGAATATCACTTGGAGATATAGATTTAGATTTTAGTCCATCAGATAGACAAAAGGTTTATGAATATATAATTAATAGATTTGGAAAAGATAAAGTATCATATATACTAACATTTCAAACTATAAAGGATAGAGGCAGTATAGATGTACTTGCTAAAGGATTAAATTATGATAATTTGAATTTGGTTAAAAATATAAAAGACACATTTGATAATATCTTTAAAGAATATTCCAAAATAATTATAGAAGAAATAAACATAGAAGAGCTGGAAGGCAAAGAAAGTAAATCGCCAGACTTTATAGACCATGAATTATATTTGCATACAATAAGAAACAATAAGAAAAAACAAAGATTAATTAAATTAAAAGAAATGTGGGATGAGTTAAGAGAACATAATAAGGATTTGTTTTATTATTTTGATGGGATTAGAGGAGTAATAACTTCTAAAGGTACACATCCAGCAGGGATGATTGGTAGCCCAATAACTTTGTATGATAATTTGGGTGTATTTTATAAAGATGGAAATGAAAACAGTCCAGTATCATTTTGCACGATGAAAGCAGTAGATTCATTGAATTATGTGAAATTTGATATATTAGGATTAAAAACTATAGGTATAATTCAAGATACGTATAGACTTATAAATAAAGAGTGGAAGTATGCTCACGAAATAAATTGGAATGATAAAAATGTTTGGGAAGATATAAATAGAATCAATGTTGGAATCTTTCAATTTGAAGGTGATTACGCTTTTGATTTATTAAGTACATATAAAGCAAAATGTGTAAATGATATGTCTTTAGTAAATGCAAGTTTAAGACCTAGTGGAAAATCATATAGAGAAAGATTAATAAATAGAGAATTTAATAAAAATCCATCAGAAGAAATAGATGAATTATTAAAAGATAATAATGGGTTTTTAGTATTTCAAGAAGATACAATAAAGTTCTTAACAGACATATGTGATTTTGATGGCTCTTTAGCTGATACAACTAGAAGAGCAATAGGAAAAAAAGATGATGTTGAATTAGAAAAACAATTGCCAAAGATTTTAAATGGCTATTGTAAACACTCAAATAAACCCAAAGAAATAGCTGAAAAAGAAGCGAAAGAATTTATACAAATAATATCAGATTCTTCAGAATATCAATTTGGATATAACCATTCGACTGGATACTCTATGAATGGTTATATATGTGGAATGTTAAGATACTACTATCCTTTAGAATTTACAACATCATATTTAAATTGGGCAGATAATGAAGAAGATTTGAATAATGGAATAAAGTTGGCAAAAGAATATGGGATAGAAGTTAAAAATTGTAAATTTAGATATTCAAGAGCAGAGTATTTCATGGACAAAAAAACAAATACTATATATAAAGGTATATCAAGTATTAAATATTTAAATACTGAAGTTGCTGAGTATTTATATTCATTAAGAAATAATGAATATAATACTTTTACTAAATTGTTAATTGATTTAAATAAAAATATCAATAGTAGACAATTAGAAATATTAATTAAGTTAAACTTTTTTGAAGAGTTTGGTAAGACATCTAAATTATTAAATATTGTTCAAGTATTTAGTGCTTTTTATGAAAAAAAACAATTAAAGAAAACTAATATCTATGCGAAATATATAGAAAAATTCTCAAATAGAAAAACTGAAAAAATGTTCATGGATGTAAATATTTTAGCATTGTGTGAATACATGGAAGATGTTTTTGAGAATAAAGATATTCCAATTGAAGAATTAATTAAAGCTCATTATGAAAATGTAGGAAGTTGTAATATTATTAAATCTGATGAAAATCCAAGGCATTGTATAGCTGTAGATATTAATACTAAGTACTCCCCTAAAATTACATTTTATAATATACGCTCTGGAAGAATAAAAGAATGTAAGATAAAGAAAAAAACATTTAAAAACAATCCAATTAAATTGTTTGACAAAGTATATTTAAATAAAACTAGAACTGAATCAAAAAAGAGATTTATAAATGATGATTATGTAGATGTAGAGGGAATTGATATATGGGTAAGTTCTTACTGGATAATTGAATAAATATGCTATAAATAAAATTTTAGTGGTGATTTTAAAGAATAAATAAAATCTAAAAAAGATAAAACATATAAATATAGAGGAATTAAATTTTTATAAATAAAAGGGGATTCAAATGGGATTAAGAATAGAATTAAATAATTTAAAAGATTGGACTAAAGAATATGCTAAATCATTCAAAGCATGTTTTACTATAACATATTCAAAAAAATATTTAGAAAAATTTGCGAATGATAGATTCCAAAATATCGTAGATGAACAAGAGTTAGATTTGACTGATAAAGAATTTAAAAATTATAAAAAAATATTTGTAAAAACCTTTATTGATACTATGATTGAATTAATAGAAGAGGAAGCAAAAAATTTAAAAAATAAGAAAAAGACAGAGGAAGAATCTAAGAAGAAAAAAAGTAATTAAAATCACTATTTTAATAAGATTTAAAACTTAGGATTATGTATAAAATAAGGATGTTAGAGTAAATTATAAACTAAATAAAAAACAGATAAATTGTTTAAAGTCTATTTTTATTCAGTTGAAAATGGTATATAATAATAATATAATAAAATACAAAATAAGGAGAGATTTAATTGGCGATAACATTTGATAATATATATAATCCTAATGAACATAAACTTACTGAGAACTACACATTTCAAGGAGTAGACCACTTATATAAAAAAATGTGGACTATAAATATTTCTGCATATGAAATAGCAAAATTATGGGATGAACAAAAAATAATATACTATCCTGCAACACAGCGTGGTCTATTAGCAAAAAAACAAGCAGATGGAACATTTAAATATAAAGCAGTTTTTAATAAAACAAGAGTCAAAAGTATTCAAAAAAAGATATTACAAGAAAAATATTTTCCAGACCAACTAACAATAAATATACTTGATGAAAATGGGAAAGAAGGAAAAGTAATATATGATGAATATACTTCGCAACTAACAATAATACTAGGTTTAATGTGTATGCAAGATGGTCAACATAGAACAAAAGCAATACATAATATATATCAGGATGCCAAAATAATAGGAGGAGAAGATGAAAAGAGAATAATAAAAATATTAAAAACTCTTAAATTTCCTGTTCTAATAACTTGTCATAACATGGAAGTTGCAATGGAACATTTCTGGCAATTAAACTTGCACGAAACTCTTTCTAAGTCGAGAATTGAATCTTTTAATAAACAAGATGCAGTAAATCGTATTATGATAAAATTAAATGAAAAAGGGGCATTAAAGAATAAAATAGATATGGTTAAAACATCTATTGCAAAAAATGATATGATGAATATTGTTACTTTAAATACACTTGTAACAGCATTTAAAAATACTTTTAGTGATATCGAAGACAAAAATATGGAAGAAGAATGTTTTAAATTTTTAAAAGAGTTTTTTGAAGAATTAGTTAAAATTTATCCTGAGATGATGTCTTATGAAGGAAGAAAAATGTCTAAAGAAATCTCATTAACTTGTGAGAATTTCATGTTTTATGCATATCTAGGTCTTGCGCATAATTTATATTTATGGAGACACTCAAATTGGAAAAAGAAGATGCAATGTATTAAGTATATAAATATGGATAAAGGCAGTTCTATTTGGAGCAGAGTTATGAGAGAAACAAGTTCTGGATTAAGTATTATTAATAATACAAGTACAAGAAGAACCTTAAAAGATATATATTTAGAGCAATTTGCAATTCAGCAGCAAAAACAATAGAGATAATACTAGATTTTAAAAATAAAAAATATTTTTAAAATCTAGTATTGCATTTTATCCAGTTGAGTGTTATACTTATATTAAACTTAATTAAATTTATAAAATTTTTATAAACTAAACAAAATACAAAGGAGTGATTTAATGATAGGTTGGGAAATGAATGAAATGCAAAATGCAATATGGAATAATAAATATAGAAATAATAATGAAACTTTTGATGAATGGCTCAATAGAGTGTCTAATGGAGATAAAGAAGTAAAACGGTTGATACAAGAAAAAAAATTCTTATTTGGAGGAAGGATATTAGCTAATAGAGGATTACAGAATGATGGAAGAAAAATAACCTATTCAAACTGTTATGTTTTAGCAACTGGTGATTCTATTGAAGATATATACCAAACATGTAGTGATACTGCAAGAACATTTAGTTATGGAGGAGGGGTAGGAATTGATATATCTAAGTTAAGACCTAGAGGGGCAAAAGTCAATAATTCAGCTAAATCTACAACAGGTGCAGTCTCATTTATGGATACATATTCCTTAGTTGCTGAAACAATAGGTCAAAGTGGTCGTAGAGCTGCTTTAATGATATCTCTCGATATTAATCACCCAGACATTGAAGAATTTATAGATATTAAAACAGATTTAAACAAAATTACTAAAGCTAATATATCTGTAAGAATAACAGATGAATTTATGCAAAAGGCTACAGGAATAGATTCAAACCCAATGTATAAATGTTCTTTTACGAGAGAAGAAACTGGTGAAATTATAGTTAAAGAAATAAACGCTAAAGAACTATTTAATAAATTATGTGAAAATAATTGGAATTATGCAGAACCAGGAATTTTATTTTGGGACAAAATAAATAATTATAATTTATTGAGTGAGGATGATGAATTTGAATATGCAGGCGTAAATCCCTGCGCCGAAGAGCCGCTTCCAGCAGGTGGTAGTTGTCTTTTAGGCTCATTTAACTTAAGCGAATATGTTAAAGAAGATAAAACTTTTAATTATAATGATTTTAGAAAAGATATAAAAATAGTAGTAAAAGCAATGAATGATGTTTTAGATGAAGGTCTACCTTTGCATCCATTGAAAATCCAAAAAGATACAGTTAGAAATTACAGACAAATAGGTATTGGAGTTATGGGAATAGCTGATATGCTCATAAAAATGAATGTAAGATATGGTTCAGAAATGGCCATTGAATTATGTAACGTGATAGGTAAATGTTTAGCAGATGAAACACTAAAACAATCAGCCTTATTATCAAAAAAATATGGTACATATCCAAAATATAAAGAATGTATTTTAAAATCAGAATTTATTCAAGAAAATGCATCTCATGAAACACTAGAATTAATAAAAAGATATGGTCTTAGAAATTCACAACTTTTAACAATAGCTCCAACTGGAAGTATATCAACTATGCTAGGAATATCTGGAGGAATAGAACCAATTTTCGCCTTTTCTTACACTAGAAAAACTGAAAGTTTACATGATAAAGAGAAATATTATAAAGTTTACACACCTATAGTTAAAAAATATATGAAAGAAAATAACATTGAAGATGAAAAAGCCCTTCCTGATTATTTTGTAACAGCAGAAATGCTAACTCCAAGAGAACGTATCTTAATGCAGTCATCTTTCCAAAAACATATAGATGCAAGTATCTCATCTACTGTAAATTTACCTAATGAAGCAACGGTTGAACAGGTCGAAGAATTATATTCATTGGCATGGGTTAATGGATTAAAAGGACTGACAATATATAGAGCTGGATGTAAGCGCGAAGGAGTTCTTACAACTAATACTGTAAACAATACACAAGGGCTTAAGAGAGGAGACTGGAAACCTATATCAAGTGATACTGTTTCATACAAAAAAGAGCTATATGTTGGATGTGGCAAATTAATTTTATTTATATCCTATTCAGAAAAAGAAAAGGATATACAAGAGTTGTATGTAAAAAAGGCTGGTTCAGGTGGGTGTGAAAAACTTCTTGAAGCTGCAACAATAGCAATGTCTGGGATGCTTAGACTTGGAGGAACTTTAGATAATATAGAAAAAGCTTTAAGGGGTGTTAATACTTGTCCTAGTTTTGCTACAAGTAGAGCAAAAGGAAATATATTAGACAGAGGAAATCATTGTGGTATTACTATTTTAAATGCTGTAAAAGATTTTCTTAAAGAAAAACAAGGAGAAAAAATAGAGGAATTTAAAGAATTTAAGCCAAAATGCCCTGAGTGTGGGCTAGAGATTCAAATGATGGAAGGATGTATGACTTGTCCTAATTGTGGATGGAGTAAATGTAATTAAATTAAGAGGGAGTAATCCCTCTTTGGAGGTGAGTTAAATGGAGTTTAGTGAACAAATTATAAAAATTTTAGATAATCTAAGTGATAAATTTGGAATGACTATTGATTGGTCTAACAAGAATGTAATTCCATATCTGCAAACATTAACTACTAAATATATTAATTATGAGGTAGATATAAGTATATTTTGGATAATTATATGTGTAATTGGAATAATTGTTGGTGCTTTATTAATTTATATAGATTGGAAAGATGATGAAGATGATATCTCTGTATATGCAACTATTGGTTTACTGATTATAATCTTTTCTGCTGTTTTTATAATTATACAATCAATAGATATAATAACAGCAAAGACATTTCCAGAAAAAATTATACTTAATTATTTATTAGAAATAAAAAAATATATTTAGAGGATGATTGTTATGACCAAAGAAGAATTTATTACTAAATTTCTTAAAGAGCAGCAGAGAAGAAGAAAAATATTAGAATATGATATTATAAATTTTAAATCTGAAATTAGATTTAAAGCGTGGAAAAAATATAAAAAAAGATAAAGGAGAGAGACTATGCCTACATATTACCCTTTTATAAGCTATAAAAATAAAGTAAAATTACTTACAATATATCCAGATGATTATTATGAGTATTCTTCAGAAAGATTTAAATATGATGAAGATGGGGAGAAAATAGTATTTTTTTCGGAAGAAGAAGGTATTAAATGGTTAGTTGAAAATATTAAAGCAGATAAAATAGACCCAGAATATAATATTGATTCTAATAATTCTTATTTATGGGAAGAATTTATAAAATAAAATATGTGTTTTAATATGAATTGGAGGTAAAATTTATGTTGAATTTATTAATAAAAGATATACATGGTGGAGATACGATATATTGTATAAAAGATATTGAATGTTATAAAAAAGGAGAATTTTATACAGTAGGTACTGGAGAATATATAAGTCAATTTTATAAAATGAGAGGTGGGACTACAATAGGGTATTGTTTCATTCGTGTGCCAACTGAAGATGAGCTAGAAAATGAATTTATTCAATTGAAGTTTTTAAAAGATGATTTATCTAAAGATAATATTGCAGAAATAAATTGTAAAAATTTTCAAGAATTTAAAGATAAGATAGCATCTTGTGATTCAATATGTTTTTTACATAATAAAGATTTCAATTTTAGTGATTTGGATGATAATTTCATGAAAGATGTAATAATAGAATTTGGAGAAATAATAGATTGGGGAAGAAGAGTAAATCAATTGATTAATTTCACTAATTTATATATTAGGTCAGAAGATAAGCTTAAATCAATGACTAAAGAAGAAATAGAAGATGAATTAGGATATAAAATTAAAATAGCTTCTAAACAATAAAGTGAGGTGATATTATATTGAGTATCTTCAATAAAAAATATGGTAGAAATGTAAAAATAACAGAAGAAGAACCTCCTTCTCCTCCTCCCAAACAACCAATATATAATAGAGATAATATACAATATGATAAAGAAATGGAAAGAAAACTATTAGATATTGATAGGTTAAAAATAGAATTGGAAAAAGAAAAAAAGATAGAAGAAGAAAGAAAAAAAGTAGAAAGAGTAAAGGAAAATGAGGGAAAGGAATGGGCTTGGGTTGAAGGATATAAATGTACAGATAAAAATATGAAATGTAAGGAATTTCAATATGAATTAAACAAAGCCTATAGTATGGATGGTGATGATATTAATATATGGAATTGGGGATTCCATTTATGTTTAGACTTGGGTGACGTATTTCAATATTATGCTCCAAATTTAAGCAATAGATTTTTTAAAGTAAAAGCTCTAGTGAAAAAAGCCGATAAATATAAATATGGTAAAGAATATGGTGAAGTGACTCTCCTTTCAGGTAGTGTTTTACGTGGTCATAAAATAAATAAAATAGCTGCTAAAGAGATAATATTTTTAGAAGAATTAACTTTTGATAAATTAAAACTACATATACAAAATAGTTTTCCTGAAGTAAACACTAAGTCTAAATGGTATGCCATATGTAAATTAGGAGAACAAGAATATTATCATAGAATGTTTATGAATCAAATGAAAAAGATTAGATTTTCAGATACATTTTCTCAATTATTATTTGATGAATGTCGTAATTATTGTGAAATATTAGAAATCTTAAATAAAGCAATAGCATATTCAAAAGAAAATTTATCTAAAGATATGATAATATATTTGCTTATGAAAGATATAAGAAAGTAACATATAAAAAGAAGGGAGATAATGTGGACAAAATAAATAAGATAGATTTGATTAAGTTAAAAGAAATGAATATATATGATAATTATCAATTAAAAAAAATAGCAAGTAAAATGATATTACATCTAAGATATGAAATAATGGATTTTTGTGGTTGTGGTTCTCCTGATGATATATCTTTTATGATAAAAGGAGTATTGACTTCCATACAAAATAAAGAAAAAAATTGTAACTTAGAATACACAGAAAGATGTTACATATTTGAAATAGAATTTAATAATGTTTGTGGAATAATTGGTAGTAAAAATAATTTGATACAAGAATTTATATTAAATGCTTTAAATTCATATGGGTTGTTAGAACATGGTAGTAGTATTTGGGGGTCATGGCTATCTGATTATGGTAAACAAATATTATGTGCTTTTGAAATAGTTGGTGACTGTATTTTAGATGTTAGCTATTTAGATTAAAAAGTTAGTTTTAATAGGAGGTGGTAATTATTAAATATGTAATGAGTGATTTACATGGTATGTATGATAAATTTATTTCAATGTTAGAGCAAATCAATTTCAATTCAAATGACCATTTGTATATTTTAGGAGATGTATTAGATAGAGGGGATAAGTCTTTAGAGATTATAGATTATATAAGAAAGTATAAGAATATAACTCTTCTAAAAGGTAATCATGAGTTAATGTTTCAAGAAAGTTATACAGATGTAAATAGTAGTTTTCTTTGGTTTTATAATGGAGGTAAAGATACATTTTATGATTTAGGAATGAAGTCTTATGAATATAAAGAAAATTTTTATAAATATATTAAGAACCTTCCATATTTAGAGATAATAGATAATTTTATACTAGTCCATGCTGGACTATACCTTCCAAATAACTATGAGAATCTCAGTATAGAGCAAATAATTGAGTTACAAGAAGAAGATATTTGTGTGTGGGATAGAACAATATTAAATACTAATAAACATATAAAAGGATACACAATTATTATTGGTCATACACCAACTCAAAACATTAAAGATTATGAAAAGGCTGAAATATATAAACAGGAAGGAATTATAAATATAGATTGTGGAGCATGTTTTGATAATGGTAAATTGGCTTGTTTAAGATTGGATGATATGAAAGAATTTTATATTTAAGAGGTGTTATATGGACATATTAAAAATCAGTTACAACAATCTAAATGCTATATCAAAAATATCAGAAGTATTAAGGGATATTGTAAATGAGGACACTTTAATAGTATGTATAGGTAGTGATAGAGTTTTAGCTGACTCATTAGCCCCTATGATTGGCAGTATACTAGAAAAATCTACTATTAGAAATAAAATATTTGGAGTATTAGGAGATTCAATACATGCTTTAAATTTAGAACAAAAAATACAAGCAATAAAAAATAATTATCCAAATTCAAATATAATAGCCATTGATGCTTGTATAAGTAAAATTTCAGATAAAGGAACAATTATAATTAGCAATAAACCTGTTAAACCAGGTTTGGGGGTAGATAAGAAGTTACTAGAAGTTGGTGATTATTCAATAGTTGGGATTATAGGTAGAAATAAATATGATATATATGATACTTCAGACCCTGAACTTATACTTGATTTAGCTGATGTTATATCGAAATCTTTAATATCTATATTATTAGAAAAAGAAGAAAGGATGATTGTATGATACAGGAAGTCAGACAAGAAATACTATTAAAAAATGGTTTGATTTTATATACAGGTGATTTGGTAGAAATAAAATACAAATCAGATGAAGATGTAATAGAACATAATTGTAAAGGTAAAATTAAAGAAGCAAAAGAATTATTTATTAAATTAGATACAAGTAAGAAATATAAAACTTCTGAAAGAATGATTTATTCTTGGGAATTAATAGATATAAAAAAGGTGAGTGATGAAAATGAAAAAAACAATTAATAGTAAATATAGAGCATTATATTTATTTATATTTTTTCTAATTTTCAATTTAATATATAGTTTATATTTTGGAAGGAATACGGAGATTGGATTTTATTCTAGTACATCTTGCATAGAAGAATATATACTGGATATTATAACCTCTATAGGACTATTTTTCTCAATGATGTTAGCTGGGTTTGATGTTACAGAAAACTTTATAAATAGTTTAAGGAATTATTGTGAAGAAGAAACAAAGTGAGGTGAATTAATTGGAATTAAGAGATTATATAAGTAAGGTAGAATTAAATGACATGCCACTAACTTTAGATAATCAGTACATGTTAAACGAAATAAGCATATCTGAATATGGTAAAATATTTGCTGTAAAAGACACATCAGGAAAAACATCTTATTACACAGAAATAGAATTTAATAAGCGTTTTAGAGGAGTTAATAGCATCCTGGAGAATATTATTTAATATATATTTTTAAGGAACTGAGGGTTGAGAGCTATTAATTAATAGCTCTCTATTTTTTTGAAAGGGGAGAGTTAATGGAAAAAGAACTATATAGCTTTAGTAAATTAAATGCATTTAACACATGTCCATTTCAGTACTATCTTACATATGTAAAAAATTTAAATCGAGAACAAAATTGTTATGGTTATTATGGCAATGAATTACATAGTTTACTAGAACAATTACAACAAAGAAAAATAACAAATCAAGAAGCTATTCAAAAATACAATGAAGTTATAGAATATGCAAATCTAATGGATTACAACTTTCCTACACCAAATTCAAGAATTAATTATTTAGAATGTATCTTACATTATATAGAAAATTTTGTACCAATTGAGTGTGATAAATACTACATAGAAGAATACTTTGAGTTTGACATTAATGGAATTACAATGAGGGGATATATAGACTTATATTATATAATAGGTAATAAAATTTATGTTATAGATTACAAATCGAGCAGTAAATTTTCTAAAAAAGACCTACCTAAAAAATCAATGCAGCTTATCTTATATGCAATGTATCTTAAAGAAAAATATCCAGATAAAATAATTGAATATGTAGCTTTTGATATGTGTAAATATATGAATAATGAAAAAGGAGTATTAATTGAAAGAAATAAGATTGATAGTATAAATGATTATGAAAGAGCTATAGTAAAAATTAAATATACTAAAGAACTAGAGAGACAATTAATTGATTTTATTGTTGATACAGTTGCTCAAATAAAACAGCTAGATTTCAACGATGAGAGTGTTTGGTGCAAAAATGATGACAAAAGTAATCAGTTTTTTTGTAAAACTCTATGTTCTCATTATGGAAGAGGTTGTGAACATAAGGAAAATAAGGGTTTTAGAAAATCAAAATCACAATAAAATGTGAATTTTAATAGGATTAACTATTACTTATTATATTTTATATATGAATAGTATCAATAGTAAATAATAAGGATATAAAGCACATAGAAGGTTTTACATCCTTATCATAGGAATTTATAAATTTATGAGTTTTTTAAACCCAGAGAAAATCATGGGTAAAGTAGAAAATACAAATAATTGTTGATATAATCCTATTTCCTTAGATATGTAATCATAAGCTAGCTCATTTTTTATAAAATGTGGTAATATCTGCATAGGAATAGGAAAAAGAATCATTATTACACTTATAAAATAACTTGTCATTAAAAGATATTTTAAAAAGTTCTTGTTTTTAAAAAGGGTGTTTAAAGATAAATAATCATGTGTAAATATTTTAAATTGTTGATTGGGTATAATTTTTTTTAATAAAGTATCTATTTCAAGACATACATACGTAGAAAAAATTACAATTATATTTATAATCCAGAAATAGAATACATGGAAAATTATCATCAGCATTAAACTAGAGGCTCCAAGCATATCGGGAGAAAGTTTAGTTAAATACACAGCAACTATTAGTGTTGTCAAGGCGATTATAGTCATACCTACAATGAATGAAGTTATACTTGAAAAACCTGTATTAGATAACAACATCCTGTCAATAAATATTGCTAAAAATACAATTAAAGTAATAGAAGCACTAAAAAGTATAGATAAATCTTTAAAATTTTCCATATGAACCTCCTGTTTTAGATTTATTATACTATAATAATAGAACCATAGAAAGGAATTTAGCGAATAATGAGTGAATTAATTAAAATATATGTTTTTTTAGGCTATTCAGGTTCAGGCAAAGATAGTATAGTAACTGAAATTTCAAAGCAATTCAATATTCCAATTCTAATATCACACACAACAAGACCTCCTCGTGACCAATCAGAAATCATTAATAGAATATATCATTTTGTAAATAATAAATTCTTTAAGAAAGAAAAAAATAATTTTATTGAAATGAGAAAATATATAGTTCATGATGGAAGCACTTGGCTATATGGTATACATAAATCTGAATTAGAAAATAAAAAATATGCTTTGACTATAGTAGATGCAAGTGGATATAAGGCATTAGAAAAATATTTTATGGGAACAAAAACTAAGTTAATAGCATTTTTTATAAATACAGATGAAAATATATTGAGAAAAAGACTTATTAATAGGGGTGATAATGCTAAAGAAATAGAGAGAAGATTAGCAGATGATAAACTTAAATTTAATGATTTTCTAAATAATGAAAGTTATATTGCAATACCAAATAATACTAATCTAATTAATGCAGTAGAGCAAGTCAAAACACATATGAAAGAAGGGATTGAATGGTATTAGCCCTAGATATATCCATGTCCTCAACTGGATGGGCAGTTATAAATAGAAATAAAAAGGTATTAAAATATGGAAAAATAGTAACTAAAAAAGATAAATTCAAGTCTGAAGATGAGCGAATGTGTTGTATCTGTAATACAATTCAAGAGATAATTACAGCTCATAATATTCAAATAGTCTTAGTCGAAGACCAATTCACTTCAAGAAATTCTAAAACAATTCTTAGTTTAAGAAAACTCTTAGGAGCAATAATGAGAACTGTTAAATTAAATAATATAGAGATTGAATATATGTATCCAGTCTCTATTAGAAAATATCTTATGAATAGTGGTAAAGCAAAAAAAGAAGAAGTAGCTGTTTATGTAAGAGAAAATATTATTGATATTGGAGAGTACATTGATAGGACTTGTAAAGCTAAAACAAGTGATATATATGATGCTATAGCACTTGGGATAGCTTATTTAAACAAACTTAATACTAATAAATAATTTTAAAAAGGGAGATTAAATTAATGAGTATAAATGTTAAAGTAAAAAAATTAAACCAAGATGCAATAGTACCATCTTATGCAAAAGAAGGTGATAGTGGAATAGATTTATATACACTGAAAGATACATTAATTCCAGCTAAGTCAACAGTAGCAATACCTACAGGTATAGCATTAGAAATTCCATATGGATATGAAATGCAAGTCAGACCTAGAAGTGGTATAAGCTTAAATGGTTTGGGTGCTTGGAAGAAACTATTTAAAGTTACAAGTCTTGTTAGTAGAGAAATAGAAAAAGAGGAATTTGCATGGAAGGAAGATTTTTTAACTAGAGTATATCCAACTGTAAGATTAGGTACAGTGGATTCAGGATATAGAGGTGAAATTAAAATAATTACATATAATGAAGAAGACTTTGAAATTCTAATTCCCAAACATACTAAATTAGCTCAAGGAGTATTTCAGCAAGTTCCAAGAGCTATATTGAAAGTCGTAGATGAATTGACTAGTTCTGAGAGGGGAAATGACGGATTTGGAAGCACTGGTATAAGATAGGAGGCTATATGTATACTATAAAAGATGTAATAGATGTATTAAAATCTACTAGAAATTGTAATTTAAACTGTAATGATTGTATATTAAACATAAGTATAGTTACAAGTCAAATAGAAAAAACGTTATGTTCGTGGTTAGAAGAAACAAGAAAAGCTCTTAAGCTATCTCATTCAAATATTGACTTTGATAAACAAATTGAAATACTAAAAAAAAGTAGATAATATTATATTTGGATGTGATGATAAAACTTGCCATAAATGTATATTTGGAGAAGAAGTAAGTAATCTATATAATTCTTGTGAAATATTAGAAAAGATATGTGATGAATTGAACAAAAAGACATGTAAAGTAATAGAAAAGGTCAATTATTATTCTAATGATACTTATGAAAAATTATATTACTTAGAAAATATTGAAACTGGAGAGAAATTTGCTGTTGATGAAAATCAAATAAAGAGATATAATATCATCAATACTAATTTTGGAGGTGCTAATATGTACAAATATGATGATTATGTTAATTTGACAAATAGTTTAGAGTTACCAGAAGAAATTAGAAATAAATGCGTTAGAGTTATAATGACATTAGGGAATATGCAAGATATTATGGTGGTTCATAAGTTTAAAACTTATGTTGTTAATGAAAAATATATTGAAAAAGTAGCATAAATGATTAAGTCATCTATTAATTTAGATGACTTTTTTGTATTTATGTATTACTATTTAGGTAAAGGTTAATTTAAACAAATGAGGGGGATACACAATGAAATTACCAAAAAAAATATTATCACTAGGGTTAGTTATAACAATGTTAATAGTTAGTTTTCCAAAACAATCTTATGCACTTAATTCAGTAGATGAGATTGAAGTATCTACAATATACGAAACAGCAGGACTTATAGCAGATAAGCAAAGTTATGATACTGCGATACTAGTTAATTTAAGTGATTCCATAGCAGATGGCTTGAGTGCTAGTGGATTATCAGGAACATTAAATGCACCAATGCTTTTATCTGAAAATAGTAACATACCAAATGAGACAATGAAGAGATTAAGTAAAGTAAAAACAGTCTATTTGATAGGTGGGATAAAATCAATAAGTAAATATGTAGAGAATACGTTAATGTCAAAAGGATTCAATGTAAAGAGAATTGATGGAGATGATAGAATAAAAACTAGTTATAATGTTGCAAAAGAAATAAACTCTAAACAAAAAGTTAATACTGTAATGCTAACAAATGCATATAAAGGAGAGCCAGACGCAATAAGTATAGCTTCTGTAGCGGCAAGAGATAAGGCAGCGATAATATTAACAGATGGAAAAAGTATACCATTTTCAACTAATGAAGTAAAATCATATGCAATTGGAGGTACAGCTACAATGGATGATACATTAGTTAAAAATACAAACTCAACAAGATTGGGAGGTTCTGACAGATTTGATACAAATAAAAAAATAATAAATCAATTTTATAATGGTATAAAAGAGTTTTACATAGCTGGTTCTAGGAACTTAACTAATGCACTTTTAGCTTCTTCTTTAAAGAGTCCAGTTGTTTTAGTTGATAATAATAGTAATAAATCAATATTAAAAAATGCCACTAAAATTACAACAGTTGGAGGCATAACAGAGGAGTTACTAGAAGAATGTTTGAATGTCACTAATGGAATAGGAGATTCTAATACTGGAGTAATTAAAAAAACTGGACTTGAAGAAGCTAAAGAATTAGCTAAAGATTGGTATAATTGTTATGAAGTAGGAGATATAAATAATGTACCATATGATGGAGTATACTTAGTTGATGATAATTATAAAAATGGAAGTAATTATTATTATGTTTTTAGTTATGTGTCTGCTGGGCAAGAGTGTTCCGACCGTCTATGTATAAATAAAAATGACATGTCAGATTATAAACTTTTATATGAAGATTTACATATGGAAAAAGTGGTTTCATTTAAAAATGCTGAAGATTTAGTAAAAGACTTATTTATGAAAGAACATGGATTTTTACCAAACCATGTAGAAGCTCAAAATATGGAAGATGGTATGTATATATATGTACGTCCATTTAATACATATGTAGATATGAATGGTATAGAGCATAATGCAGGTGGATATACACCATATTTAGTCAATATTTATACAGGTGAAATATCAAAATATACATATACTGAATAAAGCAATTAATCAACTACTTTTTAAAGTAGTTGATTTTATTTTAAATAATAAATTTATTATATCACTTAAGGCATATATAGCTGTTATAATTAAAATATATGTCGAAAGGTAGATGATGAGGATGTTTAAGGAGATATTTAAAAAGGTATTTATGTCAGAAGAGGTTAGTAAAACTGTAAAAGAAGTTAATAATATTATTAAGGATACTAAGATACAAGTAAAAGGTGGACTTGGAGAACTTAGATTAGATTTTATACTTAGCAGATTAGGCAAAGATTACATAATAATTAAAGACATTATTGTACCAGGCTCAAATAAGACTACACAAATTGATAGTATTGTGATTTCTATGTATGGAATATTTGTTATAGAATGTAAAAATTTTAGTGGATATATTTACGGAAATGATAAAGATAAAGTATGGACTCAAATTGTAGGGAAAACTAAAAGTACATTCTATAATCCGGTAAGACAAAATTATGCTCATATTAAAGCAATAGAAAATATAATAGGAAATAAATATAATATATATTCAATAATTGTTTTTTCAGACAAAGCTACACTAAAAAATGTAATGATAAGTGGAAATAATATTAGAGCTATAAATGAAAGCGAAATATTAAGTACAATAAGTAGATACAAAGATATGACTATTGATAAAGAAGAAATAAAAATTATCAGAGATAAAATTTTTGATTGTATGAAAACCACTAATCAAAATACTAGAGAGCATGTTAGAAATTTAAAAAATATTACTGAAGAGGATAAATGTCCTAGATGTCAAATTGGACATTTGATTAAAAGAAAAGGTCAGTATGGTGAATTTTGGGGATGTAGTCAATATCCAAAATGTAAATATACTAGAAAATAAAAAACAACCTCTTAAATTCGATTTTAAGGCTTTGTAAAAATTAATACTTATAATTAATCCTATTCAGAAATTTGATTGCTTAAAACGCAAAATATAAAAAAATAATAAATTACTAGTATAAGACATAGAATTGTGTATTCTATGTCTTATTTCTTTACAACTAAGTAATTTCAATAATTATATAAATAAAAGAATTAAAAAAGTCAGTTGAAAGTCAGCTAAAATGACTATTCTTTGCCTCCTCTGTATGGTATAATAAGTATATGAATTTTCATAGGAGGGATAACCATGAACGCTTTTATAAGAAAAAGAAATAAAAATTATGTAGTGTACTTAGAATTTAGAGATGATGAATCAGGAAAAAGAAAACAAAAGAATATGGGAGCTTTTGATAAAAAGAGAGATGCTAATAAAAGATTGGCTGAAGTTAAGGACAGTATATATAAAGATAGTTTTCTTGTTCCAAATGAAATCACTCTAGCTGGATTTATATTAGACTTTCTTGAAAAATATAAAGATAATATTTCGGCATCTACATATAAAAGTTACATTGCTATTTGTAAAAATCATATTAATCCTTCTATTGGAAAATATCGTCTTCAAGAGTTGAGAAATATTCATATACAGAATTATGTAGATGATTTAGCTGGTAACTTAAACCCTCAAACTATTAAAGTACATATAAATGTATTGAGACTTGCAATAAAGAGAGCGTATAGAATTAAGTTAATAAAAGAAAATATTATAGATGGTATAGAAAGTCCAAGAATTAAAAAATTTAAAAATGAAATTTATGATAAAGAACAAATGTTAAAATTATTAAAGTTAGCTAAAGGAACTAATATGGAGCTTCCTATTAGTTTAGCTATAGGTCTAGGATTAAGACTTTCAGAAGTTTTGGGATTAACTTGGGATAATATTGATTTTGATGAAAATACAATAACAGTAAATAAGATAACTAGTAGATTAGATGGTTCTGTTATACTTAAAGAGCCAAAGACAGAAAGCTCTGTTAGAAAAATATTTGCACCAATAGAGCTTATGAATTTACTAAAAAATTATAGGCTGGAGCAGAATAAGAAGTTATTGAGAAGTATTGTTAGAAATGAATATAACTTACTATTTTTTGATAGAAAAGGGAATCCAATTGCTGAAGATGTAATGAGTAAGAAATTTAGAAAATTCTTAGAGAACAATGATTTACCTCATATTAGATTTCATGACTTAAGACATTCACATGTTACTTTACTTATAAATTCTAAAGTACCTATAAAGGTTATATCTGAAAGGGTGGGACATTCAAATATTAATACTACTCTTAATGTATATTCTCATGTACTTAAAGAAATGGATAAAGAAGCTTCAGATAGAATATCTGAAAATTTATTCAAAGCTAATTAATGGTATAATATATAATAGGTTATCAAAGGAGGTGGCTATATTCTATGGGAACAAGTAAGATTTCAAATATACACAAGGAAAATTTATCTATTGCTGAGATTCAAAAATTATGTGCGATTGCGGGAAATATTGAAGCAAATATTCAATCAAATGACAAAACACCATCTTGGGACGGAGAACTATTTTTATATGAAAAAAATAAAATTGAGAAGGAAAATTGTTTAGATAATAAAAAAGAAAATTTATTAAGAAAAATAAATATACAACTTAAAGCAAAGGAGGTAAAAAAGTTAAGTGGCAAAAAAAGAACTTTTTCAATGGATGTTAGTGATTTAAGAAACTACTACAATAATGAAGGTGTTATTTTATTTGTTGTTGAAATTAAAAGTGTTAACAAAATAAAAGTTTATTATAGAAATTTACTTCCAGTTGATTTGATAAATATATTAAATGAAATAGATAGAACGAAGAAAAATCAATTGACCAAGTCTGTAGAGCTATATGAACTAAGACCTGAAAATAATCATTTTGAAAGAATAGTTAATTCGTTTTATCGTAATATAAATAAACAAACAAAAAATTTAGTAGATAAACAAATAGAACTAAGTGAAAGAGACAAAGAGATTTCAATAGATATTGCAGAAATAGATAATAGATATGATTTATTTAATAGAAGTGTGTATGCTTACAAACCACTTAAACATGAAGATTTAGATACAATTGATTTACCTTGTGTGAATAAATTGTATCTTAAAGAATTAAATACAAAAACTATTGTAGATATTTTTATAAAAAATAATATTTATAAAAATAATGAATATATATCAACAGTAAATAAAACCAATCACAAAATAACTATCAATAATTTTATTGTTATTTATATTTACCGTATATTAGATGAGAAATTAATCAATAAGTCTATTGATATAAATTTTACGATAAAAGAACCAAGTGGAACTGTTGATAGTCATTTAAATAATTTAAAGATGTTATTAGATATATTTAAACATAAAAAAGTACTTATAAAAGAATTTTCAACAAAAGATAAACTTATTGATTTAGATTTAAAAACTATGCCATGCGAAGAAAATGATTTAATAGAAAATATATTATTTTTTGAAGATTTTAAGAATCTATTAGAGATGCTTGAAATAAAACAAGAAAATTTCTTATTAGATAATATGTCTCAGGAAGATTATGGGAAGATAAATACACTTATAAGTATATTTATTAATAATAAAACAATTAAAAAAAAGAATATGAGTAAACATTCAGGATTTGCATATATGAAAATTAATGAAAAGAAAATAATCTTATATAAGATAGAAACAGATAATAGTTGGAATCTTATTAATATTTTTGATAAAAAAAATAACCTTACTATTACTCAAAGAGAAGGAGACATGCAATGCAGTCCATATATACTTTTAAATTATAATGATATGGATAGTATTAATTTCTATGTAAGTAAAGCAACTATAAATATTAAAAAATATAAAAAAACACCAGAGTATACAGATAGAGTCATGTCATATATTTTAGAATTAATTAAATACTATGATAAAATACTTATTAAAGAATATTTAATTGAGGCACTAGAGTTATTAGAATGGATAGAAAATGAAGTTGATGTAGATATAAACAAAATTAATAAATATCAAATAATAAAAAGGATTAGAAATTTTAGCATTGATGAAATACTTGATTTAGATAATATTAAAAGAAAAAACTCAAAAGACATAATGATTCAATGTGCGATAAATATATTAATTGAAAAGTATGAAGAAGCTAAAAATAATATGAATAATATGAGTAAAGAATTATTGAATAAATTTAAATTATATCCAATATATAATTTGTATGATAAAAAAACAAAGGTACAAATATAAAGGTAAATTTTTATAAAGCCTTAGAATGGCGTTTAAAGCGTCAGATTTTAGAAAATATTAAAATTTTATATTTCCAATATTTATGATATAATAAACATAGCAAGGAATAAATATTTGAAAAAGCTGTGAGTGGTGTTTCCATAGAAATTTCCTCACTTTCTTATGAAAGGAGGTGAAAAACTATGGAAAATCTAATGATGAGTATTATAGCTGGTGTTATAGCTAGTTATATCTACGATAAATTAAAAAGCCACTCAAACGCGACTAAGAGTGGCTGGGAACTTAATATTAAGTTCCAAAGAAAATCCAAATAAACTAATTTAGTTTGGAAACATCACTCAAAGTTAAGTAAAATATGTTTCCTTGCTTTTATTATACCACAAATTAAGAATATTAAAACAAAATTTCATGTAAATAACATTTAATCTGTAATTTTTCTATTTTCAAAAAAACTAACTAAAAGTTGAAATATAACAAATCCAACTGTTGAACCTAAAGCATTTATAGGTACTGATGTTATATTAGTAAAGTTATTTAAAGCTGATATCCCTAGCATTACTATAGAAACTATAGCCAAATAAGAGATAACTAAAAAAATTGGTATTGATATACTTATATTAATCTCTAATTCAGGCAATTTCATAATATCATTCCTTTCAACATTCTTATATTTAATCTTATTATACCATTAAATATAAGAAATCATAATGTACAAAATAACTTATTTTTAATTACATACTATGAAAGAGAGTACTTTTAATAAGTTCTATGTTTTATATATACTATTCCTTAAATGGGAATTTAAGGAATAATTTTCAAAATAAAATAAACACTCCTTTGATTTATATTACATTAAACTATAATAAATGTTAATAAAAGGAATGTTTATTTTATTAAATTATTTCTATAAATTTAGAATAGGTCTCGTCTACTAATGTTTGGTACATAGCTTGAAATATATTAATAAATAATTCAGCATTAAAACTTTTAGAGTCTGCTATATAAGAAATCTGTACTCCTATTTCATTTTCTCTATTAATAAAATATTTAAAACCTTTGTATTCTAAATTTAAATTATTTATTAAATCTAAAACATTTTCTTTCTTAGATACATTTTCTAAAGTAGCAAAATATATTGATGCAGTTGAATACACCGTTTCATTAATGATTAAAAATACAATTCCTTTACTTTTTTCTAAATTATGTACTGCTTTAAATGCTATAGTCCTACTACTTTTAAGTTCATCAATTTTAAATGAATCTATAAGATTAAAGTCCTTTAAAGTTTCAATTATCAAATCTTTTTTAGTTTGTAATTCGTTCATTTTTTATTCCTCCTATAAGAATACATTGTACTAATTATATCATTACAAAAACTTCTTGTATATAATAAAAGTTCACTTCTTTATTTATTCTTATAACAATCCTCTAAAGAACTAATTAAGCTTTCTATAGAATTAGAATGTACTTCTTCTAAAAATCTCTTTGTTTCAAATATTTTATATTCTTCTTTTGTAATAAGTATTGTATAATGTGTAATTCTTTTTATCCTCTCAGAATCTAAAAAACGTTTAATAGTGAGTCTTGAAAGAAGAGTTAGTGTAGTTGTCGCCTTCCAGTTATATTCTAATTCCATAGCTTCCATAACTTCTTTTGATGTTACTATATCATTCTTATTCCATATGAATTTCATAACTTTTAATTCAGCTTGTGGTATTTTTTGCATGGATATGTACATTCCTTTCTGCAATTAAAATATCAACATATATAGACATTAAAATAATAAAATATATGTTATAAGTATATATTAACATAAAGTAAAAGAAGATGTCTTAAGATTGAGACATCTTCTTTATTAAATTTTTATTCTTCAAATTTTCGATATTCAATTATTTCTTTTATCAATCTAATTATCGCTTTTTGTTCTTTTACTGTTAAACTATCAATTAACTCATAAGCTTCAGACGAAAGAGTTTCAACATCATTTTCATTCTGTATAATATTTTCAAATAAAACTTCTAAAGGTATCTCTAATGCATTTGCAATTTTAAAAATTGAACGAAGTGATGCTTTACTTTCACCTCTTTCAATTTGACCAATATAAGCAGGAAATAAACCAGCCTTTTTTGCTAATGTATTTTGATTATACCCTGCTTTTCTTCTATAATTTCTTATTCTTTTACCAATTACATTATATATTTCATCTTCTTCTAACATTTTTATCATTCCTTATTAGATTATATTAGTTTATTTATCTTAATGATATGTTATACATGTCAAAAATATACTTATATAACATATAATATTATTAAATATATGTTATATAAGCATGTATATATTTAATAAGAAGCTATTGTAGACAAAAAAATAAAGCCCTTTAAAGAAAACTCATTTAAGAGTAATCCTTAAAGGGCTTATTATTTATCTATCTCTTTTTCTTACCTTTTTTACGACCTTTACATGCCATTATATCACTTCCTTTCAATTTACATAAACTTATCATATTCCTCAGCTAATTTATTTTTATTTTCTATTGTGTAGTGATTTATAGTTACATCAACCCCACTGTGGCCAAGCAATTTTGAAACTGTAGTTATTGGAACTCCTCTGTCTTTTAAAAGATTAGACATACTATGTCTAAGGTCATGATTATATCCACCTTCTATACCAATTAACCTGAAAGCTTTTTTAACCCATGAACTTAAGACATTTGAATTGACTTGATTGTATTTGCCTCCATATCTTGTAAAGAATATATACGGATAATCTATATTATTTTGAGATAGATAATCCTTCCATTCTATTAATAGATGCTGGACTTCTTCTGAAAATCTAAAATCTCTTGAAACTCCACCTTTGGCTGTAATACCATGAATCCATCTATTATCTAAATCTATATTGTCCCATCTAAATTGACTTATCTCATTACTTCTAGCCATTGTAGCCAATCCTAAATTTATATAAACTTCTAACTGTAAATTGTCTTGCTCTGAAAGCTTTTCTTTTAATTTGCTTAACTGTTCTTCAGTTAAAAAAGTTCTTTTCTGAACTTCTTCGCCTGTTCCTGGTCTTTCTATCATTTCACACCAGTTGTCAGTAATTTTCCTCTTCTTCTTTAAAAATGATAGCAATGATGAAATTGAACTTATTCTACGTCTAATTCTTTTTTCATTATTTCCCTGTTCCATACAATAACCTATATAAGCTTCTATTTCTTCTTCATTTATATCAGTTAGTAATGCATCAAAACATTCTATATTTAAAAACTTAAAAAATTGCATTATATCACATTCATAATTATATATTGTTTTTTCACTTTTCCCAGCTATTTGTTTTGCTCTTTTGTATTGCTTCCATAATTTAATATTCTCTGGATTTGGTTCTCCATTTATGCTTATTCTTTTACTGCGTTGTTTTGCCAAATACTTCACTTCCTTATAAAAAAGACTAGAGAAATTAATCTCTAGTCTCTAATTTATCTTTAATTTTTGTTATGTCTGTTTCAACTCTTTCAAGTCTACTGTTATTAGTATTTAATGCTTCAGCAAATTTATCTAATTTATCATCAAACTTATCTATTGTATTACCGAATAAAGTTCTCTGCTCTTTAATTTCTCTTGAAAAATAAGCTCTTTCCTTTTTTCTATCATCTTGTTCTAGTTGTCTATTTTTCTCTAAATATTTTCCAAGCCATAACATCAGTACCATTAAAAGTATAGCTGTATATCCATATTGACTTAGTAATTCAACCATTTCTTTTGATAACATCTACTTATCCTTTCTGTTTTGCACTTGTATTTGATTTATTCCTATAGATGCACCCCAACATAAAATACCTTCAAAGACAGCTTCTATTGACAGCTCTTTCATAAACAAACAACTACTTATCATTGCTATAACTAACAATATAAAAGGTATGTATTTATTTTTAATATTAGATTCTTTTATAAATGTTCCTAATATGTAAAGCCCACCTATTAACATTATTAAATTTTCAGGTATAAATTGCATTATATCCATGTGATTTCCTCCTATCCAAGAATCTCATTTAATTCTTTTACTTTAGTTTTTATTTGCTCTAATTTTACATCATTGTTTTCTACCTTCATTGAATTTATCTTATTACATATATTTATTATGTTTTGGCCATAATTCATATCTGGACACCATTTACCTGATAAGCTTTCAACTGTTTTAGCCTCTCCATGTAGATATGAAAAATGTCTAGGGTCTAATGTAGTTCCATTGACTTTATATTCAACTTTACCAACTAATTCACTATATTTTGGATATCCCTTAGCTCCAGCATATAATGCTAGATGGTCAATAAATGCTGATACTCCATCCTCCCAACAATTAAATCTTGTATGAGCTGTTGGGTCTAAATCTCCTCCACCTTTATTTCCTTTAAGACCACACACATTGCAATAAGAAGGATTTAAAACTCTACCAAAATTAAAATATCCAGTTTCTACAAATGCTTGAGCAATTGCAATAACTGGATTTACACCTTTTTTCTCTGCTTCTTTATATATAATTGGTACTATAGCTCTGCATAAAAAATGTGGTGGATTAGAGTTATTTTTTAATGTGTCTAAATACGAAAAGACTTGTTCTAGTGTAGCTGTTGATTTATCTAATATATTCAATTCATTACCTCCTACTTGCCTATAAAATCTAACACTTTATGAAGTGTAGCCCATCTATCATCACCTTGTAACTTAGTGAATCTCTCGCTAGTTTTAATTTTACTGGATGCTCCACCAATCACATATAGGTTTTCACAATGTCCAGGAACATAATTTTCCAAATCACACACAGAGACTTCATTAGTCTTATAATTCATGGCCATTAATTGGGCTATAACTTTATCTACCTCACCCTCATAAACTATTGCATATTTCACTTTGTTATCTTGTGGTTTACCAGCTACAGACTTATTAAATATTCCTTCATAAATATCTATGGCCATATCTTTAGCATTATATTTTTTAGTATCAGATGTGTCTACAAAACAGCACTCAACTAAAATTGACTTTGCCTTCGTTCTTCTTAAAAATGCTAGAGTTTTCTTTTCTTTAACTCCACGATTTTTAAAATCTTTATCACCTTTTGCATGATAAGTTTCAGTTATTTTTTTACATATTCTTGATGCTATTTCAACAGTTTCTTTGTCATTTAAATTATAAACTAAAACTTCTACTCCTCGACCACCACCACTGTTAAAATGGATACTTACATTTAAATCTGTGTTATATGAATTACATTTATCTATAATCTTATTCAATATATCACTCTGAGAAGTTCCATTGTTACATGTACAATCATAAACTTTACATTCCTTTTGAGATAAAGGTATTAACTCTTTTAGTACATTTCTTGCTTCTGTAGATTCTTTTATATTTCCTACTGCTCCAGAACCTACTTTACCATCTGGGTTGTGTCCTGCATGAACTGTCAGTGTTTTTATATTCAAAATTACCACTCCTTTAAAACAATTAATATAAAAAGAGTCTATAAAATAAGGCTCTTATTTACTCAATTTCTAATTAAAATTATGATTTTAATCTGTTTTGTACATTAAAAAAGACTATACTATGTAGTCCTCTCCTGTTATTTCTTTATATTCACTTGCTGTTATCTTATTCTTTTCTACTGCTGTTTTAACTTGCTCTTTAGTCCAATTACCATTATTATAGAAATCTGTTATTATCTTATACCAATTCATACTATATCACCCCATTACTCATTAATTGAAATGTTAAATCTGCTATTGTTTGTTCTGTAGAATTTACTTTATCTTCTATGCTACTTTTAATATCTGTATATCTATAGAAAACCTCTTTAGTATCTATATTTATAAATAACTTTGCTTCTTTATTTTCTACATATTGTTGTACTGGCAATTTCTCAATTAAAATTCCATTTTTTAACTCTTCTTCTGATAGTAAAGTTGGTTTATAGTGTATCATCCCAATATATTTTATATTTTGTTCATCTGTCTCCATAAAATTTCCTAAATAAATCATAATTCCTCTCCTTTTTCATCTGAATAAACCTTTTTTGATAATATATTTCTGTGAATGCCACCACCAATAAAAAAAATTATATTGTTTATTATAAACATACCTTTTTGAGGATTTGTGTTAATGAGCGTTCGGTAGCTATTAACTTCTTTAAGAGTATTTAAATTTATTTTTATAAATGGGCTACTAGAAAGTGAATTAAATGTATATATATATCCATTATATATTTCAAAATTTTCATATCTATCTGACCCACCATAAGTAATCAAATTTAGATTTGCATCATATTTTGCTAATCCACTTTTTTTACCACTCTCAACTTCTATGCTTCTGCCACTATCAGATACAAAAACAAAATCATTTAAAAACTTAATGTTTTTTTCATATAAATATCCTCCAATTCTAAAATCCTTAGCAATAGTAAAATCAAAATTTATTTTAGTTAGGTAACAATCTGTATAACCACTTGAATTAGCGTGTTCTGTTGTAGCATAAATAGCATTCTTATTGCAAACAAACTTACCTCTTTCAAAATCGTAAATACTATTGATTGACATATCTTTAGTTAACATTTTATACATATCCGATATTCTTATTTTGTGAAGTATTGAAGAAGTCTCATCTCCATATATTCCATAAATAAATTCCCCATAAGTACATAGCTTATAATAAGAACCTTCTATTGACTGCACTTCAATTCCTGTTGTCTTATTTATTTTATATAATTTAGTATTATCAGATATAAACAAATAATCTTGAGTAATGCAAATACATGAGAAATTATCATTAGACAAAGTAATATCAAAAGTTACAGATTCATCAATTGCATTAATTTTAATTAAATGTGTACCTTTAATTACATAAAAGAAAGGTTCTTCATATTCTAATGCTTTTAAATCTCCACTATATTTTTCAATATATTTTATAGCACCATTCATAACTAAATATGATGAACTATTTGAAAGTATTGTTTCTCTTAAATCTAATCTTCCTTCCTTGTTGTTTACTTTATTCTTTATTTCCTCCCAAGTGTTATTTGTAGTAACCTCTGCACCCTTGGAGTTCAATGCTGTTACTACATTATTTTTAGCATTAACTCCACTTTGAAAAACCTCTTTTAATGCTCCCTCAACATTATCACTTGTAAAGTTATTCTCTGTATCTTCTATAGTTACATTTTTTGCTTCTAGTACAAGATTTCTAACTTTATTAACTAACTCTTTAAAAGTCATTTAATCACCTTCTTTCAATAAAAAAAAGAACCCTCTATATAGTTGTTTCTGCTCCTTCTACTACTCCGCTTTCTTTAATTATATAATCCTCTACTGCCTTTCTATACTCTATGTTAGTCACGTCATCTAATTCAAATTCTCGATTTTTCAAAGGATTTAACCCTTTATTTAATATTCTCTCTGCTAATATTCTTACTACAACATTATTTATACTCATTATAATAATCCTCCTACTTTCTCATTTTCATTTAATAAAATTTGATTTTCTAACTCTTGTATTCTCTTTTCTTCTTCTGTAACGAATATTGGTATTTCTTCCAAAATTGGTTCTTTTGTTTCTATATTTATGCCTGTAATTCTATTTTTGGTATAGTCTATACTTCCATATGGAACATCAATGCAATGTAATTCTGTTATTTCATCATGTTCCAAGACATCCCCTGTCGCCTCTCCTGTTTGGAGTAATATTTTACCAGTTTGGTCATAAATTATTCTATTTGCTCTATTCATTTTATCACCTCATTTATATAAATTTTATAGCATACCAAGAAAACCCATAAATAGGAAGAGAAGCTCTACTTGCAGGTACATTAATTCCATTACTATTAATATAAGCATCTTGCTCATTGTTTATATAAAATCCTGCATGACAATTAAAATCTTGGTCATCCATTTTACCTCTAGTAAGTTGTAAGTTTGCTATAAAATCTCTTTTATTTGTAGACCAAGGTATATTGCAAGTAGCAATAATAATATTTTTTTGAATTGAACTACCAGCACTAACAGTTTCATTTTCAGCGATAAAAATATTAGGAATAAATCCTAAATTATTAATATTAATCCAATGATATGGTTCTCTAATATATGTTTGTCCATATAACCCACCATATAGATTAACACGCTTAGAACTTTGAATAACAGTGGTAGTGCCACTTGCGACTTTATATTTAGAGTTTAATTGCGATATAGTATTATTAGCTTGTGTTAACTGATTCATCAAATCCTGCAAACTTGCATCTCCACTGTCAAAAGAAGTTTTAATTTTCTCTGATAACTCCACTAATGTATTATTTAAACTTGCCTCTATATTCTTTAATGCTAAAGTATTTATAATGCTTGTTTTCCCAACTTTAAATCCTGCATTAACCTCAACTAATTTTGTTGATATATCATTTAAATTTACATTTTCGGGCAGTGGCATTATATTCTTACTTATACTTAAAACTTTTTCAGCAGTTGCATTATTGCTGTCTGTAACAACTATTTTAAGCGTGTGCAGTGCATTATCTTCTAATGTATAGTTAATTGTTTTCTCTGTTGTTAAATCTGTTGTTATAGTTTCTTTTAGTACATCATCTATAAATACTTCTATCTTAGTTAATAGTGTAGGGTCTGTGTGGTCAGCTTTAAATGTTGCTTGTGTGGAGTTATAAGAGGATACGGTTAAAAAAGGTAATGCTTGTAGTAATGTTATTAGGGCATAACCATAAGCACCAGCAGTATTTCCACCAGATTCCATAACAACATTATCAAAATAATATTCAGATGTTGGTGTGTAGCCAGTAGGCTTATAACTATCTTTAGTTAATACGTAGCCACTTCCACCTCCACCTGCTCCCGCACCATTCATTCCTGCACCACCAAACCAGCCACCTCCACCGCCTTCGCCAGTTGAATCTTTAGCAGAACACCCTTTTCCAAAACTTCCGTTTTCTGTGCTTACACGACCAATACCACCTTGATATTGAGTACCGCCGGGACGATGTCTGTCGTTAGCACTATACCCAGTACCTCCTTCTAATCCTCCTCCTGCACCACCAGTATAAGGAGAATATGAACCACCGCCACCACCTGCGACAATTATACGAGATAGCAAACCTTGCTCATTATCCCAAGCACCACCAACGAGCCTTATATCAGTAGCACCACCACCGTACATAGAATAATAAGTACCCATAACCTGTTGATTTAAATAACCTTTACCACCGCCATTAAAACCACTTTTAGTGTTATTACTCGTAGATGAAGAAGCAAAACCACTTTCGCCGACGTAAACATATAATGTAGTTTGTTTTTTTAATGTAATTTCACCTTTAGAATATCCGCCTTTAGCATCAGTATGCCAAGAAGAATTGTTGATACCTCCAGAAGAACCCCAGCATTCAAATTTATATTTGCCAGGTTTCAATATAACACTTTGTGGCGAACCATTGTACCCAAAGTTCCATTCTGTCTGCATTTTCTCACTCTCCTTTAACAATAAGTTATCAATTCATTTACACTTGTTGCAATGTTAGATAACCCACCACTTAATTTTTCTTCTATATTAACCAATCTATCCTCTATTTTCTTAGACGAATAAGTAGTCATTTCAGACACTCTGTTATCATCTACAGTTGCATTTATAAAATGAGTTTCTGCATTTCCATTTATCACATAAACGTTTAATTCTGACCTTGTTTCACTTCTAATTTCTATAGTATTATCATCTATAATTTTAAAGTTTGTAACTACATTTTCTTTTGTAGTAGCATCTATAATATTTACAACTATTCTCTGTGTTAACAAACTATGTGTTACAGTTGCTTTGAATCCATTTTCTGCATCCTCAACCCAATCGTCAATTGTTATTGTTTGAGTAGATGCCACATTAGAACCACCTGCGATTAATTGGTCAATTTTAATATTTTGTTTCTCATTTTCTGTGTCAATTCTAGTGTTTAACTCTGTTTTAGCAGTTTCTAAATTATTTGTTAATTCTGTTTTAGTTGTATCTATTTTAGTATTAACAGTACCTATTTTAGTTTCTAAGTCTTGTATATCTTTGAGTGTTGCAAAGATTATTGTTGGGTCAATTTTAAGTTCTATATTATTTACATTAGATACAATAAGCACAGTTTTAACCTTCATGTCTACCACTGCACCTTGTTCTATAGAAGGTT